AACTGGCTTATTAATGTCGAAATAGGATTGTCTGGTAAATTCCTTATTGCTTGTAATTCTCGAATTAAATGACCAGGTCCTGTTAGTGCCATTAGAACTTGTCCTAATGCTTCTGCGTCTACACTAAACTTCAGTACAGCTTCATTATTTTTGTCTTCATCAGCCATGTTCATATCCTTTATGTAATAAATAAAAAAAGGAATATATCCCTAACCAAACTTAACGTCTGGTTAGGGATATTTATTGTCTTTAATGCTTATTATTTTTAGGAATTTGCAAGTGCTTTTGCAGCAGCAGCAGCAGCAATTTCTTTTACCTTCTTGAACTCGCCTTTGTTCTTCAACCCCTTTGATTCCCACTTGGCAGTCAGCAGGCCATAAGCGGTTGTCTTTGGACTATCCTTTACACCTGGTTGTGCTTGGACTTCAGCACTACGTACGAAATGAAAGCCGAGCGTATCTTTGCCGGTCAGAGGAATTTCAATCTTCGCGTCATCAATTGTCTTCTGTTTCTTCAAGACAGGAATAACCGACTCAGTGAATGCCAGCCCAGCAGCCGCAAGGAACATGGAGTTATGAGCGTTAATCTCTTGGATCGAATTAATTGTAATTGTTTCTGGCAATGTCCTTGCATAGATATCAGCTGCGATAGCAGTCGTACCTGTCTTTGCATCGACAGTAATTGCTTCTTTGATCAATTTGGCTAGATCGATTGTTTCTTGCTTTAATTCTGGCTTCTTATTTTCCGACATGATAGTATTTCCTTTTAATTAACTAAAGTATATTATTAAAACTACGTTAAACGTCGTTAGATCGACGTGTCTGATGTAATGCAAACGTATACGTATTGACGCTCGCAATATCACTATTGTTATATGCTAACAATAGCCGATGAGACTCAGACAAATCCATCTATTTATTTCTTAAAGATATTTCCGAAATTGCTATTCTGTTTATTAATAGCATCGTTGCTCGGCTCTCGTTTATCAGACAATGGCGAATTCTTCAAATTATCAATAACCGATAATTGTTGTTTTGTTTTAGCCGTATGTCGCTCGCTTTTTAATAAACCACTGTTCTTTAGTTTATCTTCGAGTTCTTCTTTTGTCAGAGGTTTAGGAGGAAGTTCAGTTCTACCGAGCGCTGGAACAGATACCAAAGTAACGCTAACCGTTGTTGCTGACTCATCAGCTAATGCTTTTAAGTATAAATCACCACCAGTTAGGATATGATATTTTTTATCATGTCGAACAACACGTAAAATGTCCGCGTAAACATGACTGGCCATGTTTTCTGGTTCTATGACTGTATCAAGAACAAGATCGTTAATATCTACTTCAATTTCTTTTGCGAACTTACTCACGATTTTTATTTGATCGTAAACGTACCGAACATCACAAAGAGAAATTACCGCACTACTCGTATCTATTGTTTTATTAACTGGTTTTTTATTTTTTGTTTTAGAACGTTTGCGTGAAGCTCCCTGCACATCCGGAGTATTTTGCTGTTGCGCAACTACATTATCCATGACGACCTCTTTGTGTAAATATAAAAATTATTTTCTATTGAAGTTACTACCAGAATTAAATTCACGTGGTGTTCTTCTATCTTCAAATCTTGGTCGATTTGAAAATGCTGGAGGATAAGTTGGCGCTATGACTGCTACGGGCACTGGTTGTTCTGGATTAATGCGAACGCTCTTTAAAGCTGGGGTGGAAATAAGACGTCCTTTAATCATTGCTTTGCCTGACTTAATCGCCTCAGTAACATAATTCTGACCAATGATAACAGTGTACTTACCATGTTGTTTAAAATAGAGCGGGCCAGTGAAGTCAATAGGTTCATTTGAATTCTCTATTGTAACTACGTGATCTGGGTTAATTTCTTTTGTTTCAGAAAATGGATTAATATCAGCAACACCAACTGCAATCGTAGACCCTGCTTTTCCAAGCAGAATTAAACGGTCAAGCTGATAACGGTTCTTGTTAAAAACAAGTACGGCTTCTTTGTTGCTCATAGTTTTGAAATCCTTTTAAAGTAAGTTACACATAGAAGAGATGCATACCGGTTATTTTTAACCAGTATTTGTTTACTACAGAGTAATTCTGTTCTTATTTATTACACTGCTCACCTTAGTGATATATGTGTTTATTTTTTTAGAATGCGGCATAGAGGCTGAGTATTACCCCAGCCTCTGCTTTTTACCATTCCGTGTAAGCAGCTTTTTTAGTAGTATCGAAACTATCTAAGGCAGACCACCCTAAACTAGCATATAACTCATCCGCACTCAAATGAGTAGACTCACGAGAAAAACCAGGAAGTGATTGTTCTTTAAAACTGCGCTCTATAACGCCACGAGAAAAACTCATATCAAGAAGATTCTCAAGGGCAGGAGATTTCCATTTCTCAGCCACACTAATGCCTGGTTCGTTTACATGATCGAATGTTACAATGTTTCGAAGTGCTCGTTTATAAACACCATTTTGACGGAAGTCATCAGTGAATGCTCGAATAGAAAAACATATGTTCTCATTTGGGTTAGCTAGTTCTTTTTCAAGGACATACCCTAATTCACCAGAAGGACATACTTCGCTAATAATAGCAATGACCGGTTTACCATTAGCATCTTTAATGTTGTTGTAATCAAGCGTAATCGATGCGTGATGACAGCAAATTCTATTCTCGACAATTGTCATGACACGATTCGCAAACGACTCTACAGACTGATTAGGGTCCATCCTAGGGTGTCCGTTTTCGCCTCGCAGTGACCCGCGCGCTACACGTCGTTGAAACTGACTAGAACTTTCAAATAAATCTTTGGCTTGTTCGTAGACATATAGTTGCCCAGCCGAGTTGAATACATTTAAAGCACCAACTACCATCGGATAATAACCTTTGGCATTCTTTTTAAGCTCGCCTACTTTATTTACTCCAACTAGTGAAGTACATGCAAATGTAACAGAATTTAAAGCCATGGTATTTTCCTTAAACTATATATTTACTTCCATCACCTTCGAATAATGGATTCGATTCTTTCCACTCTTTCGGTCGGGTTCACAAGAGAAGAAACCAACCCTTCATCAAAATAACTACCAAGTAATTTATTGGTAGTGTTAGTAGCCGCATATTGAACACTGCGTAAGCCAATAAACGCAGGAGGATTAGTTTCTAATTCATCAAGAGTTTGAACAGAATGACGATAATACTCATGACGATTTTCAGAGTTACGAGAAATCATTGAAGCAATTAATTCCATCACCTCGTGTGTTTCCCCGATACCAGCGCCAGCATGTTTCTTTGCAGTATCTAATAGCAACCCAAGTTCTCGATAGCCAACATACCACGGCACATGGCCTTTAGATGCAATTTCATCAAATATTTTGTAAACTAATATATCTGTTTTAACGAGATCGATTGAAGAAAATACAGTACTACCTGGCTCAAAATAAAACTCGTAACATTCATCTTCATTAAACGTTACCTTCATTGTAGAAGTAGGTTCTATGCGAATCATTGCGTTAACAAGAGACACACCGTAATACTTGTCTTCGCAAGTAATCGCATAGATACCAACAATGTGTGTTTCAATGCCAATTGTGGCTAAGCCTCTTTCAGCAAATCGACTAGGTATATAAATCTTTACAGCACGTTTAGCGCGCACAGACCTATCTTCTAAAACTTCTAAACAAGCATGTACCTTATCTGCATCACGAATAAGTTCTTTGGGATTCATATACCTACCTTAAGTTATTTGAGTACTGTAACACGAAACTGTGTGCTGACCCAATACGCTATATATTCTAACACACTAACAGCAGCAGCTTCACGCACGTCAATTGTTGGATTTTCTTTCTTAATTCGTTCAATACCAGAAAGAATACGTTCCGCATCTGTGTGAAAGAAACGTGCATTACAAACGAGTCTTAAACACAAATCCCACAGGTCATCTAATTCGCTTTCACGAGCAGCCTCTAACATTTTAGAAAAACGTCTTACAATGTTATCTCTGCTATCTGGCAAAGGTTCTTTTACTTCATCCAGGTCACGTAGTTGACGATCAAACTCTTTTGTAAGAATGTGCTTCGTTCTAGTGAAACGACGATTGCTTTCTGTTACAGAAGTAATAGACGAATGGCGCGCCCATAACGTTTTCAGTTCGATAGCTTTATCATTGATTGAAGAAACAGTACAAACTGGAACCCCGGTTAACGTGTTGCCAAACAAGATTTCGTTTTCACCACCGTCCTGAATCCATTTACTATATACGTCGCTATTGACAATTGTTTTAGTTCCTTGTACAGATTTAACAAGAATTTTATTCTTTGAAGAACTATCATGATCGTCAATAGCACGACATAACCGAGAACCGGCTTGATTGCGATATTCGACAATCAAATTATTAAATGCATTTAGGCCCATTGTTGTTTCTGGCAAAGGCTTATCAGCTAATGCGTTAGCTAATAGATAGATAGCTAATGCATTATCAACGCCTTCAGCAGGACACTCTGTAAATGTGTTAAAACGAAGTTGTTGTTTCTCACTTAACTCCGCTTGTTTAATTTGGAACACATGAGTCCAAATACGAATGAAGAAACTATCTCCTTTTACAGATGCCCATTCATCAATCGCGTCATTAAGATTCTTAGTTCCTGTCTTCATCAGCTTCAACATTTCTTCCACTGTAATGAGCGGTAACTTCATTGCTAGCGGTGGTGTGTTGAATGGTTCTTCTTCAAAACGACGTACTGATTTTTCTAGTGCACTGTTTAACAACGGAGCAGGAGGAGAGTAAGTGATTACCTCCATACCCAATAAAGAAGATGGCGTAGTCAGACTTAACTCACGATGAACTCGTGATACCAGATCAGCAACAGCCGGAGCAACTACCGTTTTTGCAAACAAGATATATCGCTTAACAGCTTCTGTAACTAACAGTGTTGTATTGTCCAATACTTCGTCATGAGCAGATGTTCCAAATGCTTCATTCTTAGCATTGGCCATGTATGTAATCATCTTAACATTAGGACTGCCCACACCTTCTACTTTTACGCCAGGTACACCAGACGTTTTTTCTGTACTAGAAAAAGCAATACGCGCATCAGAACGAGTCGCTTTCACTAGCGTGTCCAGTGGTGTGCCTTCAATTGGAGTAAGAACTATGTTGTGTTCATCCAAAATCTGAGTGAGAGTTAACGCACTATCAAGAGCTTCTACGTTCAACATATTAAATTTCTCCCAAATAAGGCGTTACTTTTCGTTGAAAACAAGTTTGTGCTAGGTTGTAAATAATAGAACGGGATAACGGAGATCCGTTTAAAGTGTCCGCTACTTCGTTACCCAATACACCCTGCGCCACGCTAGCTACTAACTCATTAGCGTTAGCTAGTGTTACTAAAGTTCTTTCTGAATCTTGATTATTTAAACCCATGATGTTTTCCTATGAAAATAACTATTACGTCGCATTTAATTTTGACCTTTGTATATCTTACACGCCTTAGCGCTAATGACGTTAAGTAAAGTGCATGTTGTTCCAATAATATCTGGACTACACACAATACGATTTTGTATACTGAGAGCACCGAATATGGCATCTATTTTAACACCGGATTCGGTAGTGATGTCGTCATTCAGAATTGTGCCAAAAACTGTTTTCATTTGATTACAGAACACGCCTTTCCTTTTGTCCAATTAGTTCGTTAGACTAACCCGGTGTGCACTGACACCCGCCTACATTTTCATGTAGGAGCAGATCATATCTTCATCCTCTATTTCTAGTTAGGATGTTTCCCATTTCTGTCCACTTGGACTCTACACCGTGGTAAGCGGTTGATCGTTGAACCTTTTCCATTTTACAGGAACTTGGCTGCTAAAGAGGATCTTAGATCCTACGGTTGCCCATTGTAATATCCGTTTCGTTTTTAGACCATGGCTTTGTCTTTCGACTCGCAGTGGTGAAACAGCTTTAGGGGGTTCCAGCAGTTAGAGAAAATTCATTTGAACATTACTAATCAAATGGACTATATTTTTTAATCACCTACACCAGCAGGAACTTCACCTGTGATGTATACTTTAATTGCTAACGTATCTAACGATAACGGATCACCTTCGATTCTAAAACCTTCATCTACGGAACCAGTATAGGCTGTTTTACCAGCCGCTCGATTACGCTTAGAGAATTCACGATCGTAAGTAGTTACAATACTACGCAATGAATCCGACATGTCTTCAATCATTCCGTTGTAAAATACCTCAATCCGTTCTATTTTACCAATCGTTTTAGCTTGTGGTGTTTGAGCACTTAATATACGTAATGTATCTAATGATTCTTCATCAAAGAGACCTGATTCAGCTGTAATAGCATCTTCGATTACACATAAAATACTCTCAGATTCCACCTTATCACCAGGTTTGACTAACCGACGTATACTTTGATCAAAATTAACAACAATGTATTTTACCTTTGTTGTTGACGTAGATAACAACTTAGCTGCTCTTCTAGAAATAGCAGAGGAATCGTCTAGTGTGGCGTTTGATTCCATTAGCGCCGTCTTTACCATAATGCCAGATTTCCAAACAACATCGTTTGGATTGAAAAGATCTTTTTCAAAGAAACCTGTATTATAACAAATAAGCTCACTTGTTTTAAATACCTGACCAGGGATCATATCTGTTTTCACAGAATGAGGGATCACTAAACCAGCAGCATTACCAAAACGTCTACCTAATTCATATCCAGTTGGTTTTTCATCTCCGTCATATTGAACAATAATACCGTGTTCTGAAACAGAAATTACTTTACCAGGTTTCTTTGCGGTCATAGCAAACAGATCGCTTGTCCTGTGAGGTAACACTTGCTCGTAACCAGTACGAATTTGCGGTTGCGCATAACCTATACAAGACACGACGTGACTAGCTTGAACCGATGCAAAATTTACCCGTTTGGGCCTTTTGTCCAGTGAGGTCGCTTTACTCTCCTCACCCGGTGTGTTAAGACACCCGCCTACACTTTCATGTAGGAGCAGACTATATCTTCATCCTCTTAGAATAAGTAGGATGTCTTCTATTTCCCCAGGGCTTCCTAGGTACTGGCTGATAAGGCCATAGTCGTTGAACGTTCCTCGTATCGTTTCCGATCATTAGAGGCTTCGCTGCGGATTACCCAATCTTTATCTTTGTTACCGTACCCAGGTAATTATTCTGGCCGCTAGTCAGTTTCCTATACTAGTTTGGTAGATAAAGCTCTAAGGGACTTCCCGCCAATTAAAAAGAATTTCATTGAATATTACTATTCAATGAGACCTAGATTGTTTATTAAAATTAATACGGATAATATCCGTACCTATAACCATCAGAAAAAACTTTTTCACCATTCGATTTAAGACGATAATTAAGTGCAGTTGTTGTCAACCTGTGCCACTTCGCGCACTCTACAGCGGAAGGATATATTTTAAACTCACCATTTTCATTATTTACTACTTTTACGCACCGACTACATGAAAAATTATTTAACTCCAAATATGGATCAATAACTTCTCTCCATGGTGTTAAGTCATGCGCCCAGCGTATTTGAATAAAATTTGGTAAGACAGGTTGATCTTCGCGACGTATCCATTGAGAAAGCGTCGGTAACGCAATGTCCAAGTCTTTAGCTAACTCACTCATTTGGTTATATGTTGCTATTTCACCAGTAAGTACGTTACGAACACTAATCGCTTTGGAAGTGCTATTCTGCAAAAGAGCTTGCTCAACTGAAATAGGAATTATCCATGGTTCATTAGAGTGTGATCCGCGATACTGTTTTCGCTCAGGAAACACTCTTTCTTCACCAACAAAGATACGATAATTAATTGCATCTTTCGACATACCCATAAAACGAGCACACTCAATAATACTTGGAAATTTTCTAATATTCCCAGTATCTATATCTCTAACCGAAATAGGAATACATTTTGGTGTAATTCCCATTGCACCAGCATGTTCCGCATTTCCTTGATAAGTAGTCCATTCTAAATTATCTAACCAATCATCACCTTTAACGGTGTTAATGTGATTGACAACAAGTGAGGTTATGTCTACGCCGGGATGTTTAAAAACATAACACAGTAAACGATGTCTTCCCCATGTTAGGGTATAGTTATCATCACCAAATATCCGGTAATTTACATAGCCATCAGGATTTCTACTACCTTCCAAATTAATGCGTGTAGTTTTATTGATTACTCGACCATCAATAGAAATTACATAGTTCGAGTATCCTGGTATTTCATAATAACCAGGAAAATCAATACTTTCTTTTAATTCATGGTTATACATTTAACACTCCTTAATATTCAACATATTATAGTGTGTTAATTTTATTTTAATTCAAAACAATCTGTTAATCATCTCTATCTGAAGCTGGTGAAAGTAAAGCTGTGGTGGATATTAACGCAGTAGCTCCAGTTTCCCCAATCTTGTATCGGCGAGACATTCCACGTAATGAAGTGAACTGTGGGTCAGCTGATAAGTACGTATTAACCGCTACGTCCTTACTATCCGAAGTAGCTTCAGATATTGTACCCATATCGTTAGCGTGATAGATACGTGCGTTCTTAGTCATACTGCGACTATTACGACCACCAGTACCAGCAAATGTTACTGCTTCCATTTCTTTCAGATTCTGAACTGGATTTATATCACTAACTAATGCTACGGATGGATCTTGCATAATGTTTTTCCATACAGCATAGGGATTCAAATCAATTGGTACTTTTGATTTTCCTATACGACCATTATGTCCACGAATAGCCCTTACAATTTCACCATAGACAGCCCCCGCCATACGCTCGTAACCTTTAATACGCATGTACTGCGAATCAAGTTCATCAGGATGTTTATCATTTAACAACATCTGACAGCTACGAATTAATAGATCTCTGAAATTTAACGGCTCTTTCATTTCTATTAACAAATCACGTGTAATGGGATCAATATACATCTGGTATAACAAATCAATTTCACGAACATAACGAGCGCTAGCGCCGTTGTTCTCTAAGACATTTAAATAAATACCACGTTTGTCGAATTCGTGAACACTATACTGACGAATAACTTTATGGTATTCATTAAAACCAGCCAGTATCATGGATGCTTCTTTATTGTCTTTTTGGAACACTAAAGTCTCATCACTAAATACAATAGGATATTCATTTGGCATTAAGTTAACACGAGTCCCCGCAGGTACTCTACGTGGGTTTACTTTCAATAACTTAATTAGTCTATCCAAACCAATTTCATACCCAAGAATAATACCAATTGGAATGGTGCGACCTAACACCTTTGCCTCAGCAAAATCAATTGGTTCTTTATCTATATCAAGGCCGAGCAATTCCTCAATCGTGCCGAATGGTTGAAGAATACCGTCTGCTGTGATGTAGATAAAATCATTCTTATCTAGAACTAATAACGCATCGCTTTCTCGTTGAACGCCATCTGAATTAACAGCGTGCCCAATAATGATTGATCCATCTTTTTCATAGATCGCTATTGATTCTCTGCCGTAAAGAGCTTCGCGTCTCGTGTGATCAAACTGTAAAGCAAATGTATACGTGTAGGCTTCATCGACGCGAATTTGCTGTGGATCAAATGCTACTTTCTGCTTAGGAACAGCATTATTTTGAGACATCACAGACTGATGTTTTATTTCAGCCCATTTACTGATATCTTCTTCTGGCTCTTTTTCTTTAAAGGCAATGTTACTTGGCGTTGGTCGTTTTACATCTGGACGTTCGGCTGTTAATGTAAAACCACGGAACCCTAGCGCTAACGTGCTGTAAAGTTTAGGACAATCAAACAAATTATCAAACACTGTACCAGGGTGCATACTTGTTACTGAGTCATCTGTTGGATCTAGTCCTTTAGCGACAATCTGATTGCGAAGCCATGTACCAGAGTCATTAACGCGTTTCTCGCTACGACTAACAAACACTGTACCGTAGTAACTAGTAAGCTTTACCGTATCTGGCGATGTCTTACGAATTGGAAGCATTCCAATTAAATGGACCATATCATCATCCTCAACATTACTTGTTAGGATGCCTACCATTTCGGGACTATTAATCCCTACTCTACTTGCTTTAATTACTAAATTAATAGCAACCATCTGATTTTACACAGATGTTATTATGCGATGATTTGCAATAGCTTTCGATGGCCTCTGAACACACTCCGTATATTAAAATAAATACTTAGGAGCTTCGTTGCGGATTATGTCTTTTAATAACGTTTTTACTATTCTCAACACTTCCATTACTGGGTTGAGTATTACAGTGTGTTTCCACCTGTAAGTAGTAGTTATTAAAATTATAGACGTTTTCCCGCAGTTAGATAGGTTTTGTTGTACCGTATTACTACGATACGGGGACCGGTAAATGAACGTACAAAAATAAATTAAATTTAGAATAAGACGTGGAAATTATTAATATTTTTTTCCAGTTCTTTTACAATGTCTTTAACGAGGACACCACTTGGGAGCTTAAACGTATCGTAAACTTCAAGGGCATTTCTAAAGACTTGTAATTTTCCATCAACAACAAACCAATAACGATAAATTTGTTTAAGTCTCATTACCAGTTCTTTTTCTACAGAATCACTTTTGAGATGTAGATAAGTTAAAACGATTAAATACTCTTTTCGAGCTTTAATAAAAAGCTTTTTTAATTCATCGTTTTCTTTTGTTCTCAAATAAACTTCTTCGCCACCAAAAATATCGATAGGCCTATAATGTTGCAAACCATTAAATTCGATATGAATGTTTAACTTAGGTAAAAAGAAATCACTTCTTAGGAGAGATGGTGATAATCTAAATTCTCTAATATGTTCAATATTAAAGTTTTTTAAACATAACTCGACAGCTTTCTCACCTTTTGATTCCATACAAATACGACAACCGGCTTTATTCGAAAGATGACCGTTTGGTTTCTGCCAAAACGATCCATGCGTAGGACAAATTATTTCTACATGTTCTTTATTGCCGTTATACTTAACCTTACTATAATCGTATTTATTACCATGAATTAACTTAGCGTCTTTTATAAATTCTTCTGTAGTTTTCTTATGTTCTTCTATAAAACATTTTTTACACCCACACCCAGCTAAATGTGAACACGCTTTCTGATAAAATAACCCGTGTCTTAGACACGTAATAGTTAACTTATCATGAGCTAGAAATATTTCTGGTAGAAGATCATAGTTGTTTGTTTATAAAACGGATGGTCTTTTATTTCTTAATTTATTTAAAAATGTTTCTTTGTTCATTGTAGCCTTTTTATCATACAGTAATAAAACCTATATAACAATGGCTTTCAATCCCCACGTTGTTTACGTAAAGAGTACTTGATACCATTCACCGAATAAGTACCGTCTTCTTTTATTACGGGTAACTTAAACTCCATCGTAGATGTTGTCCCGTCTACCGGAGTAATTCTAACCTTATGTTTGTCATACGAACCTAAAACACTATCTTCACGTTCTACCTCATAGCCCGTTACTGCGATCCCGGCCTTCTGAACATTCATCACCATACCAGCCACATCTCGAGGCATGATATCAGTAACGTAGAGACGATCAAAATCATGTAAACTCGATTTCAACATACTCTTATCATGGATAGTTTGTTTGTCGGCAATCGTAGTTACTGATTCGATAGCTAGTTGTTTTGGCTTAATATCAATAAACTTATCTAACGTCGTCTTGCCATCTGGCGAAACGATTGTTCTATAAGACTTTGATAACGTTTCATAACGTCGATACTCTGCAGCTGATAAACGACCAATATCTGCTAAACGATCACACACCTTCATTACACCATCTTCTAGTGTTACAGGTTCATCAATAATGATATCTTCATGATGGCTCGTTGTGCTGTCGTTATGCGATCCGACATGTGCTCTAGAAATAGCTTCTAGTTCTGCTAAGTCCTCATCTAACCGAGCATCTAATTCTGCACTATGCGTTATATCGGCACCAGTATCGTCAGCGTGATCAGAATGTAGTGGATCGTAAGTTACTTCACTAGGTGGCGGGTTCTCTGTTTGCTTCAATTCTACAGCACCTGTAGCGCTGTTAATAACAGGTAATGATGTTGCTTGTGTAATAACAGGCGAAGCATTAGGGGCTGTTTGTACAGATACGCTATTATCGGAAGAATCAGTAGCGGTAACCGTAATATCAGATTTAATATCAACAGGAGTATTTTCTTTATCCCGCTGAACTTCATCTGTAACATCCGGCGAAGCAACAGTGCGCGCGTGAAACAAAGCCATCATCAAACGTAAGAAACGTTTCTGAATTTGAGACGGCGTTAAGCCCTTTATATTTGCTTCTGGATCTTCTTCCAATTCTTCTTCAGTAGCAATGCGCCATGAATTTAATTTACCCAGGTTAATGGCAAACCAGCGATTAGATTCAATAAATATTAAATTAACCTTATTCATTTCACCATCAGGCACGTGTGATAAAACAGAAGTTTTTCTATTATCACCTAACCATTTATAAATCTCTAAAATCATTAAGCTATCAGGATTATTAAAGATCTTTACGACATGTTGCGATATACCAGATGATCCTAACCGAAGATCTGGTAAACTAGGTAATACAGTAGGCAATCTACAAGTAATGAAATTTTCTCTATCAGAAGTCGCCGTTACTACCGCTATATTTTTCCACACAGCTGATTGTGTATTCCACCATTTATAATACTCACTATAAAACGAACGTGGGTAACGATACATTTCTTGAAGAAATCCGTAATTATAAATAACTAGTGTATTCGGATCACGAGTGCTTATTTCAAGTGTTTTCATAAAACGAAAACGACGATTTTTACTATGGAAATGTCTTATTAGCCCCATTGGATTAATAGCGTGCCTTCTTGGCATTCCCTTCTCATCTCCTAATTCAGTAATATGACCAACGTTAATTGGTTTTGAAATATTACGAAACAAGAAGTCGTCAGGATCGGGGCCCATCACTATTGGGCTAGTTGATACATAGTGTAAAATAGATCTCTTTGGTAAATCTAACAGATCCATTTTTGGACATGGTGGATTCATCAAGTGCTCTGCTATTCTTACGCCATATTTTCTATACCAAATGTCATAAAAAAGATTCATTTTAATTATCCATCTGTTAGATTATAAAGAACAAAAGCAACTGTTGCTACGTCTATGCTGGAAGTAAACCTACCATCTGTTCCAACATAAGCTCTCTTTTTAGTAAGGTACTCGTCTACTTCTTTAACTGCTTCGTCAGAGTACGTTGCGTTACTGCTGACAGTATCGCCATCACTTACATATTACTTATATTCATAGTAATATGTTACTTTACATCACTGTAAAGAATAGACTATATCTTTATCTTTTACTTTCATTGTAAGAAAGCAGTCAGATATCTCCCGTTTCGACGGATCTCCCGATCGGTCTACTTCCTTGCGGAATAGTCGTTGAGCCTTATCCATGCCCTTGTGAGGTTTAGGATCTTGGTTGCTATAGGGATTCTTAGAATCCACGGTTGCCTCACAGTTTATTAATAAAACAATATTAATAAAAGCAGTACTGAACGCGATTAACTTTCAGTATAATGTAATATTCTTAAGCATTCACGCTCTGGTTTTCACCACACGTTGTAGCTATTACACTTTAGAGGGTTTCCAGCAATTAAAGAGATTTATTTTCATAGGCATTTCGGCCTAAGGACTCTGATTGATATTAAATTCTTTTTACTAAATATTGGTTTTTTATAAGTGACTTATTACTAATAGCGTGCATAATCATTCCATTTCCTCTATTAAGAAAAACAGATGCTTTTGCATAACTTGTAAATAATTGTTCAGTATTTGTTTTTGTATCAGTGACTATTACACCAGTTGTTTTTCCAACCGGATTAGCTAAGTATACAGTTATTTCATTTTCTGTATACACAGGCCATGGCGTTTCATCATTTTCCATTTTAAAATCATAACCTTTTAATGGTCGGTGATTTCTTTCATCTTTTAAATAAGAATGTATAGTCATAACTGCGCAGTTTGTTGCTCTGCTGCAATCAGCCACACTGGAATATGTATTTATAACGCCAGTTACAATATTGCGTGTTTTAACTGAAGTAGGTACTCCAATATGAAGTTTACGATCAATTGTTTTTTCTTGGTCAGTAACTTCTCGCCACGACGTCGCGTCTGTTTTAAGTTTGAATTGTAAAAATCCAGGATACACTGGTTGATTTTTAGCTTTTACACGATACTTAATTGTATCTTTGTTTAAGTTTAAATAATCTGCGCAGTCTACGTATCCTCTAAATTCTTTTACTTCACCAGTAACAACATTACGCATTAGAACTGTGGAGTCTATATTTTGTAGACCATTTTTCCATGCGTGAATGTTATTGTCTTTTCTTGTGGACCATTCTAAATTTTCTAATCTATCATCACCGGGTATTCCGTTAATGTGGTTTGTTACAAGTGAATCAACATTAACGGTGTAAGGAAGCCATGCAAGACAAATTAATCTATGTCTTCCTATTGATGTATCGTTACCAACATCTGGAGTGATTTTATATCTAGCATACCCTGTATCGAAAAAATATTTCAATACTCTACCACTGGTCGCGTTAATAAGATTGCCAAATTTATTAATAGCGTAATTACTAAAGCCTGGTATGTATGCGTAATCTGAAAATTTATAATGAAGCATTCCGCCTTCTGGGAATTTCCACACTAGGTTACTTGGGTGACAGTTCTTTTTATTACCATCGACAAACATTACATCTATTCGGTGCCAGTGATGAAAAGGAACTGCAATTCTTTTAAAAGTTAATGCAACTAATACTGCAACTTTATAGTTTTGATACCCGTTCCACAAACACGCATAAACTAATAAATTTCCATCAGCATCTACGGTGTGGGGAATAATACTGTTGTCACTTCCTTTTACCTCTCCCTGGTAATTAATGGAGTAAGCATTACTGGTAATAGGAATTCTAAAAAAACCTTCTACTTCGATATATTTTTCGAACATGTTATTTACTTATGTTGTATCTACATAGTATACATATTAGAAAAGAATTTAATAATTTTACTTAAAGTCAGCTCCTAGTCGTGATAATTTAGCACTGTGTGGAATTGTACTATTTACAAACGCACCATCTTTAATAGGGAACTCATAAGCAGTGTGTTCAGCATCCATTGGTTCCCACTGATCATTCAGTTCTGACCGTACTTCTGATACTGTTGTTGTCTTTACAAAAGCTTTGCTAGGGTAAATACTACCAACACCAGTAACAGGATAACGTGTAATGAATATTGGAAATTTATTCAACTCAGTATAACAAGATAAATAAAGTAGTTCACAGAACGTCAATGGATGTACATCATCTTTATTTCTTTCCAATGGCAATTCGTCTATATCTTGAATTAGCTTGAAAGTGTTATCGGGTCCTTTATAAATAAGACCAAGATAGTGCCCTTCGATAATAATTGGTTTATGCCTGATAGCTTCTTCTGAGAAACTTGTAAGGACTTTTTCTATTCCTTCATCTGTCATCCATTTATCGAAGTATTGTGGTTTTAAAGCTACTTCCTCACAATGTAAAGTATTAACATTGACCAGCTTAGCTGGCGCTCCTACTTCTGTGAATACTTTAGATAAGAACCCATGTCGAATATGATATCGTGCTACAGGCATAATAGATTTTAATAACTGATACAACCCAACGATTGTGTTATTAAAACCTACAGTACCTGGCGCGCCTAAATAAGATACACTGGTATCCATTCCTGTAATGACATTACGTGTACCGTTCATCAAACCACGGGTTGCCCATTTACCTAGTAAGAGTTTATTCTTACCTTCTAACATGGCTTTGATAGTATTGTAAATTTCGTTAAAAGTTAGTTGTAAGTTATACCGTGCTCTGTCTAGCATTTCGGCATTGGTCTTTACAGCACTTTCAGAAATTGTATTTGCTATTGTTAGTAGCTGTCGGTAAAGTTTATTGATTTCATCTTCACGTGGGCGGCCATCTGGGCCTATTTCTACATCTCGATAACCAGCAGGCATAACCAGTACTTTTGGCGTTAAAGCAACTTTCTTATATTTATTTATCATGAGAATGCTTTGTTCGCGTAACGGACTGCCGGTTTGCTCAAACTCTATATTTTCCCAATGTTCAAGGAAGAAATTGAATCCTGTTTTACCAACTAGATTATTAGATCTTTCAAAATTCTTTAGTTCTTCATTCCAGGTAACATACTCTGTACCGTTAATAATACCACCATACAAGCGTTTAAGCTTAACAACTGCTTCGTAGATTATTGGATGAAAAATAGGTATCTTAATATCGATAAAAGAGAAACGAAATAACCGTCTGTCATCTCCTTCTTTACCAAAAATAAGTGTAGAAAACAAACCATCTGGGTTGAATAAATTACTAGAGCCATCAAAGATATCTAGCTTAGTAACAGGTCGCATATTTTGGAGTTTATTGGGTGTAAGCTCCAAAAGAGTTATGTTAAAAGGTATATCAGAACGTTGTGCCATTAGGCTTCCTTTCTGTAATTAAAACAGATTACGCTAAAAGTATGAATAGTGACACTTAAAGCTTAACTCATTTGAGGTAATACATGGCTAATAAAACAAAGTTCGAATTAGACCAATTTGGATTCGATTCATCGTTAGATATTTCTAATCTTGATTTTAGCAAAGCACCTAAGATTAAAAATGATCGATCGCCAACAACACATACTGCTATAGGAGTTGCGAAAGGTATAAAAAAGTCCGTTATTACTTCGGCTTTTATTACCAATGCAATTAAAGCTGCTCTTCCAAAAGGATATGGTACGGCAGCAGATTTTGTTGGAAAGTCCACAAGTGGCATTAAGAATCTATACAATGATACTGCTCGGGATATTAAACCACTAATTAACGATATAAAACGGACAACAGATAAAGTTGTCACGGCAGCAGATTCGGCAATTCCAAAAAACATTGCTGAGAAAATAAAGAAATGGACAAAGATTGAACAGAGCGCGTATCGCAGTATGTCGCCGGAAGAACAACGCGATGCAGCTTTGCGCATGCAGCTAGGTGAGATTTTTAACTTACAAACGCAAACAACATTAAAACAATCTGCCAGAGATACAGCTAGAGAAAACATTAAAACTGGACTAGAACATAGTAGACATAAAGATCAAATGTCGCAGCTGGACGCTATGCGGATTAGTCTTCAGCAGATAGCAAATTATCAGCAAAAAATAGATTCTGGTTTTCAGCGTAAATCTTTGGAACTACAGTTCCGCCATTACTACGTTGCAAAAGACACGTTAGAAGAAATGCGTGTTTTTAATACAAACGCAATGCTTCAGTATCAGACTATTGCAAAGAATACAGGCTTACCTGATTTTGTAAAGTTAAAGACATCTGAACGCCTTAAAGAAGTTTTACGCAATAACTTTATTAACGCCGCTAGCGCTAAGATTGATGCAAAACGTAAAGCATTTTTTAAAGACTTTACTGATAGTTTATTACGCCAAGCTAAAGGTAAGCTATCGGGCTTTAGCAACGGCGCTAGAGAAGGTATGGGATATGCTGATCACTTAGATCAAGCTGGTGGTATGGCGAGTATGGCAGATAACCCGCATGAAGAACGTGGTGATATGGCAGGGACGTTTTTCGGAAGTTTATTATCTGGTTCACTAGGTACTTTTCTAGGTAAGAAAGCAAAACCACTAATAAATAAATATACTAAGGGGAAAGTTGGTAACAGCATTCATCGTGTTGGTCATAAGTTACAGTATTTTCACGACGATGCGCAACAAGCCGCATTAGAAACAGCAAATAATTGGGACCCAAAGAAACATGGTAAAGTTCTAAATGCTGTTGCTAAGTTTCTTGGGGATGCTGTTAAGAACACAACTATTTCATCTACGGGTTTAAAGAGCGATAATCTTAAAGACATGCAACAACCTGCTCCGTTTAGTAGGCAGATAGCAAAATCTATTACTGAAATTATCCCTGGTTATTTAGCACGCATGTTACGTGAAATGCAGATGACGCGTACAGGCAAACCATCTGAGCTTACGCATTATGATTTCACACGAAATAAATTTGTTGGGGAAACAACGCTTAGAAGAACTATTCATGAAAGCATTGTTAACAAGACCGCTGTTAAGGACATCAGAGCTAGCGCTGATAGAATAATTGATACTGTTGACAAGAATAAAAAATTATCACCAGAAGCACGTAAGCATATTGGTGAACAATTAGTTCGTAACAATATCATTAAGAATATATCGGGCACAAAACGTAATTTAACTGATGCTAAACATTTTCAAGGTAAAGCAGAGCCACATGCAGCTGCGTGGATTTCTGCTTATAACGAATATCTCGGTAACGATGAAGCTGGTCATAAAGAGAATCATGTTCGTGAAATGTTTAGAGATGTCGGGCAACACATGGAAGATGTTCGTTCCACTGTTGAGGACTATGATACAGCTGGTTACGGTTCGCATCTTAGTAAAATGGGATTTACTAAGACCGGTGAAGACACAATCAGTGTTGCTACTCTTACGAAGAAAGAACGCGATCTTTTAATTAAGCTTGGTATTCTTTATAAGGATAGAAACTACATTAATGTTAGCGCTATTAATAGTGGTAATATTAAGTTGATTGAATCAATGGGTTTAAAAATACCTAGTGGCAACTATGTTAATTTGCAGGGAATTAGCGAGATGTACGCTAGTGGGTCTGGCGCAGATGAAGGTGATAGTGGTCCAGGTAGACGTCGTAGACGTTCTAGGGTTCCGTTTGGCCCTCGTAAACCACAAGGTCCTAGTGCTGGTTTACACGCTCCATCTTCTCATGCCGATCAGCAGTTTCAGCATAATACGCAACAACGCAATATGCAATCGAAATTCGATCATGAAACTCGAGAAGCTATGCGTCATCAAGGTAAACCGTTTGCACACCAGACTGGTAACAATCCGCTAAATAGTCCGGTTTATGAACATCATTTAAAGTTAGCAAAGGAACGTGCTAAGCAAATATCGAAAGAAAACGCGCAAGGACATTCTAACGCATCAAGGTTTGAAGCTTTCAAGAACTTTGGTAAGCGTAAGATGGCTGATTTGCATTCTTTTGCGGAACATCACCAAATTAATAATCGTGCACACGCCGCTGTTGGTGGGGTAAGGAATACCCTTGAAGACATGCTTCATTTTGGAACGCATAAGGCATCAGAAGCTAAGACGATGTTTCACGGTGCTGTACATGAGGCACATGCTAAAGCAACAGCTTTTAAGGACTCAGTTAAAGAAGCAGATTTAAAGAATAAAGCTGCATCTCATACTGGCATGGCTAAAAATACTGCTTCAGGGTTGTTTGAAGCGGCGCATGATAAAGCGGTTGGTTGGAAAGACAGAATCAAAGCTAAAGCAAAAGAAACAGTAACCGCAACGAAACACGCTGTTGAAGAATTAAGTAAGCACGGTATGTTCAAAAAACATATTGGGATGGCAGATTTAATTCCTGGTAAGAAAGGTAAGCCAGTATCTGCTTTAGCGTCAATCGATGCTACTCTAAAACGTATTGAGAAGAAACTTAAAGACGGCATTGGCACAGGCGGTGGCACTGGTAAAGTAAAAGGTACGCACTGGTGGAATAAATCTGTGTTAGGTGCGGCCGGCGACCTAGGTATGGGCGCTGTACATCTTGCCGGACATGCTGCTCATATGGCAAATAGTGTTGTTGGTGGTGCTTTTTCTAATGCTTGGAAAATTGGTAAGTTTGGTGTTAGTGCAACAGCTAACACACTTGGCTGGGGTAAAGACAAGCTAATGAACTTACGAGATGTCTGGGTAAAAGGAGAAGACAAACCACGTTTACTTGCTTCTAAATTAAGAAACGGTTATTACGTCGATCAAAAGACAAGAAAACCTGTTAGAAAGTTTAAGGATATTACTGGCACGTTACTGGATGAAAACGGCGATATTGCTTTGTACGATTATGAAATACCTAGAGCTTATTTGAAAGGTAAGCTAGGAGCTGTTTTACTATCTTCTGTTGGTGCTGTATTCAAAGGTGTAAATAGTTTGGTTAACGCTTACACTGGTGTGATTGGCACTGCTGTTAAAGCAGGTATATGGACAGGTAAGAAATTATTTAGTTTAACAAAACGTCCACAAGACGTTTATTCCAGAGACGATCTTACTACGCCTAAATTAACAGCAAGAACAATGCGAGCAGGCGGTTATGTCTCAGCCGTCACTGGTAAAGTTATTAATCATCCTGGTGATATTGACGGCCCTGTAAACATGGTAGTAAATGGCAAAGTAGAGCAAGCAATGTCTGCTGCTGAGGTAGCTAGTGGTGTACTGGATAGGAATGGCAAACCAATTAAAACTGGTATTAGAAAACTACTTGGCATAGCTGGCAGTATTATTGGTTTTGCTGGACGTCAAGCTATGTCAATTGGTAGAAGCATCAACAAGACCATTGGTCATGCTGTTACTGCTGGTAAACATGTTGTTGGTTTTGCTAAAGATACATTATTGCACGGTATTACCGGTTGGGGTAAGGATCACACTGGAACTAGCATTGGTAAAAAGGGTGCTGATATTGGCATTAAATTACTAACAGAAATTCGCAACATATTAAAATCTAGATTACCAGAATCTAAGAAGCATATTCTTGGTGATATAGATGGAAGTGGAATTCGTGAAGGTAGTTTTCAAGATGAAGTGCGTAAAGGTTTAGTCCCAGGAGAATCTTCATTAGATGCTTACGCTAAAGCACATCCTTCTAGTGGTGGTAAAGGCGGTGTCCTTGGAATGCTTGGCGGGTTATTTGGTAAGAAAGATAAGGGTGAAGGTGGCGATGGTAAGAAAGACGAGGAAGGTCACCCAGTTCGTGATATGGTAGAAGGTGAGTTAGTTGAACGTGGTATTGAGAAAGGTGCTGGTAAGTTTGGTCGTGCTTTAAAGTGGACCAAAAACTTAGCAAAGGGAGGGGCTAGTAAAGGTCTTAAACTTCTTTCAAAAATACCTGGTTTAAGTAAGTTCGCTAAACTCGCAGCGATGTTAGGCGGTACTGCTGAAGCTGCTAATTTAGCCGGTAGTGCTTTATCAAGCACTAGTGCCGCGCCTGGTGTAATGGAAGCCGGTGGGGTTGCCAGTAAAGCGGGAATATTATCTAGAGTAGCAGGGATTGGTAAAGCTGGTTTAGGCATGGCTAAAGGCGCAATGAGTGGTATAGGTGGATTAGCAGGTAAACTACTCATGCCGTTGACTGCTCTTATGTCAGCTGGTGAAGGAATTGCTGGCGAAGCTAATGGCCAAAGAATAGATAGTATTGGTAAGGTTATCCCAAAAGGCTGGGGTATGCTTAACCCGTTTGAGTGGGCGATGAATGGCGGTCGTTATGCTGGCAATAAAATTAATTCTGGTTTAGATAGCATTACTGGTGGTCAGGGTATAGGTAGTAAAATTTACGACTGGACGCATGGTGATGAAGCTAAGAAACTATCAACAGCATCTACACCTGAAGCAATTGCAGCTGCTAAAGCTAGGATAGAAAAAGCCAAGATAGATAGAGCTAAAACACAAGCGGAAGCTAATGCAGCAGGTAATAATGCTTCTGGTGTTCCATCTACATCGGACGCTAATCGTTCTGTGAATTCAGCAGAAGACTTAACAAACGATGAACGTGATAAACTGACTACAATGACGCATGGTCAGAAACTTGCGTACATGGCTTCTAAGAACACTGCTAAAACACATAAAGCTGAATCAGGGATTAATCCAGGTCCTGGGCCGATGCCTGTGTCAGCCGCCGCTTTAGCAGCACTTGCTCCTCCTAAACCTAAACCATTAACACCTGAAGAAAAAGCAGCGGCTGATAAAGCAAAAGCAGATAAAACTGCTAAAGCTAAAGCTGCTGCTGTAGCTGCCGCTCCTAAAGAAGAAGGTTTCTGGAGTAGAGTAGGCAGTAGCATATCAGAAGGAGCCAGTACCGCTTACAATGGTGCAATTAACGCAACGGGAGCAGGGATTGATGCTGTTGCTAATGCTGACTATTCTGTAAAAGGCATAGCTAACATGGGACACCATGCTGTTGCTGGCGCTAGTAATCTGTACAAAAGCGCTGTTAGTGCAACAGCATCAGGTATTGAGAACACAGTCAATACGGTGAAGTCTGGTGTATCTGCTGTTAAAAGCGCGTATAACTCTGCTGTAGATACTGCTGCTGATGCAATGATGGCCGTAGCTGGTGCCCCTAGAAAGGCAGCAGAGGCCGCTAGAGCAACGTATAACAAAGCGATTGCTCTCGCATCAGATGGAATGCTTGCTCTTGCCACAGGCCCTTCTATCGTAGGTAAAGCTTATAACGCTGCGGTAGATAAAACAGCAGACGCTATGTTAGTTGCTTCAGGACTTCCATCAAAAGCTGCAAAAACTGCTAGAGAGGAATATAACAAAGCAATTGCTGCTGCTGGTAGCGCGTATGGTTTTGCAGTAAGTACTGTGAAGAGTGGGATAGCGGCTGTTGGTAAGTCCGTTTCTGGTGTCGTAAATGATGCAAAAGCCGGATGGAATGAAGTAGATGAAAACGGTAATGAAGTTAAAAAACCTACAACATTACCAGGTAAACCAGGAACTCATGCAATATCTACAGTAACTGGTAAACCTGTTAATAAACCATCAGTAACGCCCGCTACTGCTACAGGCGGCAATGGTGGTGGTGCTGGAGGGTCTGGTATTGGTTCTTCTGGCCCTGTTGGTGTTACAGTAGGAGATAAGAAAGGCCCTCGTGGGATTAGAAATAATAATCCTGGTAATATTAATTTTGCACATCAAGCAGGTGCAAAATTAGAAGATGGCCCAGGTGGGCGGTTTGCTGTATTTGCTACGATGGAAGAAGGTATTTCTGCTTTAGCTAGGCAGATACATCTTTTCGTTGGTCGAGGTATAAATACAGTTAATGCAATTATTAGCAAATACGCACCTCCGTCTGATAATAACAACACTTCATCTTACATTAATTCTGTTTCTAAAAAGTTAGGCGTAACTGCTGATGACGCGTTAGATATTCATGATAACGCAATACTGAAAGGCATTATAACAGCAATTACAACAGTTGAATGCGGGGCTGGTAAAGTCAAAGAGAAATGTATTGATGATGGTATTGCATTGTACTTTGGGAAACCAAAGACACCGTCTACTGCTGCAAATATCCCAGACGCACCACCTCCTCCAACTGCTGCTAAACCAGCTAGTGTAATTGCTGCTGGCCCTAGTGGTGTAAATGCAGCTCCGGCTACTGGTGCAAATAAAGTACCAGTTATATTAAAACCATCCGTACCTACATCGGTTGTATCGGGTGTTTCTTCTACTCCTGCTGCAAGTAGTGAGCCTAATGGCAAATCAGGAAACTGGGATGTTAATAAGTCACTTGCGTGCTTAAACTCAAATGCTGGCCAAAATAGTCAGGGTCGTTGTGCTGAGTTTGTAAGAAAGGCTGTAGAAGCTGGTGGGGTAACTTTAAAGAGAACTACGTCTGCAAAAGACTATGGTCCTAGTTTAGAGAAAGTAGGTTTCAAGCCTACCAATGACGGCGCGCCAAAAGCAGGTGATGTTGCTATTATTCAACCTATACCAGGCCACCAACATGGTCACGCTACAATGTTTAATGGTAGAAATTGGATATCGGATTTTATTCAGTTACACGGATATTACCCAGGTGATTCTTATCGTAAGGCAAAACCATCAGTAATATTCTACCGGCATGCTAGTATCGCTGGTGCTGGAGTAGGCGGAGCATCGTCTAATGAAGGACCTACTGAAGCTGTTTCTAAAACTAGTGAAATGGACGATAGTAAGAAGAAGCCAAAAGTACCACCATCGACCGAATCTGGTTTACCGGTTAGTGCTAGTACAAAAACTTCTGATCAACCTGCTGTATCTGGTTCCGCTCCAGTTGTAGCCGCAATAGCTTCTTCAGCAAGTGTAAAAACTTCTGATGAACCAGTGACTGGGAACGAAGATTCATCAGTTGGAAGAAGGAAACATGGCGGCGTGACTGTTCCAGTTAGTAATGTCACTCCTGGAATTGTATATGGTTCAAGTACTCCAGGAAGTAACAACTCGCAAACAGTAACACCTGTAACTCCAGCAACCAAAGTATTAGCTGACCAAGGTAACTTTAACAGGCAAACGATAGGTGGTTTTGCACCTCCTCGCTCTCCTGATATATTGGCTCAAGCTCAGTATCATAAAGAAGATAATAACAAGGCTTTAGGTAACGTTGGCGAAACATTAGAGAAATCTTACGAAGTTCATAAGAGTCAACTTGAAGTACTGAATAGGATAGCTGATTTAATTATGGCTAAAAGTTCAGGAAAAGGTTCTGAAGATCAAAGTAAACCTGAAACTCCGAGAGGAGGAGAAGGTGTAAATGGTGCTGTTAACAGAACGCCTCAGCCTGCATCAAGAGTTCCGGTTTCCATGGCTAAACGTGGTAACTGGCGATAAGCTAGAGTGGTGCTGAAAGGCACCACTCTAATTATATTTTTTTGTTTATATTGGAGTAAAAGATGAATTTACAACCAGGTATGGTTAAAGATAAAGATTGGATACGGCAATCTTTTTTAGTACAAGCTAAAGATTTAGATGCTGTCGATTATCAAAACAGAACATTTTCAAGCGCAAGTCTAAAATTTACTGACACTACACCAGGTGGTAATTTCGCTATTAATCCACCTGCACAATTTACGCGTACAGCAGATCCAAAAGCTACTGCAATGTTTACTGATCCATCAGGCAGCACGTTCGAACGATACAGCATGGGATTTGCTGGAAGTAAAGGAATGGGTCGTTATTACAGTGAAGCGATTGACGATAACTCACAGTTGATACACATGCGTTTTGGTGTTCCTGATTTTAATTCGTTAACAACTTTTTTCACTGGCTTTTACAATACAGGAGCTAGTCAAATGGCTAGAACTGGTCGCGCGACTAGTATAGCTTATACGTTAGGACAAGCAGCTGGTTTCATTGTTAGTATTTTAAGCTGGAAACTATTAGCTGTTCATTTAATAGGCGTAGCGGCTAGGTTCTTTTTAGCAAAGCCCAGTAGTAAATTTTATTATTTAAAACCAACCATGCCGTTGTATTGGAACGCAGTGCAAACGATGGTTAATCAAATTCTTGTTAATCGTGGTGTTATACCTCGCATTGGTGGTTCTGATCAATCGGCACTAGGTGGTGGTAATGGCTCTGGGGGCGGAAGCGATGCGTATCAATTCGATGCCGCTGCGATACAAACTTTAAATCAACAATTGCCGACAATATTCAAACTTGGTGGAGGCATTGACGTCTATTCATTGGCTGGTAGGGCACAACGTCTTGCACGCGCGCGCCATAAAGAAATAGAACAAGCGCTTGACAATGGAACAGATTTACGTTTAGCCAATAACATGGGTGAGTTATCTACTTTTATTCAAGCTGCTGTGAAAAAAGAATTAAAAATTGCTACTCCTATTTTTAAATCATATCTAGCTAGTTGGGCTGGCGGAACTGACGGGCACGGCGTTGTGCAAGCTGGTACTAATCAAGCTAGACCTGACCCGGCCAGTAGTGGTGCTGATTCAGAAAGTTTACCAGTAGCACCGTCTACTGCCGCACCAGATCCTACAAAAGCAGCCGATAACACGCAAAGTAAACAAGCTGATGCAAATACTGCTGATGAAGGATTTATGAATTTCTTCATGAATGAACTAGATGACGGTAGTGCATTTGTTACATTCAGAGTAGATGCAACAGGTCATGTTGATAATAGCTATAGTAATCAAGTTGGAGAATCTGAATTATCGCAAAAAATAAACAGTATGTCTGCTTCGTCAAGATCTACTAGATTTAGTTTTGCTGGAGGTAACCTGGATGATGGTATTGTTGGTAAAGCAGTGGGTGAAATTGCGGGCGCTATAGGAGATTTTGCTTCGGGCGCAGCAGCTGGTTTAGGTATCAGCGGTATAGCGGCTTTAGGAGGTTCTGCGTTTGTCGACATCCCAAAATACTGGCAACAGTCAGTAGCTTCTTTACCAAGAGCTTCTTACACGATTCAATTAAGAAGTCCTTACGGTAATCCTATATCACAAATGATTAACTTGTACATACCCCTGTGTATGCTGCTAGCTGGCGCTTTACCATTATCCACTGGTAAGCAATCTTACACTAGTCCGTTCTTATGTGAACTGTATGACAAAGGACGTTGTCAGGTTCGTCTTGGTATGATTGATTCTTTATCTATTACTCGCGGCACTGGTAATCTTGGTTTCAACACAGATGGTCATGCGATGGGTATTGATATTTCATTTTCAGTTGTAGACATGTCGTCTATAATGACAATGCCTATTTCACAAGGTTTTTCTATGACGTCATTAGCTTCTGGCGCTGTTAAATCAGCAACGGATGCAGCGGCTTCTGGTGTAACTAAAATATCAGGCGCAGGTGCTGGTATTATCGAAGCTGGTGGTACTGCAATAGCATCTATAGGCGCTACATTCGACGATGATAACACATTCAGTGATTACATGGCTGTATTGGCTGGTATGAGTTTATCAGATCAAATTTATCAATTGAAGAAATTAAAACTTAATTTAACTCGTAACTTAGCTAACTGGAATAGTTGGAATAGCGCATCGCACTATGCTAGCTTTGCTGGTGATACGTTACCTGCTAGATTGATATCTGGTCTGTTCAAAGGCACCGCACGCGGTGGTGTTAGTAACTAAGCGTCATAGAGACCAGGATAAATCCTGGTCTCTATTTATGCCGTTTGTGGAAGATTAGAAGAAGTTTGAGACGGTCCTGCGGGAGGAGGGCTTATGCTTCCTGTTGTCTTAATGTTGTTGTCATAAACGTCCGCGTACATTAGTTGTGGTCCAACGGATATATTTGTTCCAGCTAATACTACAGTTGCGCTTACCACAGTGGAACCATCACTAAAAGTGTAATAGACAATAGTTTCTATATCACCATTCGATAATGTGCGAGGAGGTGGCGCAGACACATTAGCCGATGATAAAGGTTCTGTCATGCAAAGTGAACTAGTGATCATTGGTGTAGAAACATCAGGTGTTCCGTTATTTGTACTTGTTGTAGTTAATGGCACTGGCGGTGCTGTGACTAGTGTGCCGTTAACTACAGTAGTTGCACTGCCATTATCCGATATACTTGTTGTAGTTGAAGTATACTGCATAATTGTCGGATCGGTAGAACCGCTAACATTAATATTACCAGACACGGGCGCTGTATTCGGGAATTGATTACCTAGTAATGTGTTAACATCTGTGCTTGACGATGGGTAAGCTGCTCCTAATAATGCTAGTTGATCAGGCGTAGCTGCATCTACCGGCACTGTAAAATCTGTTGACGGTAAAGCTGGAGCAGAGGACATCGCTGAACAAGATAAACTATTTTGAAGATCAGGACTGCCATCTTGTAAAGCAGTAATGTCTCCACCAACACCGTTAACAGGACTGTTGTATACGTTCCAATTAGGGTTTACAGCAGCATATGTTGATGTGATGTTTGCGCTATTTGATAACAAATCAGCTGTTGTAGCGTTAGGACCATTATTAAAATTTGAACTAATGTTATTTAGTACATTTGGATTCAACGACAACAATGTGCCGCCACCAACAGAATTAGCCATTGCTGTAATCGACTGCAAATCTGAACTCTGCACAGCATTTGGTAAAACATTACCTGCAATGTTTGTTAAAATACCTTTGTCACTAATTCCACATGTGAGAGCACTAAAAGAGTTTGGTATTCCAGAACCCATCGCAATTTTAAGATACCCTGATGTTACTTCAGCAATAGCCCCAGGGTCGTCAATTGAAAAAGAATCATGACAAGCATTTCCATTAATCATTGCACCAATAGCAGCTATATCACCAAATGCTGTACCGACTAAAGTTTTTGTTAAACCATTAACTGTAGCAGTTATGCCAGAGTTAGATGTTATTCCGTTAATTATAGAAGAAGCCGCGCTAGATGAAAGCTGGCTCAGTACTGATCCCATTTCCGGCATAGATGAAGCTACACGAGCTGTTAATGTTGCTGCGCTTAATAATGCACTTGCAGCGCTTACAGCAGTAGCTGCTAATGAAGAAGCCGTGCTACTCATGCTTTTACCACCGCGTAAAGAATTAGCAATGGTGGGATTTGTAGCTGCTGTAATAGCAGCTACATCGGTAATAGGTGTATTGTTATTTAGCGTGTATACGTCTGCTGTTGCAAGAGTATCTTTTGCGCCGCTAATAAAACTTGGCGTTGCTAAAGGATTTGACATATTCAATTTCCTAAACAAAAAAAAATAGGATAGAGATATATCTCTATCCTATCAATTTAAATTGCTATAATTAATTCTGGGTATTTTGAATAATCCACATCTTTCGGACGTTGATTTTCTTTAAACAAAATACGTAATTCTTCAAATTCTTCAATAACGCGATTACGTTGTTTTGGCCGTATTACGATCTTGCCTGGACCCCAAAGATAATAATGTTCAAATGGAAGAGTTGATTCAATTAACAACTGCTTCATTTCTTCGTTCTGTTCGATCTTGTAATAATTCGCAGCTTTAATGCACGTTAAGAATTCTTTAAAAGTACCTCTAGTTAAATCCTTAGCATAGTTCTTTGCTTTTATACCAACCAGACCGCGCAGCTTATCATCTTTTTCTTTTGTACCAATGTAGTGATAAAAACCTTCCATTGAATTGAATGATCCAAAATAGGGATGGATAAACGGCGAATAGTAAAACTGAGATAGCATTTGTCCTAATTTTGTCTTACCAGTAATCCAGATATTACAAAACTCAACGCCATCTTTAGAATTGTTATCAGACTGTACAATATTCATTTTATCAAGCCTTATTACTATTTTATTTTTTTGTCCTAGTTTAATTAAACTAGAAAAGACGATTGTTTGTAGTTAATCCTCTGTTGTTTTATCAGCTAAGATTTGAACATATGGAACAGCCTCATCTTTTTCCGGTTGTTCTAAGTTTTCTATAAACTCAGCAAAGCTTTCTCTGTTACCAAATTGTACTTCGGTAGAGTGTAATGTTGTCATACCATTACCGTGATAAGCTTTAATTACAAGATCAATTTTTATTATTTGTAGAAAACGTAATGCTTTACAAAAGACCTTCCATGTCATTTGCGGCTTGGCAAACTCTTTAGTGAGATTGCCTCGCATCGATGTTTGGTCTCTTTTATTATTAGGAATATTACGCTGTGTGTCTATGATGTAATCTTGTAAAAAACTACCAAATTTAGGAGGCATTATACCTAAGTCTAATAGCATTTTTCTAAATAAACGTGACAGCACGCCATTGGGACCACTAGTCTTTGTTATTTCTTTATCGTGAGCTAATAAGATTCTAGCCATTTTATTTCTAGCCATTTTTTTTATCCAGTCCGTTGGATTATTTTAAACAATAAATAATTCTTTATTGATATTAAGAAACACTAACTTCAATTAACTTCTTTGTAATTTCACGTAGATTAATGAAAAGATTAGTAAGCATTCTAAGATTATACTCTGGGACGCCATATTGAGCGGTATCAGATTCCTCCATTATTTCACATAACTTAATACCAGCTTCTTTAAATATTTCTACAGCTTTTGGTACATCAACATAATAACCATCACTAGTAATTAAAAAATGATCTAAGGTCATACTTCTTGATTCAGCTATACCCCATTCCCTAGGAATTTTTTTATCGTACTTAATGATAACAACAGCTTCTTTCAGTTTCTTAATATAGGTTTCAATATCAGGGTACAGTGGTTGTATGGTTATGCTTAAACCAACAGATACACTATAATTAGTTAATTTATTGCTATTTAATTCCTTTAGTAAAGTTTCACATAATTTTCTATTAGGAGCAAAAGGTGATTCTTTTATTATTTCCTTCTTAGGATTATTAAGACTAAATAATGATTTAAGATACTTAACTAGTTCACTAAACCACATAACATTTTCTAACCTCCAAACGTTATTCATCGTATACCTCATTATAATGATATGTTACTAAGATAATTTGCAATAACACATAAGTATGATCACATACAACTTAATTAAAAGGATTTATCATGTCACTCTCTAATAATGAAGTTATACTAGATAGCGAAGAAAGTGTACTGTCGTATACCCACGCTAAAAGACTCTTCATTGTGGAGAGTATGTTACATGAAGGTAAACTTCCAGAAGATCCTGCTGAGAAGAAAGTGCTTCTTAATGCGCTTGACGGCATGGATAAGATGGCAATTGGACGAATGCGTATTAAGATCGACGAGAAAGCCAATAAGAATATGGGGCAAGCTGCTGCTTTAGTAGCTCAGCTGTTATCATCTGGCAATATAGCGCATATGTATAATGTACCAAATGGCACAAATCGAGATGCACCGTTGTTAGGTAGTGATGTTCCAGCACCAGACATTGTCAATGGTGAAACAGCTATTAATCCATTAGGTACGAATTACGAAGAATTTATGAATAAGATTAAAACGGAAGCATAGAATTAGCTGATACGACTACGAGAAATGTTTCTTCTCGTAGTCGTTCGATCTCGGTAACGCATCGTCAGTTCCTATGTGACCTTTTCAACCATTGCATAGTTGATATTAGAACGTGGCTGCTTTATTCCCTATATCAGATTACCCTGTGTTACTAGGATAGTCTGATATGGGTAATATATGCCGTCTTCTAATTCGGTTTGAGGATACTGAAATGTGAAACGTCGATGAGAGTTAGACTTATAAGTGGCGAAGCCAGCACCTCTAACGCCTTGAAGGGGTGTGTAGTTTCTTTCATAGTCTTCTTCAACTCTGCATCAGTTGGTGTTTTAACGAAGTATATAGCTGGTACAAGCAAAGTTACAGTTGGAAGCTGTGTTGCCTTAAATGCTTCACCTTGCATGTTCATCCATTCTTCGTAATCGTATTTTATTATAATCGCATACGTTTTACAATGCACGGGTGTGAGATCTTTGGTAGGTATAGATACCAACTCCACAGGAGCTAAGCCATCTAACCATACAGAAATTACTTTACCAAATTCTTCCATCTCCTCACCGGATAAAATATACGGATGAGTATTAACTACAATCTTTAAACCATCGTGATATGGTCGTGTGATTGCTTGTTCCGCCATAACACTCACTAGGTGTCGTAGTAAGCTTATCGCGTTTGTTACAACAGAATGTTTCAGTGTGGTAACATCGCGATTTTTATACAACTCTTTATACAAGTCTAAATCAATTCCCTCAAAATCATCACTAAGACGTTTTTGATAGTTTTCATCGACCGATAATTTTTCAGCAATATTCTGATCCAAAATTGCGATAGTGCCAAGTCTTGTATCTAGCAGAACATCTAAGTCTACGTAGATAGTTTCTAGTTTCTTACTATTGGGCATTGTAAGTCACGTGATCAGATTGTTTAACAGTCCATAAAGCTTTTGCTTTGATAGACGCTCTTGGTATTTTTGTTTCTATTATTTCGGTTTCTTTGGTAAAGCAGGTATATCGAAATTAACATATATCTGCAACATCAATAAACAAATGAGCCAACGATTGTTGTACAAAAGCATTGACCCCATTTCTTCTGTCATAAGGCGTTCAGATATTTGTCTTGGAATAACTGAATTAGCTATATCTACATTATCACCTACGCGCAATACAGATACGCCTCTTGCTATATTTCCAGCAAGCCCTAATACCTGTTCATCGTTATTGCCCCAACGAGAAAAGAATACAGAAGACAATGTCAAAACAAAATCACGAACAATTTCATTCATGAAAACAAGTTCTACAATGTGAGGTAGCCCTTCCTCAGTAATCATCATGTAAGGCTTTTCTTTCAAAACAATATGTGTTACAAATTCTTTTACAGATTTACTTGACTCTGTTAGATAGTTGCTCAGAACATGGTTAAGTGACTGCGTAAATACAGTAGCTGCTTCTTCCATGTCAGTAGTATTAAGATTAGCCATAGTTATTTAAATTGTGGTCGAAAGATGCATTGATGTTAGAAGAGTTTTTAATGTTTCCGTACTCCTAACCTTACTATCGGCATGTGACATATTTGCTAAACTTACCCCGCCTGTCTTTGATATAGAAGCATTCATTAAATCGAATCCTTTTATATCTCCGCCCCGATATTTCAACATTTCTACTAAGTTATTATCCAGATTCATTGCCGCCATAATCTGAGTTTCTGGATAAGATATCTTACTACCTTTAGACTTACCTGTAGGTTGGCCAGTAAAGTCGTCAATTGATTTATTATCCTCAGGGATAGAAATCTTCTTGACCAATAACTGTGCTTGACGTTTCAAAGGTAAGTCTACAATCAAGTATTTAACAGGGGAAAGATACCTCGGAATATCTGTATCTCCAGACATCCAAATTCTTTCGAAAAAATTATGACCTAGTTCTTCAGCTAAATCTAAATTATTATTAACAGTTAGTCGGCTTGATCCAAAGTTAGGAGAAATGATTGCTAATTTAATGGCCCCTTCATCTAGCTTTGTCATAAAGTCGTGGAACTGAGTATCGTCCATTGACGCAAAGAGATTGATATATGTCTGTTGATTCTCTGTAACTTTATTATTTTCTTCTGGCAGAATTTTACCAATCCATTCGATAATAAAATCTTCAGCAGCTTTACGATTTGTTTTACCCGTCATGCTATTCTCCGTTAATGATCTCTATACAATCCATCAAACGGAATTAATTAATCTGGATTCTTCATTCGTTTAGGATAGTTTTTAGCGAAGTTTATAAAATCAACAACTCTACTCTTAACTATTGCAATAAATGTTTCTGATTGTAGACTATCAGCATAATAGTTAATAGTCGCAGCAGCAAGCTTATCCTTAGCTCTAAATATAAACAATGGTTCGTCTACTGGTATTCCTATTCCTGTTCCTGCGTTTATTAAAAACGCATCAGTAATTTGACCATCGGTATTAACATTAACCGTAATATCGTATTTAGGATCTTGTGTCTTGAAACGCATATCTATTCCTCAACGTCTATTAAAACAACAGTAACATGTTCTTCGCCATGCGCTTTATTGAAAATGTCAATCATGTTCCATGTACCTCTAGACTTAGAATCCCAAAACGTAATTAAGTCTGTAGCCACTTTATTCATTTTCATATTCCTAACATACCCAGCGCTCTTACCAATATCCCAGTCAGCTGGAAACTCAGCCCATGGTAGACGATGCTCTATACACCATCTAATAATCATGTCGTCAGCCCCAGTCCTAGCCTTACCTGAAATAAAGATAATTGACTTATCACCAAACTTTTTTACGAATTCAAACATTCTTTTCGAGAAACGTTCGTAGTCGTTATAGTACCGGCTACCCGCAACAATCAATCGAATTTCAAAATCATTTATTGCGGAGTGAGGGGAAGGTTGTGGCGAATAATACAAGGGACTACTCCTTGTTCGAATAATTCGACCCAGCGTTTAATCTCGCCAGTGTCAACTAATTGATAACGAATATCAAGCGTGTCTTCGATCTTATTAATATCTAGCTCGCCAAGAATCTGATGCCAAGCACGATTGATAAGGAAACGCTGAATATCAAGTGTGCGTGGGTTAAACGCATCTGGGTTCAATCTAGATGTCCAAGCTTCTGGATTCGGATGATTGTGTTTAATAAGTATTTTTGTAACAACGTCCACCAGATCAGGAGGCGTAGCTTCAGAAGTGTTATTATTCTCTACATTATTCGTTGTCATGGTATTTTTTTCCTAGAACTTATATTAGGACTACTAATCATTGTTAAAACATTTATTTTTTGGAAGAGCTAATGCAGCTGGATGCATTGGTAAAGCATGTATTTCGTTTTGGTGTTTCATATACCGTTTAATCTTAGGAAGCTTTACTTGCCTAGCTTCTTCAATTGCAGTCGCATCTAAATCACCAGCGTCCACCATGATCTGTAGAGCCGCTAGAAAGTCACCGATCTCTCTTTCTAGATCAGATTTATTATCCCATCTAAGATTTTCAAAACTAGGTTGTAGACCGTGTATAGCTATCTTGCCAATCTTTTGTTGAAGCTGTCCTAGTTCTTGCTGAATCTCACCAGTCTCTTCAGACATCTTACCAAAACGTTCTAGTTGCCCAGGCGTCATGTTATTCATAATAGGTTACTCCGCGTAAAGAGATTTAACACTTTCTTCGTTTTTTATTTGTTGCTTATCGTTAGGTGTCTTAAGTCTACGATCAATAGCAACTGGTATATCGGAGACACGCATATTTATAATTTCCATCTTTCTTAGCTGTTCTGGCCAAGGAGATTTAATGAAACGACCATCTTCCATCTCTTCTTGGCCAGAACCGATATACGTCCATCAGGTGTTCTGTACATATATGCTGGTTCGCGTGTTTTCTCAATAGTGTATTCATTAGGAAGACCAGTAATTACATAAACACCATTATTTTTAAAGTGACGTACTTCATCACCTATAGAAAAATAATTGGGTATGTAATATTTTTTAAAATTTTACTACGTTTATTTTTAAAGTAGAAGATTAATGCGCAAATAAATATAAGTGCGCACTCCAGTGTAATTAAACCACAAATACGAACGTCTTCATTCATTATTCTTCCTCGAATATAAATTCTTCTTTAATTGTTTTCTTATCAGCGTTTAACCAGTATGGAAAATACAAACCTTTTCGCATTCTTAATAGATCCTTTACGCTTAAGAACGGGATAGGATGTTTATCGTTATTGATAGTCCACCACCCTCTTGTATTTGATAGGATTAGTTTCCAATCAAACCCTATCTTTGTTAAGTCTTCGTATAGTTCTTTTGGCGTGCAAAGAATATCACGATCCATCGTCCGCCAGAGTTGATCCATTTGGCACATCTGTGAAGTTATTTCCAAAGCGCGACGCAACATTGGATCGTTGTCAATCTTACCACGAATAGTAGTTCTAGACAACTTTACATCTGGAAGTAATTCTAACGAATAAGAATGATCCTTAGGTCCGCCAGTGAAGCCGTAACGATCTTCTTCTTTGATGTAGTGAAATTCTGACAGACTAGGTAAGATACCTTCTGCTTGAGAAACGATTAGGCGAATTTCAATTCCAGACACACCAGCTTTACCACGTAAATTCTTAATCTTGATAACATTTAAGTCCGTATCAAAACGCATGTCGTCTTCAGAATCATGCGGATACTCAGGGCCTTTTGTTCCGTCGTTTATCAATGGCGTGGCATTAAAGATGTGCCAGCAGTTATGTGTATTTGTTGTAAATTTCTTTGTTGTTCCCATGATCTTATCACCACCTTTTAAGTGGGTCAAAGTTCTCACAGGAATTTCTTTACCAGGACCAGCTGACTGCATCATGGTTTCTTTACCAAGATGTGCTGTCATAAGCAGATAGTTATACGCTTCAGCATTCAAACGTGCTGCTTCCATCAAGAATCGCAACTTTGCTAAACCTTGACGCATGTGAAGTGTATTTGCTCCAGATTCACCTAGACTATTCTTATCCTGCATGTCAATGACATCATCTGTTTCGAAATCAGTAAAACTATCGACTTCAGTAAACGTAGGCTGTATAATGTAAAGTGGACCTTTATGATCACGATTCCAAAACGGTGTTAGCACTTGTAGTTTTGATGCGTTCTTAATCTTTCTTGCAAGAAATTCTTTTTGTACGTCGTACCATGCATTACCTGAGTATTTTACTTTACCAGTTAATGTTACGCGTTTTGTTTCGAAAACATCAATTCCACCAAATTCAGGAATTCGATCAGCAATAGTTTGCACGTGATCTTCTTCAATACTTTCTTCTGTATCGTAAATGCTGCCTGTTGAACCAGCCATGCGGGCCACACATGTGAGGAACTGAAAACGTTCAAATGTTGATTTAAACATGTTGCCATAACCAACAGTACCTGTCGTGGTAGCGACACCACCATTTAAGATATACTCACCATAGCGACCCTCTACGAAGTTACCAGTGGGAATATCTAATAACGCCCCTACATTTATTTTAATCTTAACAACTTCGGATGGTTCGAATGTTTGTGTCAATAAACTGTGATCCACGTGTTGCTCCTAGTTATTTATTAAATACTTACTTGATGAAATAGATCTTCGAATATATTCGAAGGCATGCAGATCATCCATTTATCTTTTATTCTTACAACATAATCACCAACTTTTGGTTTATGTTTATCAATGAATGTTTGTTTTACCATCAAAGTTTCATTTGTTCTTTTAGCAAAACTAATTCTAGTTGTTCGCTCGTTATCTAATCTTCCTGTCTGAAGTAACTCGGAAATTTTAAGAGCTTCTACAGTTCCTATGCCTATGTACGTAGACCATGGTAAAATTATTTCTTCCACGATTATTCCTTCATTATTTAGAGAGATAGATAGTTATACTCAAAGTATTGATATGACCAGTAATTTTATGATGACATTCACCAAATGGACAAAACAATGACCGATACACTATTAGTAGAAAAAAACCAGATTGCTCAGGAGTTCCTTAACACCACAGACGTCCAAGCTATCTTCAGAAACTTTTTTCCAGTAATAAAAGGGTTCCTTACAAATTTTCACGAGACTATTAGCCCAGAAGCCCCAGCAGTGGCATTAACAGCGTCTCAGTTCATCTTCTTTAAAGAACTGAGTAAACACTCTTATACAGACGTGTCGCATCTAGCAGCCTATGTTCCAGAGGGTTTAAACGTATCGTATTTAAAGTACGCTAAAGAACTACAAGAATCAGCCGAACACGCTGCAAACATTTTATATGGTGTTTTATCAAGTTATTCAATTTTCTTGAGTTCACTCATTACAAATCAAGATCAGAAACTAGATACAACTTCTTTCATTCCCGTTTATAAAAAACTAGAAGCAGAACGTGAAAAAATGAATAAAGATATTGGTGGTTGTTTTACTACCGGTTCAACGAAGAGTGAATTAACGATTGGCGACGTTGTTGAACGAAATGCCGATTGGTTAAAAGTATTTGAACAGACTCATGTTCTCACTAAACTAATTAATAATGTCGACCGTAAAGCGTTGAATAAAAAGATTACTGAATGTATTGAATTGCTTGATGCTGTAAAAGAAAAAATGAAACGTAGTGAATTAGATAACATCTCTAAAGAAACATCTAATAATTTAGCTGAAGGCGCCTATCAAATAGCGAATGAATTAGAATTTTTCTCTGTTACTTATTTCAAAGTTATTGGGTTAACTAACTCTATCAATACTACTATTGCTCATTTTTTCAAAGTATGTAATAATTTTTAATACGGCATAAAAAATGTACCTACACAATACGATAGATTTGTATTGTGTAGGTACATATGCCGTTATTACTTAATAGTTTTATCTGTCGATATTAATCGGAGATTAGCGTAGCAATTACCCCATATGCCTTTGTCAGGTCCTGCTTCGATTACTGTAGCGTAACGAAATACTTTTGCATCTTCTAACCATGTCACAAGTGTTACTTTAGGATTACGTTCTTCTAATCGTTTTAACGCATTACGATCAAGTACGTCTTGTCCCAAAGTTAATGTGATAGGCGCGGACTTTATAGTACCGTCTACTGATTTATAATTAGCATCAATTTTTAACGCAGCAAATCCAACAGTATATTCTGGTTTAAGTTTTAGAATTTCTGTTACTTCGTTATTCTTACTAGTCTTAGTAGTTACTTCATAAAGAACAGGTGTTAAGTCTGTTGTAACGATTTCGGCATCTTTACTAAGATATTTTGTAAGAATTACAGATAAATTACCAATAGTATCAACTACACGCATAGCCGTCTTAACAGGCGATAATTCGTGCGTTAAAGGTTCTTTATCTAGACAGTATAAATCGAGTGCATATGGATTAGGTCTGACCATTGCAATCGAGCCGTGCTTTGCAAGTTCTTTATGTACATCAGGTTTAAACAACTGATCAACACGCAACATGATTAGTGTGTCTATATTACCAGACATTGCTGATTGATGTGCACGGATCATTTCGATAACAGGATCAGGAGTCTCTAACTTTACAACAGCGTGAGCGCCATCGCTAACACGCTTCCCGATCATATCGTCGTCTTTACCATGTTCGCCAAGATAATATTCACCAGGCTCAATGAACTCACTAAATGTATTGAAATACATTCGCCGATTATTTAAAAACGGATGTCTTTCTGGGGAATATTTCCAATATCCGTCCGCTGCTGATGTGGTGACATCATTACGAAACACATGTGCTTTGGAATACATTACACCGAGTGTAGCGAGTTTATCAGCTAAAAAGTTACCTAGATATCCTTCTGAGGCAACGTCGTCGGTATGAGCAGACACCCAGTCTACTTTAACCTTAACACCTTTACTAACTAAACGATCTCGTATTTCAACAAGAGTTTTCCAGTATTCTACATTAGCAGGTGGTTGGCCATCGTTCTTCAACCAACCATTCTTTTTCCAGCTTTCTGCCCAACTAGCTAAACCCTTACACACGTGCTCGCTGTCGGTAAATATTTGTATTTCACTTAATACAAATTGTTCGGCATATATAAGACCTTGGGTCGTCGCTGTTAATTCTGCAATGTTATTTGTAACTTCATCGTTAAAAGAACCACAACCATCAAGATAACTAATAGGCGTTACTTCTGGTAAATATTCTTTTGGTTTATTTGCTTTGTTCTCAGAAGATATGGACTTTAATACATAACCTTTTGATGTTAAAACAAAATCCGAATTACCAGATCCTTTTTTAGGAACAGCAGTTGAATACAGATAACCATGTATACCCCAACCACCAAATCCTCTTGATGGTCGACAACCGCCATCTGTGAAAATAACTATTCCTTGTTCCATGCTTTCTTTCTCCATAACTAAATGTTATTCTACAATATTACTGAAACAGGTAAAAAAGAATAGTTATTATTTAGATAATAATTTATAACAATTAACTTTTGTGATAACTAATAAATCTTTATACTTTTTATTTATATCGATATAATCTTTTGATATCTGAAATACTCTTGGAATTAAGAAAACGTTAATTGAAATTGAAGATACCACAATGCAAAATAATATCAATCGAATTTTCTCTGTTCTAAATGCATCGTTAATTGATTTATTACGAAGAATTACTTCTCTTAAAAAATTCCAAACAGGCTTTATGAGTATGTCTAGTATGATAGTAAACATTTTTTATCTTTCGACTTATTTTATAGTCCATCGGCTTTAATTTAATAACTAACACGCAGGAGAACCTGATGTATGTCTTAAAAGGATTCGTTACAAACTCTGCGTTTACCAATAACGCTATTCCAAATATTACCGGAGAAACACCAGGTTCGGTATCTACAATTGGTGAGATATCCACTCTCTCTCTTACTTATGCGCAGCAAAAAGGATATTACTTTCCATCGACTGGACCGACAGATTTAAGTTTAATTACGTTTACTAGTGCATTGAATGGTGTGCCGCAATTACTAACATCTGATATTAGTGATCATGTGTTGACGGTAGCACAAACACTGTTCAGTTACATGCATACAACCGGTCAGATCATGTCTGACACACTGTTGTTATATTTGCTTGGTCAATTCAGTGCTACAGCAAATAATTTTCAATGCGGTACTATTATAAGTGATGGTGCTAACTGGGCACCTGAATGGCTATCGTGGACAAATACTTCGCTAACAGAACTTTCTGCTGGAAACGAGATTAAGGTTTGGTTTGTAGATGTGAGTTTTAGGAATGAATACGACGGCAGTCAAATCGTTGTAGTTCCACCTACGCTAGTATTGGATAATTTCTTTAATCCAAGCTCGATGGTAGCTACGATGCTGAGCGCTATCACGCCTGTAATGGTAATGAGCGCTATTCAAACTGCTAAAAATGGTTGTCCTGAAACTGTCGTTACTTGTGAAACATTTAACTATATTGATCCATTAAATTCAGCTAATGTTATTCCGACAAACTGGTATATGTTGATTTATGGTTCTGCTGGCAACAATGTTGATTCAATGGCAGATGCGTTGATAGCATACATTTTAGCAAACAGTACTCATACTGAAGCTGATTGGATTAAGGTTCTTCCTGACTTATTTAACAGAACTGAATTTGTTCTTGTGCCGTTATGGGATAATTATTCTATTCCTAACAGAACATTACAAGCTGGTATTTATTCGCCTATTGCAAGTATGACGAATTCTTTAGCATTACTCACGCAAGTAGAGCCTAGTTATCCTTCGGCTCATATTGATGAGTACGCTACACTGATGAGTTTCCCATACAAGTCAATGCAGATTGCATCTATTGGTAGTCCTAACAATAAGGATGCTTGGTATCAGATTAACAATGTAATGCCGGATGTCATTAATGTTTCTTCTACAAGTACTGACTTTAGCAGAATGAGTGCTACTACTCAAGCTTGGGCTACGATGATAGCTAACATGTTAGTCATCGCAGAAACAATGACAACTGATACTACAATACCACGTACGATGACAGCGCTTACTCGTAACGGGATCTTGTATTTAGTTCAGAATTATAACAACATCGATTATCTTGTAGCCGTGAAGTCCAACTTCCCGTTACCTTAAACCGCACGTTAATAGAAAGTTTTAATCATGAATAAATTCGCACGAGTTGGATTAGTGTTGGCTATGGAAGAAGCAAAAGTTAAAAAGCCTATCGATGAAAAGAAAATTCATAAAGGTAAGTTTCATGAATGGTTAGGTAAAGATAAAGACGAACCTATCACCGATGCTGATATTGAAAAGGGTTTGGCGTCCGATGACCCTGAAGTTCGTAAGATGGCGAACTTTGCAAAGAATGCTCGTAAGTGGAAACATAAGAAAGCTAAAGTAGCTGCTGAAGCAATAGCACAAGAAGGTATCACAGGCGGAGCAGCTGTAGGCGCACTTGTTGGATTAGTTGGTGGTGGTCCTGCTGGTATAATTCCTGGAGCTGTCATAGGCAGCATAGCAGGTTGTGTGGATGGTGGTAAGGATCGTGAGCTACAAAAAGATATTACTAAGCCAAAGACGCATCGCGGTATTGTTAATGAGAGTGCTGTTATTGAAGGTGACTTGGCTAGCTCAGATAAGACAAGCACGCTGAATACCGAATCTTTAGGAAAAACTACACTCACTGCTACAGGTCTATCTGGTGGTCCGACTAAGGAAAAAACTTTTACAACTGAGCAACCAGATAAACCTGAAGCTAAGGAAATTCCTGCCCCAGCTAAAGCAAAAGCTAATCCTTCTTTAGAAGAGATTACTCTGACGCTGGAAGACTTGGAAGAGTTTGAACTTGATGGCGGAAGTTATTTAGAAGAGCCAGAGGAATTAGAAGCTGGTACTTCGCCAATTAATAGCGAGACTACTCCTGCTGTTACGGATGGCAATGCTCCTGATGCTAATGGAAATGAACCAGGTCATACCGTTACTTTCACCAATCAACAAGTGATGGCACATGGTAAGGCAACTATTACTAAATTAGTTACTGATTTAGTGAATACGCCTTTGAACCCAGATGCGCCTGTGGAAGAAGATCTAACAATCACTGGTCCTGTTGAAGATATAAATCCTTCTGAGAAGTCTGTCGCAGAATGTATGGAAGCATTAGTATCGTTAGAGTCTATTGCTAACGTTCTTCGTAAGTCTGTTCGTGAAGGTGGTGTGAACCGCGCAGGTGCTGAAATCTTAGCTATTACGACACAGGACCAGTTTTCAAAAATGGGCATCAGTACTAAAAACAGAATGCCTGCATTGGAATCATTCGATAGCTTTGGGCCGCGTATCAGTTCCACACAGATGGCTTTGGAAGGAATCGTCTCTGGTGCAAAAGAGATTCTTGTTAAGCTATGGGAATGGATTAAGAAAGCTGTTGAATGGATTAAGGGTTTCTTTAAGAAAGCTGAAGTTCAGAATGCGCAGACAATCGCTCGTGCAAATGAGATTAAACCATTCTTGGATAAGTTGTTTGAAATAGAACGCGATATTACCGATAAGCATTTTAATAGTGATGCGGTATTTGCCGAAGGCAGAGCAGCTGCTAATAATGGTAAGAGTGTTCGCTCTAATCCTTACATCGATGGTGGGGAATATCATCACAGTTGGCACGCTGGTAACGATTTCGGTAAAGCTGGATCAGAAACTGTTTTCGGTAACAAGATGAAGAATGCTGCTCCTGGTTATAAGGATGCGCAACTAAACAGAGATAAACTGAAGAAACCATTATCTGAGGATGAAGTCAATAAAACAATGGACGCGACTACATCTGGCGAATCAATCTCTCATGAAGACGCTGCTGGTTTTGAAATGAATTCTGACTCTATCTCTGATCCTGGATTATTTTCTTCTTTACAAATCGGTGGTACATTACCGAACTTTGCTACTGCGTTAAGAAGCTATCACAGCATTTCTGATTCAGTTTTAAAAGACAATGACGCACCAATCAAACATGAGGCACAAACGTTGGTTGATAGTTTTGAAAAAGGTAATTTTAATAACTTGTCAGAAACATTCAAGTTACCTAGATTTACTTTTAAACCAATGCATCCTGCACACAATGATTTAGATATGTCTTTGCCAGAAGGCGTTATAAAGATTGAAACTGATCGCATGTTTGGTAACGTAGCTTTAGCTGGAATTGTTCCTACTAGTGATTTAGCAGGGGAACAGGCAATTAAAGCATTGACAGCTGCTAAAGTATTCTTGGAAAAAGATCAAGCTGAAGGTGGGCATAAAGCCACTGATTTGAAAATACTGACAAAAGAAGAATGCAGAGCAGCGTTTGATACTGTGATGCAAATTTCTTCATGTGTAACGTCGGTACAGGATCTTGCACTGTTCTCAGAAGACTTGAAGAATAAGTTGATCAAAGCTAATCAGCGAATTATAGCCAATGGTGCCGACGATACACAGGACGCAAATGATGAAAACAAACATAAGGAGGTCAATAGTATTGTCGCAATCAATCGCGGCATTATTAAACTATTGGATCAACCTGGTTTGTCGTATGTCGGCTACGCTATAAAAACAAACAATGCTCTCCTCACGTATATTGAGAAGTCAATACAAGCAATGAACTAAAGGAAATAAGTTATGGCTGGTTTTATTCCACCAGTGGGAACAAAGGGACTTTGGACGTTACTGGCACCATTCAATGCTAGTCTACTTCCAAATGTCTCTTATACCTGTATTGCTATACGAAATATATCTGACGTAATAGCGGCAGGTGGTGACCCGCAAGCATTGTTTTATACACCAGCTGGTTTATCGGCTGATGTATACGAAGCCGATTTAGCGAGTGATGTATCTATTCTTACATTGCAAAATCCATCAGGATTAGTTGTTTATGTACCAACAACTTATCTAACAAGTTATCCAGATGCTGGTGGAGTCCCATATAAGACAATTATTTTGGCAGTAAACTTAGGACCAGTTCCAGAGTCATTGAATTTATCCTATTTACAATCGAAAATAGCAGACAGTGTCCAGGAGATTATAGGTGTAAAACCGGCTATTACTCCAGTAGGAGCAAGCGCTACAGTTATTATACCTAATGCCCAAGACAGTGCTATTGTTGCAGCACGAGCGGCTATCGTCGGGACTGTTACTACTGATTATGCAAAATATCTTACTGCTCAAAATCAGTTAAATGCTGCTTTGCAAAAGATAGGTATTCTTGAGAATTACATCAAAAGAACACCGATGCTTCCACTGCCGCCATTCGTCACTATTACTGATATAGCGCCAGTCTCAGGTGGTTCTTTGTCGTTGTATAATCAAGCGATTACGCTAACAGCAGCTACAACACAAGGTAGTATTGAAGTTATAGCCTATAGCTTAGATAATGGAAATACATGGAGTAATTTTTTAATTACACCAGCACAATCTATTACTAACACATGGCCTCTTGTTTTGCCTGTCGGTACTAGCACAATTAAGTTGAAAGCTACAGATACAAACGGTGCAGTTTCAGCTATAGAAACGATAGTAGTACTAGTTGAAGCTACTGATGTTGTTTGGATGATGAATACGACTAGCACGGGATCTACTATTACTTTATCAAATGGTCCGATAAACACAGCAATTACTTTATCGGGCACGTATGAACCAAGTAACACTGCTGTCAGTAATCTAGCAATAGGAACAACGGACAATAATGGTAATCTAATTACTTCTGTTGTTCCTATGACATTTAACACTGATCTTTATTTTGATTATGTTTTAAAAGCACCAAACAACGTACTTATCAACAGCGGTATCATGACGCCGATTGGTAATGTAGCGGTCCCGCCTGCTTTACCTGCCACAGTTCCTGTGGTTACTACAGTAACATTGAATTCATCGAATACTGAATGGATAGCCCCTGCAAATATAACGATGATAACAACAGCCGTTGGTAAGGGTTCAGATGGCACTCCTACGCTTGCTGGAACGGCGTCTGTTGCGTTTGGGAACACATTCCCAGGCGGGGCTATAAACACAGCGGCTTCGTCAGTAACGTTTAGTGATATCTATGTTATCCCTGGAAACGACTATCCTGTTTCTATTCCAGTCGGAGGATCACTTGAGCTTACATACAGCACAAATGTAGGTTCGGTAATACCAACTGTTATATCGGTAGCTTTAACGTCTGCTGCAACAACATGGACACCGCCAACTGGGGTTACTAATTTATTATCCGTTAGTGGATTTGGCACTGCTGCTGTACCGGTATATACGGAAGAAACTACGTCATTTACGATTGCTACTCCTATTACCATTAGTACATATCCATACGGTCCTGGCATATCGACGGGTGTTCTAACAAATCCTGTTATAGGTGATGGTGGTTCGGCGTATGTAAATAGTCCTAGTTCAAATACTACTGTTGTTACGCAGCCTACGATAGTGCAAAATCCTGGACAATTGTTTTCTTATGCTGCTCCAGCATTAAGCGGTATAACTATAACAGGTACTGTTGCAGATGGAACGTATACCCTTTCTGGTCAGACGTCAGTAGGTGTGTTGTTAATACCTATTATTTCTGTAACAGTAGCGGCAGGTGTTGCTACTGCTGTTACTGTTGTAGACGCAGGTTCTGCTTTATATCAAGATTCACCAGAGGTTTGTACGTGGTCGTCCGGTAGCAACGCAATTAACGTTTCTCTTACATCTAGTATAGTTACTAATTTATTACCGAATGGTTTTTGGTCAATTACAATTAGTGGTGGGTTGTTTACATGCACTACGGGTACTCCTAATGTTGCTGCAAATTGGGGCGGTGGCGCTTATGGCAATATTCACGATATATCCTCTTCTTTAGTAGGTGTAGTAACATCTAATGTATTGACTAGTTATACACCAGGTGTAGCGGCAACTGCTATCGGAGAAAGTTTTCCAGGTGGGACAGGTGCTGTATTGCCAACGACTGTCTTTAATAATGTTTCTGTTATTCCAGGCCAAGCTTATCCTGTTGACATACCCACTGGTGGTTCGGTTACTGTTAGGTATTTGTCCTAAATATAAGAGAGGTTTAAATGAAGAAGATACGACCAGGTTTAGTAGAGGCAATGGAGGATAATGCTGTTGCTCCAAATAACGAAATAGAAATAGAAGTTCCAGAACTAGAGAAGGACAAGAATGCTGCTATTTTATTTTCTAAAAATAAAGCATTGGAAGAAATTAAAATTTTCTCAGAAGTAAAACAGTCCTTAGAATCACTCACAGAAGACTTGTTAAAAACTGCTGCTAAAGGTGGTTTGGATAGAACCGGAAGCGAAGTATTGTATATTACCCTAGAAAACTTATATGAAAGAGCGGGAGTTAGTACAGAAGGTGTGCGACCTGCTTTAGAATCATTTAATGCGCCTGGTGTAAGAATTGGTTCTACGTTATTTGCAGCTGAACGCATAACAGAAAAGATTAAAGAGATATCAGGTAAGATTACTGATCTTCAGAAATAAACAGCATAAAGCCTATACATTTCTCTAAGGTTTATCCAAAGGGAAATGTATAGGTAATATGCTGTTTTAAGATGTTCCTGTTGTATTTGGACTACCGCTAATTATTGTAGCCCCACAACCTGCTTTATCTCCAACGTGAATAACAGATTTTCCATTACTTTTTAAAGTAGATGATGAGGTAACAGATGTTGTTCCGTGACCCGGTATAGGGCAGGTGTGTTGATCGATGTTAACGCAAACCATTATTCCGTTTACTTTGAAATGTCCACTAGCACTAGTCATGAAACCACCATGATCGCTAGAATCATTTAATCGTACAATTTCCGTCATGTTAACTCCTAATTAATGTTAGTGTTCGGAGAAGTAATATTAATAGCAGAACCTGCCGTTATGTTAATTGTCCCTGGTGCGTTAATGGTAATGTTTGGTCCTTGAATATTAACTAATGATCCGTTTTTATTAATCATTTCTAACTGGCTATTTACCGAATTTAAACTAAATGTATTGCCAACATCATCTTGAATCTGAATGAAACCTGTCTTAGCATTAACTTGTATATCGTATCCAAAAGGTTCACCATTCGCTTTTGATGTATGTAAGTGAGCTATACCCTCATGTGTTGATATTTCAGTAAAATAGCTATTCTCACCTGTAGTGCTAGCACCTTCGTCTTGTGTCCCACTGTACGCATGAACAACTGTTTCCAGTTTACGTAAATTAAGATCAAAACTATATTCTTGCCAGTAATATTTATCCTGATCAGCAAAACGATAAATCATCACTGTTTCACCACGTCGTACATCTGGCGCAGTCTGTCTGTTTGAATCGCCTAGTGGTATCCATGTAGCAGAAATTGTATTAGTTTGATTTATACTAATGTGGTACGGTGTGCCGTCTGCTTTTTGTGATTTTGTAGTGGTTGTTGTTACTTGACTTGTCAGTTGTCCATCTGACATTGGGCTATCTTCAATGGGCGTGCATTCTATTACTTTTGAATTAAGTGCTTTGTTAGCAGCAACAATTCCTAGTGAATAAAACTTCATTCCACTATTTTTGGTTTCCATTTTCTGTCCTATGAATATTTTTTACAAGAGCGGTGTATTGTTTGAAGAATTAATAGAGAGGCATCGTTAGATGAAGATTATATCAGTGGAACTCATAGGCTTTAAAAGAATAGCTCTTAACGGAGTTACACATTTTCAAATGAAGATGTCTGAAGTTATACAGTTAATACTCGGTACGAATGGTTCAGGTAAGTCTTCTTTACTAAGTGAGCTTTCCCCTCTCCCAGGTGAAAATTCAGACTATACGCGCGATGGGTTAAAAAATATTAACATTACCGATAATGGTAATAGTTATATTTTAACGAGTAAATTCAATCCTAAACAAGAACATAGTTTTTTTAAAAATGGCGAGAATCTAAATGTAGGCGGGACAATAACTGTTCAGAAAGAACTTGTTAAACAAGAGTTTGGTATAACTCCACAAATACGCGATTTGTTAGTTGGGTTTGAAACATTCCATGACATGTCGGCGTCTAAACGTAGAGAGTGGTTTACATTACTTAGCCCTATTAATTACGACTATGCTTTAGGTGTATTCAATAAACTGAAAGCACATAATTCATATATTGCAGGTGCATTAAAACATGCTAAGAAACGATTGGTAACTGAGAGTGGTAAAGTTATTTCTATAATTGAAGAAGAGAAGTTACGAAAGGATATTGATTTTACAAATAATGAACTTACTCTTCTTTACGAACACAAAGCTCCTGTAGAACGCCCTATTAAGTCGTACAGAGAACAACAACACGACGGAATGGAAGAACTATCAAGGCTCAGTAATAAACTTCTTAGGATGCGTTTAATAGCTCCGTATGGTGCTCACTCTTACGGTGTTAATCCAACACACGGACAAGAACGTGATGATTGGTTTGAACTTATTCAACCAAGCTTCACATCAATGATAGATATTGATAACTTTATAAACACGATTAAAAATGAAATTTCTGTAAAAGAAACATTGATTAGTAAAGAAGTATCCGAACATGCGAAGATTGATGAAACTGTTAAGATATTAATCAAGACAGGAGAAGAAGGTGTTAGCGCTCTGCGTGAAAAGATTATGGCGATAGAAGAAGCAAGAGATTATATCTTAAGTAATAGAAAATTGCCTATTGAATGTGCTGATCCTGTAAACGCTCTTTCATCTTTAAACGTTATTTATGATCTATTGCAAACAACATTTTCTTCTATTCCTGAAAATGAAGATAAGAAGTATAGCATCTCGCGTTTAACAGAACTGCGACAAACTCTTATTCGTTTAAAAGACATTAACGTTATTCGTAAAGCAGAACATGTTCGGCTTTCTGTTCAAAAGACACATCTTGAAACGCATAAATCAAATGGTGATTCTGTATGCCCTAAATGTAATCATCGCTGGATAGCTGGTTTTAGTGATGATGCTTATGAAAAAATAGTTACTGCTGTAGCTGAAAAAGAATATGAGTTAGAAAAAGAAGAAAAAGAAATAAACGAGATTACAGAAAACATTGAAAGTATCCAAGAATATAGCGATATCTACAGAGATTTCTCTCGTTGTGTTTCTGAATGGAAATCTTTAAAACCATTTTGGGATTATCTTTTAGATGGGGAGTATGTTACTCGTAGTCCTAGGAAAGCATTAAGTATTCTAAATACATTTAAAGATGATTTAGAATTAGCTGTTACTAGTAAACAGTATGAAAAGGATGCTGTCTCTGTTTACGAATTAATACGCGCTGCTGAACAAGTAGGTAGCGCTAACCTTACGGACTCGCGCATTAAGTTAGAAGAATGTAATTCAGTAATTAGTAATCTCACATCTGAATTAGTCAAACTGAAGTCAACATTAACTGAATATGTACAATACCGTCGTCAGTTAGCTGAAGCAAATGATCTTGGTGAACGCATTAATGTTTTAACTATTTTGATGGAAAATACCACATCAGAAATGATTGAAATGATGCGTAGAGATACAGTAGAGCACTGTATTCGACAATTGCAACATTCAATTAGTTTGAAGCAAGAGGCATTGTCTGCTGCTATTTTACAAAAAGAAATTGTAGCTGATTTAGAAGATCAAGTAGCGAAACTCACTGTTGAAGATGATACAGTGAAACTAATGATCAAGTGTCTATCGCCAACAGATGGTTTAATCGCAGAAGGATTATTTGGGTTTATCCATAACTTTGTTGGACAAATGAATAACCTTATTCGAAAGGTATGGACTTATCCTTTGTTAATTCAAGACTGCGGGTTATCTGGGGATACAGGAACTGAGTTAGATTATAAGTTTCCTCTCATGGTGCAGAGTAAAGATAATGTTGTTCCTGATGTAAAACTAGGTAGCGATGGGATGGTGGAGATTATTGATCTTGCTTTTAAAGTTGTAGCTATGCGGTACTTAGGTCTTTCAGAGAGTCCTTTAGTGATTGACGAATTCGGACGTTGTTTGGATGAACAGCACCGAACAGCGTCGATGAACATAGTTAAAACTTTAATGGATACGCAACCATTTACACAATTATTTATGGTGTCACACTACGAGAGTTTTCATGGAGCTTTTACAAATGCAGAAATATGCGTTCTAGATAAATCAAATATAACAATACCATCAATTTATAATCTACATGTATCGATATCATAGAGGAGAACAATATGAGCTTAAGTGATTTGAAGAACATATCTACAATAGGCAAGCGTTTAGACGATCTTGAGAAAAGTAACCAAGATCTAAAATATAGAGTAAAATATCTCGAACAAGAAGTTCAGAGATTAGAAAGTGTTAAAATGAATAGCTCTGAACGTTCTGTTATTATAGCCGAGGCTGGAAACTACGCATATGCGATATCGTAATAACTAATGAGGCTAATATGAAAATTGTAATCCAAGAAATCACTCCAATCAATCCGTTGAAAACAAAAACAAAACATTATCAAATTGTTTTCTATGGTAGAAATAAAAAGAAATTACCGATACCTAACGTATTAAGTTTATCCGGCTATGAGCTGGCTGACGCAACCCGTGTCGCAAATGAATGGGCTGAAGCATTAGGTGTTCCCGTTGTACATGAATAAAGGAATGTGTTATGAAAGCATTAGCTGATAAACTGAATAGAATAGAAAGTATTGGTATTTTACTTCAACAAGAAATTGCTGAATTAAAAGAAATTATTATGGGTCCTAAACCTATTGTTGAAACATACGACGTTATAGTGGTGGATGGTGTCCCTGTATCGGCTAAGAGCACACCGCCTGCTATTTCATCTGAAGAGAAACAATTAATTGACGATGTTATCGAATTCAAAAATACAGAGAACGATATACGAGAAGGTCTATTTAAACAGATAAGGGGTAAAGACAGTATTATTAATATGTTTTTATCGCCTACTGTTATTAATGGCGGTAGAGGTTTTATTCGACCAATCCCAGCTTTCATGCAATATGAAGAAGATATATCTTTTTTAAATCCTGATCGATTAATGGTGTTTCCAGCAGGCTTCTACATGAATCGCGTTACGAGAGAAATACAATTGTTAATCTTTACGCGTTCGTGCATTGTTTGTATTGATAACTTACCTGGAATAGAAGGTAATGTTCGTTTTATGATAGCAGATAGATCCGGTTATAAAACAAATGAATTATACAAAGAAGCATCAAGTGAAGATTTGATTTTACTTATCTCTCAATTAGAAGAGAGTTTTAAAGAATTAATGTCACAGTGCGATTTCACGTCATAACAGCATATAGACCATACCGAGATAATAATCGGTATGGTCTATGCCGCTATATGTTATCTGATCCAATTTCTATAAAATACGCAGAACTCTGGTTAACCGGTGTAAATGGCACTAAAGCATTTGATACACTATTTTGTTCAAACAAATTAACTGTGTCGTATAACATGTTGTGTCGTAATGAATCGTGACAATTAAGACTCCATTGTCTATCCTCATACGTTGACCAGTAATTTGCAATTTTACCAACACCAACGATTAACGGATACTGCGGCTCAATATAAGAAATAAACATATCAGGCATCTTTGTTTTTCGTACATCTAAACGATTTACAAAGATGTTCGGATTATCCATAACCACAAAGAACGATTGCGATAAAGTCAAATAAGCAGTTATGTTTGCATCACTATAAAAATCTGCTACCCCTACTTGTTCATTATTTCGTTTTGTTGATTCTAACGGTAGTGAAGATAAATCAATGTATTTCTTTGATTCGTAATAACGATCCAAAAATGGAAGATTAATAAAGTTAATACAAATCGTATCTGTTCCAACTGGAAAGAATGTTCTATTATCTAAGACATGTAAATAACCGCCCAATACTAACATAACTGTTTTATTAGTAATGTCAGTTCCTAGGTTAACAATACAGTGCTGGGATAAACTTTGTCTGGTGTTTTGTTTATAGACCATATTGCTTGTAATCGGTATGAACGTTAGATTACCAATACCGTTAAAGCTATAGATGCCAATTTGATTTTGCTTAGATATCTCACATGACTTCATGCCATCAACAACATATACACCAGTCCCGTCTGTGTCTGTCAAATGAAAAAACCCATTTACATTTACTAAACATTTTTGATAAAACAATCGATAGTCTGTGTTTTCTCTAGTAAGAAAAAGAGAAGTTTTATCACTAGGCACAACAGGTGCTGTTACTGAATCAGGAAGTCGCATTGGTGTAATCGCGTAACCTGCTTTGAAAGCATCTGCATAATGTGCGTAACTTGGGTTTAGAACAGGTAAAGTATTTGATGTAACCAGCGAAGAATTACCAATGCTTGCTAGATATTGAACAAATGTAATTGTTTGACCATCATTACCTGCTGGTAGATTAACGAAGTCAAATGCCACCGGCGCTGTTAAGTACGGGTTCGTTAACGTAGCTATTATTCTAGAATAGGTAGAAAATAACATATCGATAGGAATGCTGCTGATATCTACACTTGTCCAGCGTTCATCCCCTTTTAATGATTTGGCTATAGCCGAGACTAATGTATACATTGTTATTCCTTTATTTAAACATCGGCACTAAATATTATAGACTGAAGACTTAATCCATAAAATAACCGCTTTACCTGTGGAGGGCACATGCCATCAACAACACCTGTTACGTATCCGTTTGATCCTACAGGTACGCTCGCGTCAAACCTGATAACTGGTGAACAGCAGATTTTGAAGTTACCAACCTTCGAAAATTTTCATTTCCTAGTTCCTAACTTAGCACCTTATTTTGCGTCGACATTGCAAGTAAGTATCAAATTACTAGATGGCACAGTACAGCCACTAAACGAAGGTATTGATTATTACTGTACAAATCTATTCAAAGCGGCATCGATGGCTTGTGAGAAGCCAATTTATGGTTCTGTTAGTTTTCTTGATCTATCCTTATCCGGTATCGTTACTTTTAACTACCAAACAATAGGTGGCAACTGGACACTTAACCAACAACAAATTGCGCAGATTATTAGTAATGTATTGCAGAACCCGCGTGTGACTTATTGGGATCAAGTAACAGAATATCCTGCTTTATTTCCACCACTTGCCCACGCGTTTGACTTAGTAGATTTAACAGGAGCGGCAGAGTTATACACAGCGTTAATGGCTATAGAAGCGGCTATCGCTTCTAAAACATACGATGTAACATTATTGAACCAAGCGATCAATACTGCCAATTCTGCCAATGTAATCGCCAACGAAGCAATAGTCAGAGCAGATGCTGCGTACGCTGCGTCAAACGCACTAGATCCGACTGCGGCGGCTGCTACTTTGGTTGCGTTGCAAACAGCTATTGCCACAGCAGAGGGCACGTTACCCGTTACGTTAACAGCAACAGTCAATAACGCTCTATCAGTAGCTAACGCAGCAATGCTGGCGGTAACTGCTTTAGAAACAAACGGAACAAGTTCGAACGGTATATCTGACGATGTACTCCTTTTCATGGGGCAAAATTAAATGAACACATCTGTAAAAACAAACCAAAGTGTGTCTGTAAATACAACCGCACTAGGCGTAGTTGTTCCTCCAGGCCCTACTGTTTTAACAGCGAACATCATAGCAGCTGAAGCTATTAAAGCAGGTGATATCGTTGTAATTGGTAGCGATGGACTTGGACATTACGCATTACCACCAGATGCACCAGGCGCTATGTTTAGACCAATTATTCAGCCATCGCCGATCAATGTTGCCAATGGTATTCAAGAAACAATAATACTTGCTCCATCTGCCGCTAATACAAGTAATCACATAGGTGAGAAATCTATCCTATTACCAAATGGAAATGTAGTTTTTATTTATACAGCTGGTGGTAATACTCAAGCATCTGTTGTTTCCCTAAATGGTAGTTTAGTTGGTAGTCAAATACTAGGGGCAAATGATGGAATAGATTTTAGTGTGGATGCTGTTTTACTTAGCAATGGAAACATAGCTGCGTTTTTCCATGTAGCGCCATCTTCAGCTTTAGCAATGGCAGTCATTGATAAAAATGCAAACTTTGTTTTACAAACAGCCATTATCGAAACAAGTACAGGCGGTGGTGCAATTTCAGCCGATGTAATGATTGACGGTAATCTGATCGTTGCGTATACCGATGGGCAGAATCGTAGCCCAAAAATTCAAATTCGCACGGCTTCTGGTGGTGTAGTTACCGCTGGGTTTATTCCAAATACATCCTCTGCTCCAGTTGCTAATAACACATCTGTTTCTGTTAACGCACTTAAAGCTGGTGGCTTTAGTTTAGTCTACGCAACAACCGATGGTACGAATGGGCAAGTATATGCTTGTGTTTTCAGCGGCATTGGTTCAGCGCTATCAAATAACATTCAAGTAGGGCAACCGCAAACAGGCAGTACTATTGGAGCATTTGTTAAAAGCGTTGCTTTGCCAGATGGTGGATTTGCTGTTGTTGCGTATGGCGGGAATGGTCCTGGTTTTGCATTGAATATTTTTAACAATAATGCACAACCACAAGGAGCCAACATTGTACTTGATGCTTACGATGGTAACGACTCGGTTAATCGCGCCGGAATAACTGTTCTTGAAAATGGGAACATTGCGGTTATTTGGCGTGTGTTTGGAAATGCATATGGGGCTGTTTATACCACAGCTGGCTTACCTATTGTTCAGAAAACATCTTTCGGTGCTTTTAGTTCTTCTGTTGCAATAACAACTATTCCACGTGGCGGTGCCGCAGTAGCATTACAAGGCGCATCTGAATTATTTATTGGTGCGTTAGATAATAATCTATCTGGAAACTTTACAGCAGCACTGCCTGCGGGATTACAGAATTCCATTCCATTAATTCAACCTATTGCAGCTGCTATCTATACATCAGCTACTGGTCTAATTGCAGGCACTGTTTCTAGTAACGTTACTGTTGGTATATTTGCATCGTATAAAATTGACCAAGCTACTCCTATTGGAGTGGCAACAACTGCTACTGGCGCTAACCAAGATCTCACAGTGCAAACAGCCGGTGTTGCAACGGTACGACTTAGCTTTGGTCAACCTTATTCTCTTGACGCAAATAACAACACTCCGCCCGGACAGAAAATGTCAGTTATCGGAAACACTGCTATTCTTAAAGGAATTCAGCAATGAATTATTTTTTAAATTCTGGGACATCGACAGTATTTGCTGGTACAACTGTGCCGACATACGACTCTACTAAAAAAGTTTGGGTTACTGATGTTGGTAGTTTTGTTGATGTAACAGGGAAAAATTATTCGATTGGTTCGAATGATTTAACTCCATTACCAACACCAGTAACAGTAACACCTGCGCAATTTTTAGCATTGTGGACACCTGCTGAATTAGCAGCAATTCAAACTCTAGAAGCAACTAGTCCTACAGTGAAAAATTTATTTACAGTAATTGCTACAGGTGCTGCAAATATCGACATGTCTCAGTTGTCTGTTAAAGCAGCTATAAGAAAAACTTTATTCTTATTGCCTGTCGGAATTATTACTGCAGAAAATCAGATTGCTCGTTTCGCAAAGATTCTGTCAGGAACACCAGCTTAAAGAGAAGACTAATACCCAGTTACTTGGGTATTAGTTTTATTCACTTGTAAATACAGGTAGGAAAATAAATGTCAACACCACTTGTTCTTAAATATCCAATTGATCCGACTGGAACTAATCCTGCTAATTTAGTACAGGGTGAAGTTCAGACGTTGATCCCAAGACCAATACGTGCGGCAGCAACAGATTACGGTGCATTTTATTCTGCTTCCTTGATTGTTACCGACACAGCAAACAATACTATTTTAACTTCTGCTCAGTATTACCCAGCAGAAATGTACAAAATTCCAACGGAGATGTACGGTAAGGAAGTATGTGCAATTATCATTATCACTGATCCAACAGTTAGTAATTCAATATCGTTACAATACCAAGCAGTTGGGGGCATTTTTAGCACAAGTACTGAAGCTATAGTGCAGATGTTAAATGCAGCTCAATTAGATAACAGACCAATTACTTGGCCTAACATTGAACAGAAACCAACTGAATTTGTTCCTACTCTGCACACACACAGCACAGATGATTTCTATGGAATGGAATATGTCACGTTTGCACTGGAGCGTGTACGGCAAGCTATTTTACAAGGTGATGATGTATCACATGATCAAATTTATGCGTATATTGATAAGAACATCGCTGCTGTATCAGCTGCTCAAGTATCCGCTATTAACGCAGCAATGGCTTTGCATTTAGCAGCAGCTAATCCGCATCCGCAGTATGTATTGATCGCTGATGAAAATATATATCCTCTTGTAAGAACGCCTACGAATGAAGTCCCTGTCAGTGGGGCGATTGGTGTTAACCCCGAGCTAACGTTGACGGGTAATGAATACTATTCGTTATACGGAGTGTCCCAAGGCGCGTCTGAGTTTCGTTTATCGGTTAATGCTGGATGTGTTTCTCCTTTTATCTTTGACGCTGTATTAGGGGCTGTAAACACTTATAATTATTCAGGGGTTCTTTCTTCTGAAACTGTTTATTACTGGCAAGTTCGGTATCAAGATTCAGAAGGCGTGTGGTCTGCTTGGTCTACTGTTACATCGTTTACAAGTGCTGTTATTGGTGTAAATACACCAATAATTAATTCTATAACAAATGGTGCGGTAGGTGTAAGCTTAACACCTATTTTAACAAATAGTGCTTTCTCATCAACTGGCATTGTCGATACTCAGACTTCGAGTGTTTTCCAAATATGGACTAACAATTCAGCAATCGGTGTTCCTGTTTGGTCTGATACAGTGAACAGTGGTAATTTAAATTCTGTTAGTGTGTCTGGCGGGACGTTGCAAATAACAACCACTTATTACGCTAGATCACAACAAGTGGGGGCGTTGCTAGGTGCGTCTAATTGGTCGTCGTGGGTAGCTTTTACAACGGCTTCTACGGGAATTACAACGCCGTCGATAATAACCCCCGCAAATGACGCGATAGATGTGTCTATCACGCCAACTATCACAGCTTCGGCCTTTACCCCTTTTGGTGGAACGGATACGCAAGCTTCGACTAATTGGGAAATATGGACATTGGGAAGTACGTTAACTCCTGTGGTTCGAACGTTTACAGCAAGTGGTACGTTTACGCCACCTAGTGACGTTATGTCCGTGACTAGTGTTTCTGGATATGGCGCGGCAGCTGTAGCAAATACAACAACACCGGTTACCTATACGTCAGGGGCTGCTTCTACTGCATTTGGTTTCGCATTCCCAGGCGGTGTAAATGCTACTGCTCCTGTTACTACAACAGAAAATACAGTCGCTGTTATTCCTGGCTATTCGTATCCTATTATAGTGCCAACTGGTGGTATTGTTACAATAAACTATTCTACTATTGTTCCTGCGTTAGTATGGTCATCTGAAAATAATACAACTAACCATACATCGATTACACTGCCGGTAAATAGTATTGTTGCCGATACATTATATCAGATTCGTGTTCAATATACTGGTGTGCTGCACGGTTCATCTGCGTGGTCTGCATGGAGTTATTTTACTGCTGGTTCACAGGGTGTAAACACTCCGTCTATTACATCGCCAGTTATTGATTCGACAGGTGTGTCTACATCGCCTACATTATTGGCTAGTGCGTTTTCTGTATTTGGCGGAGCTGACACGCAAGCATCAGCTAGTTGGGAAATATGGACTGCTGGCACCGCTGTACCGCATACGCAAGCATTTACTGCGAATGGTACTTGGACAGCTCCTACTGGTGTGTCTAATTTAACTAGTATTGTTGGCCATGGCGCAGCATCTACGCCAATTAGCGGTATTATTGGTTATGGCCCGTCTTACTATCAGATAGGCTATAATAGTCTTATTGGTGGTTACAACTATACTTCTACACCAACTATTACACAAACTAGTGGCAGCATTCAAAGCGGCGCTGGTGGTGGAGTTACTATACTCCCATTATATTCATATACTTCACCAATCGCGGTTGTGCACGGAACAGTGCCGGATGGAACTTACACCGCGATTGGGACTAACATTAGTGCCAATGACGTAACTTCGCCAGTAATGACCGCCGTTGTATCTGGAAATATCGTTACATCAGTAACAGTAACGCCTGGGCTTACAATAGAGGGATCTCAAGAAGATGCATTTGCACTGTGGAATATAACTTTTGACATAGGTAATTACTTACAGGGGTTCGCAAGCGCTAATGTAAATACTGGAACTTATTACGCAACTGCAACAATTGCTCAAGGCGTAGCAAACAGCGCAACAGCTATTACGTATCAGGTATCTGGGGGCGGAGGCAGTACATTTACGATTAGTTCTACACCTGTACTTACAGCTGGAAATGCTGAATACGGCACTGTTGGCTATACCGCTGGCGCCAACGCTACTGCTGTCGGTAATACATTTCTTGGTGCCACCGGTTCTGCTGCCCCGGTTGTCGTTACAGATACAAACGTTGCTGTTGTTCCCGGAACAAGTTATCCTATTGTTGTTCCTACTGGCGCTAGTGTAACAATCAATTGGAGTACAGGTACTGCTGGCGCATTAGCATGGTCGGCTGAAGGCGATACGGCTGATAAGACATCTATAACTGTTCCTTCTGGGACATTAAGTAGTTTGTCATCTTACGTAGCTCGTGTTAAATACACTGGCAATATGTACGGTACTTCAGCATGGTCCACTTGGGATGGGTTTACTACAGGTAACGAAGGTGTTAATACACCTACTATTATATCGCCAGCAAATAGTTCATCTGTTTCAACGTCAACGTTAACATTGACAGGAAGTACATTTTCTGCATACGGAACAACAGACACACACGCTTCAACTAATTGGGAGCTATGGTCTGTAGCTACAACACCTGTGTTATTATGGTCATATGAACTTGACACTGTTAATCTAACGTCAATTACAGTACCTAGTAGTTACTTAACTGACGGTGTATCGTATCAAGCTCGTATACAGTACACTGGTGCTGCAGCTGGTTCTTCTGAATGGTCTGCGTGGGATGTGTTCACAATGGCTTGGCCTGTCGGTCCTACAGTTATAGGTGAATCATGGGGTGGCGGTTACTTCATGGGGAATGTTACTGTTGGCGCAGCAAATATGGCAATCATCCTAGCACCAAAAACATCTGGTGAACATTCTGGAGAAATACTATATACGTCAAATGGTCCTTCGCCATCTGGGGCTTATTCTACTACTGATTCGGTGGCAGATACAGCTGCATGGGCGTCATTAGGCGCTGGTTCTCCTGCTGCTATATTTGTAAGTGCTTTAACAATTGGCGGGTATAGTGATTGGCAAATACCGTCATCGGCGGTATGGGACCTAGTTACGGCAAATGCGAATCCAACTACAACTACGTCTGCATTGTATATTACCGGCGGACAAGAAGTAATTGAAAATGCGTGGTATTGGTCTTCGACAGCATACGACGACATTAGTACAAACTCTGTTTATGTTAATGCTGTACCTGCTGTAGCAGCACACACGATACCAGCTACTGCTGCTATACCGTCTTACACCACAGGGGCTGCACCAAGTTATACCATACCAGCGGTTCCTTCAACGCCATCGTCACCAGGCACCCCGATATACCAAACCATATCTGGCGGCACTGGTTTCTTTAGCATGTCAGAGACTGGAAACACTTTACCTAGTAATTACGGCCAATGCCCAGCAGGGCAAGCTTTGCTCAGTGAATATGACCAAACATCCACAGATCATGGATGGGTGTGGTCTTGTCAGATTCAAGATAGGGTTATTACCGGCTATGTTCCAGGAACTGCTGTAGCGCAAATACCAGCAGTTCCGGCTGTATTTGTACCTGCTGTTCCAGGGACTGTGCATCCTGCTGTACCGGCACAGCCTGCTCAATATATCGCCGCAACACCAGCTGTACCTGGTCATTGGGATACGTCAACTTATACAACGTACGACGCCTATGCGTTTAACTATAGTAACTCTACTATGCAGTTACCAAAGCCAACGAACACGGCGTTATACGTGAGAGCAGTTAGGTTAGTTCCTGTTGGATCGTAATTTACAAGCCATATTGTGAAGATTGACGTGAGAATTAAAAACACTCACGTCATTTCTAATAACTCTCTATCTCTCTAGGTAAATAAAAATGACACAACCAACGCCAATCGTAGTAAATGGTCCTTCTGTAAAAGGATCTTTAGGCATGTCAAGTGTAAGCGAAAAATGTGCTTTACCTGATGGTGTATATGTTCCTCTTTTTACTGCTCCATCAGGATGTGCTGATGTAGTTGTAAACTATCGTATTGTCTCAAATGACATCACTACTGATACTACTGTTCGTGCTGCTATTTGCAATTCTGGTTACGTAGCGGGCACTGCTCCTAGTCCAGCAGATTGGATTCAACCAGGTAATTTTAAGATTGGGCCAAGTGGCGTTACAGTAGGTATTATGGAAGATACATCTGTAGTTATGGGTCCTGGTGAAGTGCTTGTTGTATGGGCGTCTAACGGAACAAGTAGTGCGTTTATTGCCACTGCTAGAGTACATGGCTTCCAAAAAGCGACTTCTTAATTTAGAAAGGACTTAGCATGTCACAGTCTTATGGTAACGCGCGTTACGGTCAACAGGCTACTGCCATCGCGGTAACAGCTGCTGCGACGGTAGCCGCTAACGCAATGACTTTAGCAAATTCATTTTCTTCTCAATTAACTAATGTCGAAGCTAGTCTAGCGGCAGCTATCGTAACTATCAATAACACAGGAACGATGGTAGCAGAAGAAACTAGTAGAGCAGAATCAGTAGAAACAATACTGCAACAGGATATAAATAACATTGTACTAAGTTCTGGCGGAATCGTTACATTACCATACACTATTCCATTCTCATGTTTTGATCCAATCATGGTAACATCGATATTAGATGGTACAATTGTAACTGAACAAGTTACATTACCAGTGAACTTAACAGGATCGTTTGGTAAGTGCGGCATTGCTCCAGTGACTTCTAATTCTCAATTCGATATATTGATAAATGGAACCACTGTTGGCGAAGTTCTATTTAGCCCCGGCTCAACAAACGCTACATTTACTTTTGCAGCACAACAAGTATTAAATCCTGGAGATTTAATTATTCTTCAAGTGAGTAGCGGTGTATTTGATACCAGTCTAGAAAATGTGTTTATAACATTAACTGGTACTTATACCTCAGCTTAAAATATTAATTTTTTTATATATCACACATGAATAGTGTGCGATGCAAATCACTTATTTTAGTGGTTTATTATTTTCTCAACAACTTACTAAGGATGTTAAAAATGACTACACCTTTTCCGATTAAACGAAATGTTCTGCGTATGATTCATTGGTTGATTATAGCAGCATTGTTTTATTTTGTTGCTTATTGCTTATCAATCGACGAAGAGCTTCGTCAGCTTTCTACAATCTCTTGGAAACTCGGCAATGTAACTGTAGGCGGTTATGTGGGCTATTGGCTAGATAGGCATTTGTTCCAAACAAGGATAGATGACACTAGCCCGCCACTGTTACAGATCAGGAGAGCCGTGATTGTGGCAGCTAGTATCTTTGCTGTATCGACAGGATTGTAAAATGAAACGCATCCTCTTATGTTTAGATAAGTGGGCGACTATTATTTACGGGATTTTAATAGCTATTGTTTTATTGTTCGTTGTTGCGAATAGCGTATCTGCTGCTATCATCAATACACATAAACCAATAGTTAAACAATCAGTCCCACGGACCCCTGTAATTATGCTGCAATATAGAGCTGCGTTAACAAGAGAAGCACAGTTTGTTTACGGCATAAACGCACCTATCCCTATGTTCGCTGGTCAGATATGGCAAGAGTCCGGCGGTAAAGCAAATGCAAAGGCATGGGATTTAGGAATGGGGTTAGGACAATTCGAACCGGGCACAGCAAAAGAAATAGTGAAGTTGTATCCTGAATTAGGACCATCTGACCCTTTCAATCCTGTATGGTCAATACGGGCTTTGGTAAGATATGATGATTGGATATACAAGCGCGTTAAAGGCGTTAATGCATGTGAGGTGTGGGGTGGTAGCTTAGATGGCTACAACGCAGGTCTGGGGTATGTTCAGAAAGCTCAGAGAGCATCTCCTGATCCTACTGTCTGGTTTACTAAGACCGAATATGTGCCTACAGGCCAAACAGCCAAGAATAAAGAATACAGTCGTGTCTACCCACGAATTATTCTTTTTAAACACCAAGCTATGTTTTCTACTTGGGGAGCATTAACGTGTTTACCGTATGTTCCAGTTGGTAAAAATTCTTTTTAATTTTTATGTTGGTTTGAATAAACAAAAAAAATAGGCATAAAGTCAGAGAGAAAACTCTCTGACTTTATGCCGTACAGTTAACTTCTAATCTCTCAGTTTTAAACCTTTATCAGCTAACGCTCTCTTTATTTGCTCAACGTCAACGTTGGATATGCGAGGCAGCTCTTTCAATAGCGATTCAGTTAGTAATGCTACATCGCCCACTGTATTAATACCAGATTTAATTAAATTATCTTCTAGTAAACGCGGTAGCCATAACATCACAACTGATTGGGTTAGTAGTGGTGTATTGATATTTTGTTCTGCTGTTACTTTTGCATTCCTATTAAAAAGAGATTCGGCTTCTTCAAGATGCTTCCATGATTCTCTCATATGCCTTAAAACAATTTCTTCCCTTTCAATAGCAGTTGTTGATATTGATTCACCAGGGGTTAATTGCGCCATTACTTGGTAATACGCTGCCTTAGCTAATAGTACAGCTATTTTATCATTCATGATTATCCTCTTTCTCTTTTTGTGTCTTATTTAATTTATCAAGTAACGCACTAGCATTACGTGTTAAAAGTTCTTCTGGTGTAGGTGGTTTATCAGTTAGAAATGTATCGTCGTAATATAGTTCTTTTCTACGAAATGGTAAATATAAAAATAGAAGTAATAAAATAACAAAAACAACAATCAAAAAGATCGTAAACGTATCCAATTTTAAATACCCCTTTTTGCAATAACAATATAAGCCACCACGTCGTTTGCCTTCGGTTCCTTACCGTCCCATCTCCATCGGAAGTAATGAGCACTCAGACACTTCTCATCACCGTCTCTACGCTTAATCAATACACGCGTATTCTTACTCACTGGTGAATCGCCCATTCCTAACCAGCATAACCATTCCCTATCTCCTTTTTTAACTTTCTTATGTTGAACAGGTATTAATAATTCTTTCAACGATGTCATCTCTTCCACCGTTATACCACAGCTCTCTAATTTTTTAATTAACGCAGTGGCTGCTGTTCTAATAAGCTCTGCTCTTGTTACCACAATACTCTCCTTTTAAATAAAGTATAAAAAATACATATCTGAAAAATGTATCTATGTATTTTTCTACTCTATCAATAATTACTATGTAACACTACGCTACTACTGGAACCTTCCCTAATCCCAGTAGTAGCGTAGATTCTCATCTATGCCGGAAATGAATCAGGTCTTTTCCAATTAGGTAACTTCATCCCTAGCTTCAAATTGTGTTCTGCTAGTGCTTTAGTAATTGTTAAAACATAAAGTGAATCCTCGCTTGTTGTATTTAATAACTTAGCCAGTGAATGTTTAGTCATCTGAACTAATTCACCAATGTAACTTACGTTATTAATAAACAATTTATTTTCTGTTTCTTTTGGCAATCCCAACACATTAACAGATAGACTGTAGTAACATGGTTCAGCTTTAGGAACACCCATCCAATCCAAGTATTTATCAGCAGCATTGAATAATTGTTCTGCTAAATCAAACTGCGCGTATGCTAAAACAGTCTCTTTACGTTCGTAAAGAATTCTACCTTTTTCAAAATGATATTTCGCTCTATCTACTAGCAATTGAAAACGTGCATTCATTTCCATTCTCATTTATTTAAAAAACAATTACACTATAACTATATCAAAGTAATTATATATGTCTGAATTATTTTGTATTAACGGCATAATAGCTAGGTAGTTATACCTAGCTAAATATAAAGTAAAATACAAAGTCAAAAGACAAGAAGTGAGATATTGCTTTAAAGCAATATCTAGGTAATAGACACAACTGGACACCTAGGGCGCAGCCTCCGTCTGACGCAGACCGGATGGTCACGATACATCCCTGCTCGTGACAAATGATACTCCTTGCCTGTAAAAAAAAAATATATTTTATTTCATTACACAACAAAACGGAATATAGCCTCTCTATACCATCCAAGTAAGTGGACAGTACAAAGAGACTAGATATTATTTTAAACGTCTTGTGGGGTCGGTAAACGTGGTACACGGCGACGTTCTTTATACTTCACAGTCACCTTCTCTATCTCTACACTAGGTCCAGCGATACGCATCAATCTCCAGTCATCACTGGTAGATATATCCACCAGACCATGTGTTTCAAACGCACTCGTTCGTATTCGCTCTCGATATTGGCAAAACCATACTACTCTACCATCTTCTGTGGGTATTTGTTTAATAACCTCACAAATCTTATCCTGATTTTCCTTATAGACAGGATGAACCAACATAGCGATATCCCCTACTCCCACATTCACGTTATTCTCCAATTAAAGTTTATACGATGGATCAAAATCAGGTAACTCAATTAGCTTACCTGCTAATTCATGTTCACAATCTGAAAGGTATTGTATTTTACCATCTGTAACAATACAGTGACACTGAGAGCGTTCTACTTTAGGGCCATCTGGATTATCCCAATCCACAGGTTCAGAATACGTTTCATGAAAAGAAGGAGTAAATGTAGGAAGAAAAGGATTATAGTTGAACGTCCAGTGAGGGCCTTTTGTAAAAACTGTTTTTAACAGCATTACGTGAGCGCACTGACATCCAGGGCACCAATACGCAATACAACCACCTTCCAATAATCTTAATTTACTACCGATCATGTTCATTATTTTTTACCTAGATAGGTATTCTTTATTCGGAATATATTCTCGTACAGTTCTGTAACTTTCTTTTCTTCAGCTTCAGTACGTTCGCCGAATGGAGAAACGATTAAATCCGTTATTTCAATAGGAAAGTTAGGGATAGTAGCTTCTCTGCTAGAAACTTCCAAATCTATTTTTATCCATGGAGAATAATGGTTCTTTCCATCTTCATCAGTCTTAATAATAAAGACATCGAACTCCCAAGTTAAATCCGTACCAGGAGCAGGGAAGAAATAACGATCTTTTTTCATACCGCTATCTGATAGTATTTTAAACTGAACAAAGTTTTGTTCTGTTGTAGGAATGCTAATCTCAAACCTATCCCCATCTGCGTTAGCGGTTGTTTTCGTAGTCAATACATATTCAGGTAGCGAATCACCTTTTATAGTCTTACGAATACGGATAGTTCCTTTTCCAGCATTCTTTTCAGATTTAGGAATCTTAAGTTCCCACTGTTCTTGTTGCTCGAAATTCTCAGCTTTCTTTAGATCGTCAAAGTTAACTAAACGACCATAGTACACATGTTCTATTTCTTTATTAACTTTACCATCAGCAACTTCTTCTAACGACGGTGCGTTAGTCTTTATGCTTTCTAGTGCTTGTTTTAAAAAACTAGTTCTCATGATTGTTCCTATTCTGGTTTTATGAAAAAGTAAAGAAAAGGAAACAGAAATAATAGAAGATTAAATTCTTTTCTCTTTTTAATTGGTTTCGGAATAACACCATAAACACGTCTTTCAATTCCGTCTATCGGAATAGCTTTAAACGCTTGCACAGCCTCGCACATTGCCCAGTAGACTTTCCCTGAAGCTACCCAGCCTTTCCCTGAATGCATCTCTTCAATAGTGATTCCGAATGGATGTATAGTCCTGCATCTATCTTTACATTCTTTTGAACAGACTTCATTTTCGCAAAGCATTGTTATTTCCTTACTTATCTGGAGGATCAAGAATTACTTTTACTATTTCACTTACTGTTTCAACTACATCTTTAGTGACAGCAATGAGATCGCTCTTATCTGTAGCTTTAATAAAGGCGTAAGCGAACAATACCACAATCGCTGCGGTTGTTACTAGTGCCACGGTCACAAACGTTTTAATAAGATAATTACGTAAACGTCTATCTTCTAATTCTAAAATAGAAAATTGATCTTCTTTACGATTACCTTTAAACTTATTGTAAAATGTTTCCTGATCAGCTGGGGATAGTTTCTCAAATGCTTTATGAATATCTTCAATCTTAGCATTTTTGTTAATTACTACGAGATCGTTATCAGGACTACTAGCAATATCATTGTAATGAGTAACAACATCTTCAATATTAGCGTGTGGCCGTGTGGTGCGTCTTCTTTCGTCTTTATTAAAAAACATTAAAAGCTCCCCTATGGAGTACTTGGCTGACTATAAATAGCTTGTTGCTGTTTTACCCAAGCACGTAGTTGTGATAAACGGTGATTGCATTCAAGTGTGTTTTTTGTCTGAGTATTAAATTTCGTTGACAGTATAGCTACTCGTTCACGTTCTGATGCTGCCATGAATGCAGTCATATTTGGCGGCGGTTCTACTAGACAATTCAAGATCAAGTTATCTGGTGGCGGAACTAATGTAGGACGGTCTACAATGACTTGTTTTGGAGATGTAGTTGCGCATGCTGTTAAAAATAAAACAGACGTTAATAAAACTACTTTAAGAATGGCTTTCATAATAATTCCTTTTTAATTTGATTAAAATAATTTCTCAACAGCATCTTTTTCGATAGCGGTGGTATCTGGTAGATTAATATCCGGAATAGTTATGGTTGGTATTAGCGTCTTAAAACTATTAAATGATGGTTCACTAGTTGACGGCGCTGGGTCATTGGCAACCGGAGTGGTTTGAACAGGACAACTTAAATTTACCGTCGACGCATCTCCGCAGTAAACCTGCCACATCCCATCTAACTGAACAGCTGCCGTTGCGTCATCTAAAGCTTTCTCGCTAGCGATAGTAACTGGTCTGCCTTGAGCTTTATCCTCAATCGCTTGTACCTTCTGGTCTATGCCAGATTGAATAGAAGAAATCTTTGAATCAGTTTCAGTATTTTGTTGTGCTACAATTGTGTTTGCGGCAGTTGTTACAGCGTCAGATTTTGCTGTGATTGCTGCTGTTTCTTTCTGATCGGCAATCACAGCTTGTGAGACAGCATTTTGTTGAGCCAGAGCAATGTTCTTAACTTTTGTTTCGTGGTAATCCCAAGCACAATAACCGGCAATGCTAATTACTACAGCAAAGATAGCTAATCGAATATCAAGCATTATGTCCATTATTTACTCCAAGTTTAAATATAAAATCTGTAACGACAATAAACGACAGCGAGCGCGTCTATAGAGTGTTCATCTAATTCTTCAATAGGGATGTGACCGTCGTATGCTATTTCATCTTTCATTTCAATAAGCTTATTACGCATAGCGTCTTTAGCACCTGCACCATGAACACCTACTGCGTTCTTAACCGAACTAGGCGGAGTCATCTCGAGTACGTGCCAAAAAGAATATCGATTTACAGCTGATCTAATAGCAGACACAACTTCTGTTAACGCAATTCCTGCTTGTGGGAATTTTTGGTTCACAAAAGGAGCTTCGGAATTAATAGATAAAGGACGAAGTCTATTAAACAAATTAAGAAGATACTCTTCAATAGCGGATATTCTAGCTGTACGAAAATCATAGAGTTGTTCTGCCCATGATTCTTTCCCAGCTAACTTAGCGGCATTAATAGACCATGCTTCTGTAGAGACAATTTGCATTGTCTCTACATTGATTCGCATGACACCTATGCCGAGCATTGTTGATCCAGGGTCAATGCCTACTAATATCGCTATAGAAGATGAATTACTAGGCATTGTAAGCATAGTGTAATTTATAAAAAATAATGTTACGATAACGTTAATAACGGTTCAGTAGCGCCAACATCTAGAAGGAGGGTGATGGCGTTGTTGGAATACTGAACTGGGTAGAATGTATTAATGAATGAAACAATCTGGACAGCAATTGCTTCATTAAAACTAATTTGTGTGTTGTTAACAGCCGGAGAAGACACAACAGCATCTATCCCAGAACACAACCCAACCTCACTAATAATAGCTGCATTTGGATCGTTATATTTGACATTAGCTACATTAATTAATTCTGTAATGTCTGCCGCTCCTAATAACAAACTTAATTGCGCAGAAGCAGCAGCGTAATTACCAGTCGTTAAATTAACACCACTGCTTGATAAGACAGGCGGTGTTGGATTAAGGTTAGAGTTATTAGCAACAAATGGAGTAACCGTAGTAACGCCACTAGCCACATTGATCAGTTCCATTGCAGCAATCACGTCCGTCAGTACCATACGACGCAAGTAGTAAGCAACGTACGCAGCGCCGTTATACTGTTCTATACGACGTAATCCATATAGTGCTTGTTCGGCTGTGGTTATGTCGTTTGCAATAGGCCGTAGTACAAAAGGTAAATGATTGTACAATGCTGCATCTGTTGCGATGTGTTGAATAGGAGTAGGTATCGCAATCCCATTTGCATCTACTGAAAAAGTATGTCCACCATTACCAATTGTCCAATAACCAAGTGATGGCAGGACACCAGCTGCTGGGTACACACCACTTTGAATATTAAACTTTTCATTTAACGTGGTAAGCGGCATGCATGCCCAATTAGATAATTTCATCAGTAATGCTGTTTGCAAATACGAACCGTAAAGAGTACGGCAAATTGGTTGTGTCATTTTATATTCCTAAATTGTTAAATTAAATTAATTACTAAACACAGTCACAGTATTGCGTATGTTGAGGAAAATAGTTACTAAGTTTGGTATACTCCAAATATATTTAAAAAGTCATTTTGTTGGAATGGCGTAAGCGCTAAGAATGTATCAATCCCAGGAACAGAAATAACACCATTAGGCACAGTTGGCAAGTTCAAAACATAAGCCCCGACAGGTGCTGTGTTTAGATATATCTGTTGAACATTATTAATAATAGTTTCTATAGCAGGAGCACCTAAATCGTATTGTGTGGTATTAGAAAAACCACTAGTTATTAGATTAGATAAGCTTGCTAAATTAACATCATAACTTAATGTTTCAGAAACAGAACATTTTGAACTAATTACACCAGTTACCATATCGGGCAATTGTTGTTCACCAATTACTTCGCCATATCCGTTACCTACACGTACAGTCGTCCAGTCAGTTTCCTCAACAGCTGTATTATTGGTCTGAGTGATGAACTGAATACCGTAACTACTAAGTTGCGCTAGCATTGCTACCATCGCTTCTTGTATCTGTTGTAATGTAGTTGTTGTAATGTTTGCTAAACCTGTGGATTGATTCAACAACGATGTATAAAGCGTGCCTAAATTACTAATACTAAGACCAGTAATATTAATGTTTTTAGAAGCGAACCACTCAGCGTAAGTTTGCCCATTAGGAACCATTGTACAAACATTATCGCTATAGATACGATTACACAAACCAGCCACCATTGCGCGGGCATCTTTATGTTCTTGATACGCTGTTAAATTACGTTGCAGCTGAGACGAGTTATAAATCTTTTGACACGTAGAATAGAACGCGCTAGTTGATATGATCGTGCCAATTGTTGGTTGTAGTGAAACTGCCAATTGAGCAGTAGCTTCAGTTACTAGACTTGGGTCTACCACAGACATTAAATCAGACACTGGGTCAACACCAGGATTAAATCTCTGTACTCTATTAGCAAACATTTGCGGGATAGTGGTCAATGGAATACCAATAGAGCCACAGAAACAGTACCATGCAAATATATAGGCATCTTTTACTGTTAGAGCGTAAGTTTCTCCTGTAACTGGATTGTTTACATTAACAACTGCCACATAGTTACCATTGCAAGCTAGCCATAACCAATGGTTTACTAATATACTACTGAGTGTGATTGGCGAACTATTTGTATAGTCAATTACCGTTGACTCCAATACCTTTGTAAGTAAAGTATTGTATTTTGAATTCTGCATTGCTGCCTGAATGTTAGTTTCTTGCGTAGTTTGATACGTAAGATTACCAGGAGCTAGCGGTTGCTCTAAATTCATAACTTGATCTAATGTAAACGATGTTTGATCGTCAGCGCTAACTAGACCGTTTACAGAAGTTTTAATAAATACTAAATCTGGATACAACTGATTTGGTTGATTTATTAAATCATGTTTCATTGTAAACTTAGACAAAGGTAAACCACGCTCTGTCATGATATGTTCAACAATCCAATCAAAGGTAGCTTGTTTACCTGAATTGCGTTCTATGTATGCGATGTTTCTATAGAAAAATAATGTTTGACTAAGTGTCATTAAATCTATATATTGATCTAAGAACCCATGACTGGCAAGATACATCTTTACATGAAAGCTATGTGCTTCATTTGTTTTGCAGGCACGTAATCGTGCGTTAATAACTGCTGGAACTAAATTCAAATACATAATTCCAAGAGAAACAGCAGGGTACAATGTATCGCTAATTCCGAACTGTGTGTTATACCAACGAGCTTTGTAACCATTAATCCATTTTTGTAATTTTGGTATTAAGGTATACTCATTGTCTTCGACTAGACTTGGCGGGTATCCTAGTATTGTTCCATCAGCTGCTGTAATTGCTGTGTTAATATCAACAGGATACAATATACCCATAATTAGCAATACTTGATCGGGATAGCGAGAAACAAGTTGCTGGTAGTTATATGTACCATATGCATAGCCTGCGGCAGTTGCTGTGTTTACTGCAAGATTAGCTACTGTGAAATTAATGACATTCAATGTATCTAGCGACACCACTGTCATCATCGTGTCGACAGGGTGGTACTGACCAGCTAGATTCATGTAATATTTCCACGTAGTGGGGTCAGCTGTGTTAACTGTTCCGTTTTGTGGTGGATCAGTAACAAATGTATTTAACGACATAGCTGAGTCATTACTTTTAATAATGATCGACGCAGCTAAAGCTGTGACACTATTAATATAAACATCATATTCGTTCACAGCAGAAGCCAAACCAGGTAATGCTGATGTGGTAGCATTACTATTTGAACCAGGTGGTACTAAAGATACAATGCTCATTTGGTTACCTATTAAGACATTTTTTACGACATCGTAACATCGTATAGTTTAAAACTACAAAGGCAGTGACATGGCAAAAGATAATGATTCTTTCATGAAGATGGTGCGGGCTGCTGGTTCCGGCAAAAGAGTTCCTGTAATATCACTAGTACGTCAGGACCCAAATTTGGCCGCAGTAATTTCCAAGCTCGTTTCCGGTGTTCAAAAACCTATTTACGATAACTATGGCAATCGTGAACCTATGTCACCGAATGTTGGTGCGTTAAAGAACATCGCGCAACATACAGCACAAAGTATAACCGACTCTAAAACAACAATGCAGATATTCCCAGATATGGAATTATCTGCACAGATTTTAATCAGTTCTATTTTATCGCCAAAAGACATGATGGCAACAGATTTGTCTTTCTGGGTAACAGAAGGTCTTATTTCGCCAGATGTTACCGCATCGATGGTTACACGTACTACTTCATATTTTGAACAAGACTATAAAATAAAGCCGCTATTGCAGAAAATGCTTAGGGCAATGCTGTTTGAAGAAGGGTCTTACCCTGTTGCTGTCATACCAGAAAATACTCTCGACCACATCATTAACGGTCAGAATAATATCACTTTGGAAAGTCTTAGTGAGACTATTACAAGAGATGGTTCTATCGTCCCAATTGGTCTATTAGGCCCGTCAATTAAGACCGCGCCAACACCAGTGCGTAATGGTACAGTGATGTCGTTAGAATCATTTAACGATTATCAACCAGATCGTAATGTAGACGGACGTATTACGTTTGAAGGTATTTTAAGTAAATCCGTATCCGATCATTTTGTTTCTGTTACTGATAATTATAATTTGTTGAAGATACCACAAATTAATCAGAAGATTCGAGAACAACGTATTGTTAACGCCATTGGCAGTAAAGCAATGGAATCAATAGGCGGAAGAAATCAGTTTGGGCAAAACTTTAATCCGCCTAAAGTAAAGAAATTAAATGATCGTGATGTAACTGGTTTAGTTTATAAAGAACGTAATTTTCAATACAAACCAATTTCAGCATTAAAAACTCAAGAGCAACTGAATCGACGTACTGTTGGCAATCCATTGATTTTGCATTTACCTGCTGAGTCAATTATTCCAGTATATGTTCCTGGTTGCGTTGAGCAACAAGTTGGTTTCTTTGTGTTAATTGATGGCGATGGTAATCCATTATCTACTGTTGACAATGCTGACTACTATCAACAGTTATCTGCGCAATTAAATTCGAATGGTAGTTTTACATCGGCTATGTTGACACGTGTGAAAAGCATGATGTCTGGTTTTGATGTTACGAATCGCGAGCATCTTGATTATAGTGCGCGTGCTTATGGTGAATTGGTCGAGCAAGACTTGCTGGCACGACTGCGTAATGGTGTATATGGTAACGGCGTAGCATTGGCGAAGAAAGAAGAAATCTATCGCATTATGCTAGCACGTACGTTGCAGAAACAACACACTCAATTATTGTTTATTCCAATTGAGTTAATGACTTATTTTGCGTTTAGATATAACTCAGCAGGTATTGGTGTCTCGCTGTTAGAGGGTATGAAGGTACTGAACAGTCTTCGCGCTATGTTGTTGTTTGCAAACGTAATGGCTTCATTAAAGAATTCCATTGGCCGGACAGAAGTGAAATTAAAACTGGATGAATCTGATCCATCACCTCAGAAGACAATTGAAATTGCGATGCATGAAATTATTCGCTCACGTCAACATTTCTTTCCACTAGGGATTAATAGCCCAACTGATTTAGTCGATTGGTTGCAGAAATCCGGTTTTGAATTCACTTTCGAAGGTCATCCTGGTATACCAGATGTGAGTATTGATTTTGGTGAAAAGAGTACTAACTTTGTTAAACCAGATACAGAGTTGGAAGAGAACTTACGAAAACGCTCTATTATGTCAGTTGGCCTTAGTCCAGCTACTGTAGATGCTACGTTCGAAGCAGAGTTCGCCAGTAGTGTTGTTACAAATAACATTTTGTTAGCGAAACGTGTATTACAAATTCAAGAAGAGTTTACACCACAACTGAGTGCTCATATGCGTAAATGCATGCTGAATTCAGAAGAACTCATTAATGATTTACGTGATATATTAATGGCTAACTATAAAAAGTTAAATGTAGAAGTATTAGATAACATGGAGCATCACCATCATTCTTTTAATGCTAAGAAAGCGAATGACGATGACGTAAGTGACGAGACAAAGCAGTATGTTGTTAATAAGTTTTTACATGAATACATCATGAATTTTAATGTGAGTTTGCCAAAACCAAACTCAGTCACATTAGAGAACCAATTAACAGCACTCGAAACTTACACTAAGGTTCTTGATATTACACTTGAGGCATGGATAAGTGAGAAGTTCTTTACTGCGGACGTAGGCGGTGAAGTAGCTAATCAAGTAATCACTGTTAAGGAAATATTAAAAGCTTATTTCATTCGCCAGTGGATGAATGAAAATGGTGTGATGCCTGAACTGAGTAAGTTAACTAATACAGGGGATGATAGTAAACCTGAATTGGATGTATTCAAAATTCAAGCAGCACATATGGAAGGGTTAACGAAATCATTAACTAAACTAATGGTGCAAGTTGAAACAAGTAAAGCTGCTAGTAACGCAATCATGGATAAGTTAACTGTTAGCGGTAGTAGTAGTAACGCTGCTGGTGGTGGCGGGTCATCCGATGATTTTGGTGGTGGTAGTAGCGATTTAGGAAGTGGTGATTTATCTAGTGGCAATATAGATCAGATGGGCAGCGAGCCACCTGATCTAGGCGGAATGCCTGAAGGCGAAGAAACAGGTGATGAAACTGGCGCAGGTGGTGAATCAGAAACTGAAACTCCTACTGAAATGCCAAATGAGCCTAGCCCAGAAACTGGTAATGAAACTAAAGAACCAGAGCAACAAGAAAGTCAAGAAGAAGAAACACCTGAAGATAAGAAGCAACGCGAAGAGGAAGAGGCATTAGCTAAAAAGAAAGCTGATGAAGAAACGCAAGCTAAGAAAGAAACTGAAAACAAACCTCCTAGTGTTTAATGTTTTAAACAAAAAAAATAGTAGGCATACGGCCAGATAGGTTTTTATCCTATCTGGCCGTATGCCGTATAACTTACTTAATGTGGCTTTGTAGTTCCTAGTTTCTCTACTACAACACCGCCAACTCGCATAGTGTTACTTTCTTGCTTTACTTCTGTACCTGTTTCAACGGGAGCGTTGGTTTGGGTATTTGTGTTTTGTTGAGTATTCATTTTAGTATCAGTTTTTACGTGCTTGTTCGTCAAAATTTCCTCCTACGTCTACTGTGTTTTTAGCACACAGGTTTATTTAATACAAGATCTTTAACATCAATAAAAATACTGCCAACGAGGTCGTCACGCCCGATGATAATACGTTGTGTTTTAGGATCACACACAACACCAAAAGCAACACCACTAAAAACAATGTTAACACCTTGCATTATTCTAGTGTTGACACCTTTATCTACTTCTTTGTTACTGCTCGGCTTCGTAATAATATCTTTTACTTCAATATTAGAAACAATATCGTAAAAGAAATAGTTGTTAACCACTTTCTTTTGAAGTCTATTATCTGCTACTAAAGATTCTAAAATTTCTTTTACATCAGCAATGGAAATACCAGGAATAAAATTTTTCACTATTGGAACTTCCACCACACCTTTATATATATCCTCAAATGTAATACTGGTTATTGTGTCAGAATAAAGAGTAAATATAGCGGTTATTATTATTGCAGCTGTAATTTCGGGTGACATTGTCAGTTTACCTTCTGTTTTTGTTTTAGATACACCGCGAACAGAATTTGTTTTTTTCTCTTTTGGTTCAGACAGGATGTAACAAAGAAGATCGTCTATAGTAAGTTTATCTACTTGTTCTTTAATAACAGCTTCGTTTAACACATACCGAAAACTGTTAATAGGAAGGGCTTTGTCCATATCGTCGGATTTCTTAACTTGTTTATTGTTAAGAATGATCTGTATAGCTTGATCTCGGATAACAGATACAGGCAAAGGTGTTCTTGTATTTCCTCTCAATACGCGGCCTACGGCATCGCGAATAATTGTTGTAATTGTTTCTTTAGGCATAATGTCCATTGTTTAATTAGTAATGTTTCGTTATATCGGCATAAATGAGTGGGTTTTTATACCCACTCATTATTTACGTTAAATTTTATCTATTTGCGCAGCAGGACCAAAATGTTCTTTAGCTATTTGATAGATATCGTCTAAGGTTATTCTTACACCTCGTTTATCCCAGCCTATAGCAAGTGCTCCCCCGCTGACATATCTGAGTTTCTCATGTCCGATTTCAAACAGTATTGCTACTTGTCCTGTTTCCAATAAGTCAGGTATTTCAGCAACCCAATCACGGTTTTTATTATCTTCAGTTTCGTCCTCTGGTTCTACAATGAAGTTTGGGAGACCTCCAGTGTCTGTCCCATTGACAATAAAACCAAACATACCGCGTTCTTTATATTCAGAAAGATCTAGCCCAGGCACGCTGTTGACCCATGCCTTAAATGCTTCTGGATCTTTTACCTTAAAGTAATTACTACACGCATATGCTTCCCAGTTCGCCATACTAATCCTCCATTGTTTCCATTGCATCAATCTGATTCAAAGTTTCAGCAAGTGAAATAGGATCAGATATACCAAGGTTGTTTTCTTCTTCATCGTCTTCTAGGTTGTCACCAATAGAGTCAATATCTGGAGATGTTTCCACTTCATTAATTGTGATAGGTTGTTCGAATAAATCCGGGCGATTAATACGGACCATGTCAATGATAGTTTTTGGCTCACACGGGGCTATTGGCTCACCATGTGAACCTACGATAACAACATTGACAAAGCCTGACTTTACCAAAGATCTATTGATGATGTTACTAACCAAAGTTTTACCAGTGTTAGCTTCACCAGCCACGGTGATCTGAATTCCAGGCATAGATTCATCAGTCATTTGTTTTCCTTTTAAAATTAATTTTTTGTTATCCGGAGTTTCAACGCGAGATATTGTTCTTCTACCCATCTCCAATATCCTTAATCAGTACTACACGTTAGAAATTCTTCTATCCAAACTTCTTTCAAGTGTATCGGGTGTTCAGCCTTATCATGTTTTTGCATATTTTGTTTGCAATTCATGTGCTGATAATTTATCATCACCAAAATCTTCCTGTATTTCGATAATGACATCACCTTGAGCAATATAACCTGGCGGTGTGTTTTTATTGCATAAGTTAATAACCATATCTACCTTTCGGGAATATTAGCTGCTAGATAATCTAGCAGCTAATATATTTACATGATCAACTTCAACATATAAGCATCGTCTCCAATACTACCTTTCGTTGCTTCCAGAATGCGACCGTCTTTTGTTTTTAACAAGTGGCGACGATACGCAACACCATCTTTCGTTGTTTGTGCTTCTGTATCAGCAAACATACTTACCAGCAAGCTATGCAGAATAGGATTTCCATCTGGCCCTTCTTTCTTTACAAGACTAGCAATGTCGTCTTGAAGTTTTATTTCTAACTCGTCATACAAACATTGAACAAAAGTCAAACTATATTTACCGCCAATATAAACAACATCAGCAACACACCGACCTTCTTTGGTTTCGCCATCCATATGACTTAGCGTAACAGTGTAAGCTTCATCAAGATCTAACATTTTTAAAGTAGACGTTATTTGAGACTGTTGATCTTTCAGGAAAGCTTCTGCAATCCTATCGCCAAATTTAGTCTTAATAATAACAATAACGCCTTCTATATCTTCGATGAAATCGTCTATCGTCAATCTAGGAATGCAGACTTTCTGTTTCAATAAACGATTGATAAGTTCCGTTATCTCTCGCTTACACAAGTTAAGTAGTTCAGGATGAACCTCATCTTTGAAAGCAATGATCTTATCCCGCACGCTGATAAATGTTTTTGAATTACTAATATTGCGGATAAATTCTCGATCACTTTGTGAGCAAATAACAGGTTTATAGATAAACGCATAACAACGATAAATCGCCGGAATAACTATCTTGTCGCCAAACAAAGATGCATCGTATCGGCACAGACCAGCAGTTAACCATGCTGCTTCTTCTGAAATTTCAAGAAGTATCTTTTGATTAATTTTAGTTGTTACTACAGGCATTTCTTTTTCTTCTTCAGCAATTGCAATTACTTCATTATTTACTTCTTGGACACCGACATGAATACGTTGCATTGCGCTTGCAGCAGCACTTATTCCTAAACCAGTTGGTACTATTCCAGAACTGTTATCAGTGGAATGACTTGCGTAATCCATGTTGACATCCTTTTTATTATTAATGAAAGGTGTAATAACACCATTGACATTGGCGATTTGCAGTTCGTATAAATTTGGGTTATACGCTGGGAGATACCAATGTTGCTTATTAGGAACCCACAGAACTTTCGAAGCAGTCTTACTTTGTTCTTGTGTTGCTACTGTGTTATTAATAGGTTCGTATACTCTAGCGATGTCGGTATTTTCAGCTGTTCTTGCCCCACCATAAACACGATTTTCAGTTGAGCCAAAAATCTGTGCCATCTGTATAGGAGGTCGCTGATTGCCACCGCCACCATTTACAGACACATGACCTCCTTGTCGATTTGAACTGGGAAATACCGGCGCGCCATTGCCATAGTTATTAACTTGTTGGTTATTGTAACCGCCAATATTGAAACCAGGCTTTGGTCGTATTTCTGCTAGCAATGCGTCAAGGTTATTAATAACGCGTTGTATAGCTTCGGCACTATTTGGGTTAACCATACCTTGCAACGGTTGGAATGTACGAATATTGTCCGCGCAGGCCATCTCGACCATCTTTGGAATAATATCAGCAATAGCTTGCTCCAAACTGGGATATCCGTTATTTCGCATATGGAAGTCGATCACTTCCATTGTGAGTAAAACAAGTGTTTCATAATCTTTATTATAGAAACCATTCTGAGCATACTGATTAAACATGAACATTCGAAGCTTGTTCATACCAGCTGCGTTCTGAATTTCTATCGCAATAGCTGATGCAACCAATGGCAACATTTGCATTAGTTCTTGAGGATATTGTGGGCACTGTGGTACATAAGGTGGGTTACCAAAAACCAATGGCATAGGCTGCACTGTCATTTGATCTGGATTAAAAGGCAACGGCGTGTTGTACATGAAGATCTTCCTTTGTAATTGATAGACTAGGCGTCCCTAGTTTATTTTTATTTTTCACACCCTTAACTACTTACCAGGGTAGTGATATATATTTATATTACTTTTGACTCTTATGTTAATCAAGAGTTATTTCTATCGCCGCAACATTTCCTGAATACCGTCGAGCAGCTTAATATATTTTGGATTACGCTCCACTACGTTCTTAGAGTCATATTGAAGATAAAAGTTTATACGACTGCGTCCCGATGGTTCACTTTTAGGCATATTTGAATATCCACCAATTTCAGCCACACTAACATGCATTCGTTTTGACGGATCGTTTAAGACAGCTCGATCTTTACGATTACTTGTGCGTGTAGAATCTCGCTGAGGTACGAGTATAGATGTTATCTTCAAAGCTTTATTATCGCCCGGATTAGAGATATTTGTTACTTCTCCATGATTCTTTGTCATTGAATAAATCAAACCTAAACGTAATGTTTGATTCATTGTGGCGATGACTTCTTTTGCTGAGATTTCTTTCTTAGCCGCTGCTTTCAATTTAAAATGCAATTTAAAGATAGCGCTCGTGATCTCATACAGCACGTGATATAGAACATTCAACTCTTTGTCGTACATTGAATTCACTTTATCAGTTGCGTTCAACAGCCAGTCGTTAAAGTGTTCTATGATGACAGCAAATAATTGATAGATATCCTCAACTGGAACACCAATCTCTTCCATCTTCTTTACCACAATTCCATCGATATATTCATCCAGTGAATCAATATGGTCTTTAATATCATCGTTCAACTTACCATGATGAATATTAGCAGACCAAAGAATGACTCCCATTGCAATATTCCACATCCTCTTTTCACCAGAACCACCAATGAATTGCGGCTGAATACTTGTAGGGAAATGATCAATGATGTAAAACAAACCACCTAACATATTTCTTACCATTGGAGTCATCTCTTCTTTACGAATAGCCACATTAACTGTGGATGGTTCGTAATAAGCTCTCCCAAATCCTTTTGGTTTCACCTGCACACTGCTGCAAATAGTCCATTCGTTTTCTGGGTAAACGTTCTTATTTACTTCAGGTCCGCCAATGACTAATTTACATTTTCCAAACTTTAAAAAAGTATCATGTAAACCATACTTACATAACAAATAATGCATCATCGTTGTATTTGCTTTGATTGTCTGACGCATCCTTTTCATCTTTTGGTTTTTATGATAAATTAACGACCAAACAACCTGAACAGTCTCGCGTTTACCATCCACCATGTAGTGCTGACTAACACGTTTAAATGTTAATTTATCACGTAGCAGTCTAACAAAGATATCCGTCATGCCAACTGAAATTACACGATCAATAAGCAATGGTGAAACATTAAATCTGCTACCGCCTAAAGTAATAGTGCCAGCTTCATTTACGAAAGGCAAGTACAAGAAACGATCTGGTAACAATTCTTCTTTAAATTTGAATATATACTTCATCATGTACAAATCACTTCTTGCTACATCAAACGTTCGCTTACTTGTTTTTCTTTTTGTTGCTTCAGCAAATTCTTCTTGCGGCGTACAGCGTTTATAGCCGAGATACACTAAATCAGTAGGGAATCCATTTGCTGCTGATTTAATAACCTCGTCAATATACTGTTCGCAATATTGCATGTGCTTACATGCTAACCCATTAGCGATGTTTTCATTAAATCGCGGGGTGTCAGAATCCACTAGGAGTGTTAACGCGGTATCTATGATGTTCTCCCTTTTGCAGTGTTTACGATGGGCGCACAACACGCCCATCGTTTATTACTTTGCAGCTTTCTTTATAAAAGTAGAAGCAATAGCAGTACATATTGCTCCTGCACCAATAATCATCGCTGGAATCCATTTGATTATTTCGGTTTGCTCTTTTCGAGAATGAGATGTATCCTCGAAATGATCTTTTATTCTCTGTCGTTCTAAAGCAGACACTATGTCTACTCGTTCTTTCATTTCAAGCATTACTTGAGCGTGCCGAGATGCTTCCATCTCGAGGCGTTTTAATTCTTTGTTCTTCTCGATTATTTCTAACTCATGCGATTGTTTTGCTATTTGTGTTTCATGTTTCATCGCTAGCAGTGTTTGTTCGAGAGCAGCCATTTCCATTTTCTTAGCCAGAGACACATCACCAAGATTCAATGCTTCTTCATGCGTCTTAAATAACCCAACCTTTTCTTGTGCTTCCTCAAACGTAAAGTAGTTTACTTTAACATCAGTAACATCGAACTTTCCAGTAACGGGATTATTCGATACGACATAAATGCCGTCTTTTCTACTACCATCAGTTTTTGTTGTCACGCGATAAACTTTATTACCAATATTCAAATATCGGTCACCATATCTTTTAGCGCTATCTATTAACTCCACTGAATATCCAAAACATTTATTGTCTTGATGTACTAAGTTAGACTGAATAGAATTTGCTTCTTTAGCGGAATTACTAAATGGATGTTGAGGAGCGTATTCAATTGGTAAAATTGAAATGACACAATCTAGTTCGTGGTGATATATTGTACCACCGTTCGCTCTTAACTGATCATAACTAACTGGGTAATCTAATACTAACTTTGCACCGGAGTAATAGGTTTTCTTTTCGTGTTCATTAAAAGCATTGCGTAATGCTATTAATTCACTACTACTTGAATCATCTGTCACACCAGACAATATATGTTGCGTGTCTAATTTTATCGCAGCATTCATAATCATCGTTGTTCTGATAATTAATTTCTTGTTAAACATGCTGCGTTCAGGCTTTAGTACAAATTTATATCCAGATCTCCGTACGATAGTGACTGGCACAGGTAAATCGTTAATATACTTTGTGTCAAAATCAAACTGACTACTACCTATCTCACGAATATCTGTTGGTGCTGGATACACCTCACCAAAGTACGATGGAATTTCATTTTCTTTCATTGCTTTAGCTTTCCAAACGATATCACGTTATGGCATTGAGTGGTGACTTGAGTCGTACTCGTATTAGGTGAACGCAATACACGAACAGAATAACTAATCATTAGGAGATGTTGCTTAGAAATAAAAACAGCATAATTATTACCACTTCATAACAGTGACGGTATCTCTCAATATCAGAGTTCTTGTTGCTGATCCTTTACATCAGGATTCACTTCACAAGCTATCCGGACTTACCAGCCCTTGTATTTCTATTCTAGCAATTCACGCAAGAAGTGCCGGTACTGTAAATATTCATACTAGCTACATCATCAGCGTTCTTTGTAAAACCACAATTCATACATTTAGCACAACAGCGGAACAGTCATTTAGCCAAATAAATTCTGGGTTTTGTTTTAGTAATACTAATTCATTAATTAAACCAAATACGGTAGGTTTATGCCCTAACTCATAAAGCTCTTTCCATCGTGCTAAGCCCCAGTTATAAATAAATCTGCTACATCCTGCAAATTGTTTAAATTGAGTTTCTTGTTGTTTAGTAGGAAATAAACGATACTTAAAAGCCTTATGAAATGTTATTTATCCATTTAAGGAGATTTTGTTATTTGACATTCTTAATCTCCTTATTTAGAAGAACATATAGTAATTCTCATAACAGTGATATATTACTCAAATATTTTCGAATAGTAACGGCATAAAACCTCTACCAGAACGATTAGGTTCTGATAGAGGAATTACAGCCCCAAATGGCTAATCCAACTTAAGTAGGTTTATACCAAATCGCTAGTTACAGTTAAGAAATGAACTGGAACTTTTGCCGATACCACATCACTAATCCCCGTGATATCCAGAGCAGCCATGATCGGCAAGTTAACAACGTGCAAGAACGACGGTTGGACCGTAAGTTCTTTGCTGTTAGCGCCGTTACGATGCAATGGCAACACCAGGGTCAGTTCTGGCTTCCAAGCCATGTTACCGAAATGCATCGGATTAGGCACGCCGTCCATCGAATCACCAAAGGCACCGAACGTCATGATGATCTTACCAGCCATGGTCATGTTCAGAGTCGACACAACCTTAACATTGAAGTCATTGCCCAATGTACGGAAGTCGCCAGTTACCGTCAGGTAACGAGAGATAACCGGATCAGTACCGATGATAACAGTCGGAACTTGGGAAATGCCGCCAGCCAGTGCATCAGCAGCTGCTTTGTAACCAGAGTCACGATACATGCGATAAGCCATGTCGCGCAGTTTATTAACGAGCAATGCTTGAATATCAGCAATACGATCAGACGACTTGATCGAATCAACCAACGAAGCAACGTCCAGCGTAGCATGTTCGTAGAATGGTTGCACCAAGAAGCGAGCTACACCCAGAATGCCCGAGTTATCAGTCAACGAACCAAGAGTTCCAGGAACCAAGCCATCAGCCGTATTCACAAATTCAGCCAACAGATCTTGTGCTTTCAACAGTTCAGACACAGCAGCATTACTGGTGCGGATATGCGTTGCAGTAATCAGAGCAGCCAGGTCGCTCGAATCGTTTGCATCACCAATCGTCAATGGACGCGGTACAGTGATAGGCGAACGCAACGGCACTGCGTAAATCTGATTGTAGAACGTAGTATCCAACAGCTGACCACGCATACGACGGTTCAGGTTAGTACGACGCGCATCAAGATCGTAACCAACAGCCGAAGCATTTGCAAACAGATTTGCAATTGTCAAACCAGCACCAGTGGTCAAGTCCAAGCTAACGCCATTGCCATCGATAACAGAAACAACACCCACGTTACCTGGGAACAGATTCGTATCACCCAATTCAAGATTGACACCGCCCGATACTTGCACAGACAAACGAACCGAATAACCACCAGCGAGGATAGGTGCAAACGCAGCAGGAAGAACACCGTTTACGTTAGTAGTAGTGCCTGTTACTTGCAGAATATTCGTATCGAATATGCAAGTCATCACACGATAGTTCTGTTGCACTGAGTATTGGAATGTGGCCAATGGCAACTTGCCAGTATTGAACTGGATCAAATCAGTTTCAGCATCATTTACAATCTTCAGATACACCGATTCCAAACGAATGGCAGTATCGATCGAGTCAGTCGAATCATTCAGACCGGTTTCAAGCATTGCGTCAGTTTGCGAAATAGCCAACAGTCCGAACTTATTGCCCATTTTCAGAGGAGCAGTAGTAATCGACTCACCATCCAACAGAATGGTCTTCGGTGCATACAGAGCTGGGTCAATGAAGTTCGATGCCGCTTGGGTACGATACACTGGGACAATACGTGTTTGATCATTCTTCAGGATCGTAGGATCGATTACAGCTTGAACGATGTTGCGTTTGTTGAAGTTGTCAACAGCACCAGTGATTTGGCGACGAACTTCATTGTACACGGAGATCAGACGGATCGAAACGGTATAGCCAACTTGGTCAGGTGTAACTACAACGGTTGGGAAGAAAGTTTCGCCGAATTCATCTTGGCGAGCAGCTTGCATGTTATATGCAACAGAATACACAACGGCATTCTTGTTTTCTTTCTCATCATAAGCTTCCATTGCAGCCGAAATACGACCTTGCAATGAATCGCCAATGCCTTCAGTCCCGAAGAAGGTCATGTTTTCAGCAGCAACCATACTGCGTGCAACAGGAGCATTCAAGAAACCAGGAATGTCGCCTGCCATAATACCAGCAGCTACGGCAGCTTGTTTTTGCGCAGTGGTCAGAGGAGCACCGTCTGAACGCTTAATCACATGCGTGTCAACAATCTGTTCCAGTGCCAAATTAAGGCTATTTACACAGCGGTCAAGTTCATTAGCGGTAGTTGCATCAATCGATTCCATCGACATAGCAGCATGTGCGTATTCTTTGGATGCAAAAGTAGAACCATTTGAATTCAGTTGTTGACGAATGCCAGCAACCAGGTTGTCAAGTGGAGTCGCCGGAGTGTAAGAACCGACGCGTTGTTGTTTATTGCGAAACAGTGATGTGCTCATTTTTTTAAAATCCTTGCAGTTGGAAAGAAAAGATGCTTTTGGGGCATTGTACCTCAAAGTATTATTAATAATTAGTTGCTAATAAATCGAGATACCTTTTAAACAAAGAGGTTTTTGCTACCTCGTGATACGCGTCGTACACATACAATACTTTTAAAATAGACTCAATTAGTGATATTTGTAGTCTTGGATCTACTGGTTCAGTAAAGAATCCGGGATTAATGACAATTCCTAACAATTCTGGTGTTAGGTCATGAACGGTAAATGGAACCTGTTTTTCATCATAAGAATTATGCTTAGAAGTAGGATCAAAGATTCTATCCCACACTTCTTTATGATTTACTGCATCCAAAGCAAACTTTGGCAAATCAAGATAACATTCGTTTCTTAACTTTGGTTTATCTTCAGGAACACTGTTTTTCCAAATAGCAGCAAGATCGATGTATATATCCGATCCTAACACATGATTTGTGTAAGTCTGAAAAACAAGAAATGAAATCAAATCATTAAGTGACATCAGTGGCTTTATTTTTTCAAATGATAAACACTGATTTAACGGTAGCTGATTTCTCTTCATAGTCTCAGCCACCCAAAACGGGATTAAAATAATATCCTTATTCCTCGGCACGATGATGACTCCTTATACAACACAACATAAGTAATTAATGACTGGCGCGACCTCATCTATGAGGACTACTTTAAAAAAATTAATAATCGTCTAACTAAAAATAACACATTCATAACGATATGGACAATTTACAACTATTAGTAACCAGTATTATACTTTTATATCGTGAAAGTCAGCTACCTGGCGCCAATGAAAATTCCGCAACAATCGTAAGAAGCGTTCTTGCAAATATTAAGGATGCTGATTTAAACATCGGTATAGGTTCTGAACGTGACATGATCGATGGGTTAAAAGCAACAGCAATGTCAATGTGTGACTCACCTCCTGGATATAAATTTGACCAAGGTAGTCTATTACAGCGTTTAAAAGTAAACACTATTGACAATGAAAAAGTATTTAATCTGCTATATGATGGAATAGCTTCTGATTTGCCTGATAATCTAAACAAAAGTAAATGTTTGGAAGAAAGGCGTAATTTAAACGAATTCTTTAAACAAAGGAAGTTTGAAGAGATTATTAAAAAAGCGTCACACACTATGAAATTTCATAGTGATAAGATGCCTCCCTTTAATAATTTTGTCGCAGACATCGCCACACAGCTTGAACAGTTTACAATTAGAACTGATACTAAAGATCCAGCAATTATATCCGAGGTAGATTTTGACCACATTGATCAGATCACAAACGTCTTCACAGCGGTCTCAGAAGAGGCTGCTGGGACTGCTTTATTGAAATCTGGCTACCAAGGTATTAACCTAATGCTGGACGGTGGTTTTAGACGTGGTGAGTCAGTTGTTATTGGTGCGTTACAACATCAGTTTAAAACAGGATTTAGTTTATCGGTGTTTAAACAATTAGCTCTCTATAATATTCCTCAGATGACTGATCCTACAAAGAAACCTTTGATGATCCGTATTTCATTTGAAGATCCGTTATCTCTGAACTTCCAGTTTCTTTATCAGTCACTGAAATCAAACGAAGTTGGTGAAAGCTATACACCTATTGACAGCAGTGAAGGAGAGATGGCTGGGTATGTTAGAGAGCGTTTACAGTCGAATGGGTACTACGTAAAGTTCTTACATGTAAATCCTTCCGGATGGACATATAAAGATATTTGTAACTATATTATTCAGTGTGAGGCCGATGGTTATGAAGTTCATGTCTGTATGTTGGATTATTTATTAAAGTTACCAACGACTGGATGTGATCAAGGACCTATGGGTCACGATATTCGTAATCTCTACGAGAGATTAACAAACTTCATGAAAGCTAGAAGAATTTTGTTTATTACGCCTCACCAGCTTTCACCAGAAGCAAAAAAATTAGTTCGTTTAGGCTCAAGTGATTTAGTAAGAGAGTTACCTGGAAAAGGTTTTTACAGCGGCAGCTCACAAATCGATCAAGTCGTTGATCTTGAGATATATATACATATTGAACAATTGAATGGTAAGTCGTATCTCACTATACAACGCGGTAAACATCGTAAGATTAAGCAAACGCCTTTTGAGCATCAATATTGTGTATTGGAGTTTAACGATTACGGTATACCTGATGATATTAACGGAGCTGATACCACCAGAACACGTGTCGGTGGTGGTCCAAAAGGAACTAAGGATGAAATTCCGTTTTGGGAGTAATTAACGACATATAACAGGATTAAACATGCATACTACTCTTTCTGAAGAACTAATGAAGAAGCACGAAGAGTGTGAGAATCAAGATACAATGGCTATGGAAAATATTCTTTCTAGTATATCAGAAGGAATAGGCAATATTGTCAATGGCGTTAAGACTAGTATCGTTTTATCTAACGTAAGTGAAAATCAAAATTTAAGACATGTAAAAAAACTAACGTCTAAAATTAAATATAAAAAAGCAGTAAAGAAAGATGTTCCTTTAATTGAGATACACCATTACTCAAAATGGCTAAAGTTACATGGCCAAGTAATTAACGACGGACAAAAGATTATTCAAGAACTAGAGAGGGTGTCTGCTTTAGGACGCCTTCTGCATTCTGCTTATATTCCCGCATTAAATAATCTGTTTGATTACATCGGTAATAAGTTTCTTAAAATAGCAAATGAAGATCAAAAAAAAGCAGTAAGTGATTTTGCCCCAACTGTAGCCATGTTCTATCCAAAACACTTTGATAGTATTTTGAATAAGAAACGAAAAGGAGTAACAGTATTAGTTGGGGAAACAGATCGAGATGTTAAGTCAAGTGATGTCTATCTTGGCAATTGGATTGTCGTAAGTAACACGATGGATTATACAGGACATACACATGTGTTGCCCGCTATTACGGGACTAACGACGAATCCAATAAACGATATCGAACCTAGGATGTATGTAAATGCTTACACATATCCTCAGGTTTGTAAGATACTATCGTTACTGACCGAAATATTGTTAATGTTAGATACGCTAACTGACTGGCATCACTTTTCACAATCGGCTAGTAAAGTAAGTGATCTATCACGCGTATATGAACTATCTCATCGCGATTATGCTAACTATAGCGATGAAAAGAAAGCTGTTACTGTAGAAGCCGTAACGATTGCACAATCAGTATTTAGAGAACATAAAACATTAGAGATCTTTTCAAATGTAGTAAACAGATTAAGTTTTGTTATACTCCAGGTTTGCGAAGGTTCTATTCACAGAATGGATTAAATAAGGAACCGCTATGGATCTCAGGAAAGCTATTCAAAAACCAAAATACATTACTCTGTCGGAGCTTATCTTTTCACCACGTCCGACTGGTTTAGTAGCAGAGGTTTCAACCGAAGGTATTGTGGATAATGTTACACAGCGATTCCGTAATCTGTTTGAAAAAAGAGAAAAAGAAGTACATGAAGAAATAATTAACGGTGAACAAGTTCTTACGAAAGTAGATAACATTCGTGCAATGTTAGAAAATAAGAACGATTTACGAAATGACCCTTCTCAAGTAAGATTAGGAATATATGCTAAGTGGGTTTCTATTCACGGTGTAATTCTTGATGACGCAGATGCGGTATTAAAAGAACTGCTTAGATTAAAAGACTTAGTTGATCTTTACAATACCGCTTATATTCCCGCATTAAATAACTTATTCAATTACATCGCCGATAATGTTTTAAAACAAGCTCTAAACAATCCAGTAGAAGCAATTGACACTTATGAACAATCCCCTGATTTCTTTCCTAAACAATTTAATCGCGTATTAAAAAGACGGCGTAAAGGCGTTGTGGGCGGAAACGTTACGGATGTAAAAGGAAGTGATAACTACATTGGAGATTGGTATATTGGGTCTATTTCAGATAGTTCGAATTTAGCAAAATGTACGTTAGATATTTCACTTCACTATGATCTTACAGTTAAAAAGATTAAGGAAGCACATCTTCAACCATATTCAAAAGAAGAGATTGAAAGTATTCTTGCTGTGGTTAGTGAGATAGCAAAATCAACAATCAGTGTTTCGCAATATAGTAAATCAGACGATAGCTTCAAAAAGGTTTATCATGACATTGCCGAGTTAGAAAAGAAATATACTCGATGGGATAGTCAAGGTAAAAGGACAATAGAAGAGAAAGCAGTGCACGATTGCGTGATGATTGCGCATACAGCATTTTGGGAAGTAGAAGAATTTATAGCGGATACAGCTGTGTTTAACCACATCTGTCGTGTGGTATTGAAGATTTGTGAACACTCCATTCACCGCATGGTTTAAATAAATTAGGAGCACGTTATGTTTGGCATAGGCGCAAAGTTGCGAAGAATGGTAGGTAGCATTAAGATACGGGCATCTGGCGATATTATAAAAATAGATGGTCTCCCAGCCGATGTTATTAATAATAGTATTAAAGAATATTGGGAATCAAAACAGATCGGCACGTGGATGTTTAACACAATCACTAGCGATAGTTTAAGTTTCCATAGTTTCTTTCTACCTGATTTCGCGTACGTCATTAACACGCTTATTTTAGAAAATAAAGGGCAGCGAAATATCCGTGCTTTAAGAAAACTGTATGCTGATCTATTTACGAATACTTGGTTAGGGGAAACCGTAAAAGACTATCCAAATATTTTAAATTTACATAATCTAAATAGATTGAATATAACTCTGCTTGATAAGCAGATGGAGTTTTTAAAAACTTATAATGAGTTAGTGCCGAAGTGGAGACTGCAAGGTTTTGCTTTAGGTGCAAAACCTGGTGTGGGTAAGACCCTCTGTTGTGTTGCGTTGGGCGAATGTTTAGATGCTGATGTTAAAATTTTCATTGTGCCTAAGAACGCAGTAAGAAGTGTGTGGGTAGATACTCTAAAAACACGTCTAGTGAAACCTCCTGAAGTATGGGATTCCTTAATGGGAACACTCCCTCCAAAAGGTTTAAGCTATTATATTTTTCACTATGACGCTTTAGATAAAGCCATTGAATTTGCAAAGACTGCCCGTTGTAGTAAACCTTTTATTGCGTTAGATGAATCCCATAATTTTAATGAATGGACTTCTAATCGAACCCAAGCATTTATTAAGCTTTGCCAGATAACGAAATGTCAACATGTTGTTTGGTCATCCGGTACTTTAGTTAAAGCAATTGGTAAAGAAGTGATGCCTTTATTAACCACGATCGATGTAATGTTTACATCTGATGTAGCAGAACGCTTTAAGAAAATTTATGGCATGAATGCTTCTCGCGCAGCAGATATTTTAAGACATCGTTTAGGACTTGTTACGTTTAAAGCTGAACGTGCTGACGACGTAGAAAAAGCAATTGAACGCGAAATAAAGATTAAGATTCCAAATGGAAACGATTATACATTAGAATCTATTCGCGTATTGATGTCAGATTACATTAAGAAACAGTTAGCGTATTATCAGGCTAATATGGCTCAATTTACTAGGCATTATAATTATTGCTTGGATGTGTTTGAGAAAACACTAAAGACACCAGAACAACATCAAGAATTAAAGACTTATAAACGATATGTTAAACAGATTCAAAGAGAATATGATCCTGTCCTCATGAAAGAACAAGTGTTGTTTTGTAATAAATACGAACTAACACAAATTGTTCCGGCTTTACAAAACGATTTAAAAAATGAGTTTAAGAATCTACGTTCTATTGTTAAATATTATTTCTTAAAAGTACAAGGTGAAGCTTTAGGAAGAGTATTTGGTAAGATGCGGATGCAGTGTAATCTAGACATGGTAAAATATACCAAGATGGAAGACGTTATTGAAGCTGCTGTGAAGAAGACTTTAGTATTCACAAGTTATGTAGAAGTGGTGGATGAAACTTATAAATACCTTACTGATTTAGGTTTTAAACCACTACGTGTTTACGGTGCTACAAATAACGATCTTACTAGCATTCTGAATGATTTCAAAAACGATCCAGATGCAAATCCTGTTATTGCAACGTTTCAATCATTATCTACCGCTGTGCCGATGATTGAGGCTAATACAGAGATTTTTTTGAACAGTCCGTTTAGACCGCACGAACGCGAGCAAACCATAGCTCGCGTGGACCGGCGTGGGCAAGATACTCAATGTAGAATTTTTGATTATTTTTTAGACACTGGAGATCAGCCAAATATTTCTACTCGTTCTAAAGATATCATGAAGATGGCTGAAGAAATGGTAGATGCAATATTAGGTGGTCCAAATCCGCATCTATCTGATCATGTGGCTGCTGAAAGTTTAACGGACTATCTCGAAGGAGCAAATTCTGTTTCACTTGTTCCTCAATATGTAAACTGGACATAAATCATGCATAAGTTATTAGTTGATAATGCCGTAGAAGTATGTCGTAAACGAAAACAAGAAGGAGACTGTATAATTACTCCTTCTTTATCAATTGGTCTCTACGAAGAAGCAATAGTTACTATGGCGGCTGAACTAGAGGAACTACGTGATTCAAGCACTTTGCCAAAAGGATGGCGCTGGTTAGAACTAGGCGAAGAAACTAACTATGGAGATTTTTGTTGTGACCCACGTGCAGCGCCTGTTAGAATTACTGAAGGCACTTTGATTATGAATGAACGCAATCACCCAGTTCGTAGAAGGAGTACATAATGAAAAAAGCAACAATAGCTCCAGCTTATGTTGCTTTATTTGCTGGATTGTCAGATGTGGCTCAGAAACACGGCTATGCTTTAGCTGCTCATGGAAGTTTAGTAACTGATTTTGATATTGTTGCTGTTCCATGGACACCAGGTGCTGTAAGTGCAGAAGAGTTAGTAACTGCTATAGCAAAACATCTTACTGTCTGTTCTGAAAAAGTTCTACCAGGACTTTAAGAACCTGAAGTAAAGCCACATGGTCGTCTAGCATGGTTAATTCCTCTGAAGTGGGGCGCGATAGATATTAGTGTAATACCTAGAGTAATTGCGGAGTTGACATAATGACTGACATTAAGTACTTTATACTTGTTAATATATTTCACAATAACATAATAGACGCTATAAATAGTAGCATCGAATTAGGTAGTATTCTATTTATGTGTTTAAGTGTAAGAAGAATTCTTATTGATAAGCAAGTAAAAGGTGTTAGTATTTTTCAGCTACATGGGGATGGGTTATGGTGCGTGGTTTGCTTACTTTTGCGGTGCAGTAAACCAGCCAATATCTTACAGACTAAGTAGTTTTTACGTACTAGTAAATCTAGTGTGGCTTGTGTTATTTTTCTGTTATAAGCCACAATCAAAATTTACTAAATACATATTGTCTTTGATAAAAATTAATCCTGCTAAGGAGTAATAAAAAATGAGTTTATTTAGGAAAGTTGTTAATGACGTGTGTACTGGCATAGATGGTGTTTCTGTAGACCCTGCCAGATTGATTGGTTATGGTTTTGTTCTTGTAGCTGCCAATGTTTGGTTAGGCGCTACTGTTTACGAGATTTGGAAAACTGGTCATTTTGATGGTACTAACTTTGCAATCAGCTTAGCGGGCGTTGCTACTGCGTTAATGGCCGCTGCTGGTGGAGTAGCCTTTAAGAGTTCTACGGAGCCTACAGCCGTTTCTACGCCATCTGTAACACCTCCAACTACAGCTGCTACCACTCCTGCTAAACCTGATGCTGATTCGGACGATAATGTAGCGGCTGGTATTCCTGCGCCTAGTCCAGCCGCTACTACAACACCCTCAGGCGTACAAACAGGAATACTCAGTAATCCTTCAGGTATTGATAATACATTAATATCTAGTCCGACCGCTACTTCTCTTACAGCACAAACAGTTGACACTAGTCTTACTCTTCAAAATAGTGACGGTCAACAAAAAGCAGTATTAATCCCGCAATTTTCTTTTGCAAAAGATACAAATAAATCTGCTATTATTAATCCTTATCCGCAAGACCTAAGAGAAGGAATAAGAGACACTAGCGAATCGTCAGATTCTGAACGTTTAATATACGCTAATCAAGTTCCGTTATTCTCTATTGTTTGGACAACAGCCGGTAAACTAATAACAGCGGAAGATGTTGTTGAAACATCTACTCCTGTTCCATTGCCGGTTATCGGTGTAATTGATTTGGTGGATGATTCTGTTGCGTCGGTAATCACTAGTACTAGTTACCCTAAACCACGTCCCGTATTTCCACAAAGTAGATTAGTGACAGATAATAACGAAGTTACAGAAAAGCCACATAAACGTCCTGTTATAAAAGGTGGTACTATTATACCAGATAAAGTTTTAAAGAAATAACCCTAAATAATTTGATACGTTTATCAAACACTACAGTTATTGGAATATAAAATGAGCGCACCTGACACCGCATTAGAAACTGAAAAAATCCCAATGGTAATTAAGATCGATAATTCGTTTAGCCCAGAACCACTGACAGAATTTGAAGGTGATGTTGCTTCTACTGGAGCAGAACAAGAAGAATTAACATACGACAAACAAGAAATATCTGTTGTTGCTGAATCGCTTTCAGTATACGCGGATGAACTGGCACATTTGATTCAGTCGAAAACAGGTACTGCTGACACACTGAGTTTGATTCGTTTCGGTGCTCAGCAACAACTTAATCGTGTGGATTTCAGATTACCATCTATTGGTTTGGAGAGCGCTGATCTTGATATATTTCAGCAACATCAAATAGTGTTAGAAGGTATTAAAGAGTTTCTTTCAAAACTAAGAGACTACTCCAATAAAATCAGGAAACATTGGAAAGATATTCTGCAAGATACTTTCACAACAACGCAGGGTATGATTGGCAAGTACGAAAGTGTGTTGGCTACATCTAAACAGACTTTTGATTCCGCTAAAGATTCGTTTAAAGGACATGAACATACTGCTAGCTTAACAGAACTTTGGTATCACTTCTCTACTGGAAAAGGAGAAGTAAAAAATATCATTGAAGCAATCAAAAAAGATTTAGAATTATCTAAATATGTTCTTACTATCTATCCTGCGAAGATTATGCAAGTGCAAGATCGATTTAGTAATGCGTTTGCTGGTGCACAGGGTGTCGAGCCAACTACTGTAGCTGCAATTGCGAAAAAATTAGAAGCTGTTCCTGTGCCAGCTGATCTTTTTGATAATCGTTTCTTAGAAGAAGGAAAGCCATATCTGAGTGTTACTGGTTTAGAAACAAAAACTGGGTCTGTACGTAATCCATTAAGTATCGGGGAAACTGGTAAAGCATTTGATAGGCTTGCTAGATTAGCATCAACAAAATATGTAATAGAAGCTGGTAGTCTGAAACATAGTGGAAAGAAAGTGTTACGGCAATTAGGCGGTGAATTTGCTGGTGTTTCGATGGGTGCTGATGTTAAGTTAAGTACAAATGAAATTGGCATGGTGCTTAAGTTCGGTCAGCAATACATTAACAATGTCAAACAGTATCTGGGATTGATTTCAAACTTCAAGCCGTATGAAGGACATTTTTATACATGGTTAGATTCAATCATGTCTTCTGGTAATTATGAAAAATTATCTAATGAAGTTCAGGATCTGATCGATCAGTTTGAAATGGTAGATTTCAATATCTGGAGATGTTTCACTAGCCCAGCAAGATCTGAAATTGCTCGTTCGTTGAAAGGCGCTAAGTACTGTGCTTATCTTGCTCAACGAATGACTAAGCATGCGGGATCTACACCAACTCCAACGCCAGCTGTTGAACCAACTGAAACACCTACTGAATAAACAAAAAAAATAGGTAAGTAGACGTGAGGGTTTTACCCTCACGTCTATATGCCGCTTACGATTAAGATTTGTTAGACGGCGTCTTAACCAAACCGGCGCGTTCAAGATTAACAATCTCTTGATATTCAGCATCCGCATTTATTTTGCGAGCAATAGATTGCAAAACTTCAAATGCAGCTACCGACAGGAACGTGGCCAAACATATTCCCGATACTTTTACCATTGCGTTCATGTTTTATTCCTATTTATGTTATTGGTTATTAACGATATGCAACCGTGTGATATTGCGCTGGTGCGTACAACACGTGCGGCTGCGTATAAACAGTGCGTGCTGGTTGTGCTGCTCGATACCGATACATGACTCTCAGCGGCGTATAGCCAGGCCTATTGACATAATAGACAGTAGGCTTTAGACCAAGTGGATCGCCGTCGCTGTATGTAGGAGCAGCAGGCTTTGCTTCCTGTTGTTCTTTCTGCTCCTGTGACGCTTCGTCAGGTGTTAGTTCTTCTTCACCCTTTGATAGAGATTCAGGGACAGTGACCGGCAACACTGTGTGATTATCAGACGCTGCTGGTTTTTCTTGTTGCGCTGGAACAGTTAGTTGTGGAGCTACGTTGTAAGGTTGGCCCCTGTAAGTATTCGGCGACACATACGCTTGCGGGGCAGGTAGGTATCGATAAACCGGCTGTTGTTGAGGTTGTTGAGCAACAGCCAATTGAGCTTTCAGGTGAGCAATCTTTTCCGCCTGAAAGGTTTCAATCGTGTGTGCCATTAGTTGCTGTTGTGCGGCTTGTTGGTGCGAAAGCATCTGTTGTTGCATTAGTGCTTTGTAGGCCGTCGCTTCATCGATTTCGTCAGCGCTAGCCCGCTGACAGAACGCAGCAATACCAACCACTACGATCGCCACGGTAATGAATAGCTTCGCACAGGCTACATTCAGCGCGTGCAAGTCTTTAGAAATTACACTCATGATATTTCTCCTGAATAATTAAAAAATTGTATTACGAATTTACCACTACACGATGAGCAGCCATCCATTCTTCTTTGCTGATGATTACTGTGCATTCGCAGCAACCAAAAGATAGCTTGGCAGCGATTTCATCAGACCCAGCTACTGGCGAGACACCGATTAATTCAACGTAACCATCACGTTGCGTGTTCGTTGCCAACTGGAGTGCAATCTTTGTTAGCTTGTGTTCGACTTCTTGAAAATCCATCCACGTCAGGGTTTCATCAGCCAATGATTGCGTCCAACGCTGTGCCGCTACTTGATTCATCCTAAGCATTTAAATCTCCTTGAGTTGTCAATGTTCGAGATATATACTCAAACTCACCGAAGTTATATATGTCTGAAAAAATCTGGAATACAACTTTTATGTTTATAGACTATATTTGTAGCTTTTCGTTTGCGCCAAGGTAAATCCCATTTCCTTGGCTACTTCTAAACACATAGCTTGATTGCGAATATAACGTAGCGCGAAACTGTTTTCTGAAACAGCAGCTAAACAAATTTCTTTTGTTTGAATTTTCGCATGTCTAAAAGTATGTACGTTAGCTTCAACAGCAATAGAACACATGTTTAATGTTTGCCTATCAATGTATTCCAGTACGCTCGGTGCGTTTTCAATTGCTGTAAGACAAATCTCTTCAGTTTTATCCCTAACGTAACGGAATGAAGAGTAGTCCTTCGATAGAGCAAACATGATTAATTCTTTAGTCTGATCTTCGACATACTTCAAAGCATCTGGATTTTGATTTAAGGCTTCGTAACAAATCTTCTCAGTCTTATCCTTGACATGTTTTAGAAACAAACCATTTTGTCTAACTGCTTCCAGACATATTTCTTCTGTTTGGAATTCAGCATATAGGAAGGCGTGATAATCTGTCTGAACTGCTATAAGACAAATCTTCTCCGTTTGTGTCTCTACAAATTCAATAGCGAGATAATTTTGTCTTATTGCTTTGATGCATTGTCTTTCAGTTTGGTCGACTACAAACTCTAAAGCCAACCCATTTTGATGTAATGCCGTACTGATTATTTTTTTAGTTTTATGTTCAACAAATTCTAAAGCTAACCCGCATTCCTTAACAGCAAGCAAACATATATCTTCTGTTTGATTTTTAATACGCTGCAATATCATTCCGTTGTTAACAACAAGAAACATAGATTGTAAGTCGCTTACCATTTTTAAGAACATTTAATTTCTCCTTTATGAAATTATAATTCAATATAAACAACATAAAACAATATTTATTTCACATACAAAACTAACATAGTCTGCATGTGAAATAAATATCAGTACAGTGCAGATATCATAAATCGATATCTACTCTTTTGGCGTGTCGATTACAATAGATTTACCTTTTACACCATAACGATACACATAAATGGTAATTTTTTGTAATGTCACGACATAGTCAAATGTATAACCAGCAATGAGCTTTGAAAGTGCAACGTAAGCAGTGAGTTCGCTATTTAGTTTTTTATTACCACGTGCTAGTAAATTTGCATCAAAGTAACGCATGCTTTTTTGAAGCTGCTCAATGTTTAAACCTTCTCCACTAATTTGTGCGTTGTTAACAGAAGTAATTATGTTCGTAAGACTTAGTTCTAGATAACTATTAACATCCGTATAATCGAATATATCGAGGACTACTGTGCCAATGCAATTATTGTCAGTTAATGCATCCGATGTTTTAAATAATTGAATATCGACATGTTTTTCTCGCAATTGAAGCACGTAGGTAATAGACACACCTGATAAATAAGGGCGCGATGCTAGAACATCATCGATGAATTCCATAATTACACTTAACCGGTCAAGCGTTGTGTACTCAGTTAACACAGTACGTAGTAGCCACGTGCCTATTACACAAACATATGTAAGTGGTTTTAGTAAAGACATTTTCATCTGGTTTCCTTTTTTAATTAACAAGTTCAAAACGTTTAAATCTAATTAAAGAAATATCGTTATTGATATATTTTTTAAATGCATACCAACAGATACCATCTTTATCGTAAGCTTCGATATGTTTTAGTTTCGCTATAAATGCGTCGCCTAACGTGTGTATCGCATCCCCTAGTTTTTTTACTTCTTCTGATTGTTCAGTGTATGCGTATAATATTATTATTTCTGAAGCATACTCTTCGAGGCATGTATTAGCATCAGCCAAATCGGTGATGTAATCGAATATAGCTGGGACAAAGTCATGCCCAGCAAAATCATTACTAAACGATAGAGAGTTTAAAACATTGTCGAAATCCTTTATTAACTTCAATGTATCAAGAATGATTAAATCAGGATATTCGTTTATCTGGTCCATTTTCAAATCTCTTATAAAATTACACTTCGAATAATATTCTCCAAGCTTTTTTGTGACAAGCTAAACCTGCTGGCGTGAAACCGGGTTTATCTTGCTGCCAACAAGGAAAACATAAATACTGACGATAGTAGTTAGCCACTAAATCAACACCCAGCCCTCTTTGTCGATACGCTGGGTCAACTACTAAATCGCCGTAGAGGTATGCGCCTATAATCTTATTTTCTTTAAGCCGCATAATCGCGCCGGCGTTAACTGGTTCGGTGACAATATCGTATAATCCAAAAGCTTGTTTTTGTATAACGACATTAGAAATAACTGCAAGAGCTTCAGAGTCATCAGTAACTGCTTCAGCTAAAATTTGTTCTAATGTTTTTTCGAAACAAAGATCAATAGTAGGTACTCTTAAAACACTATCTGCGCCTGTCAAGAAATGAAGCAATGATATTTCTACCATGATAGCTCTCCTTAATAAAGAAATGTAAATTACTATTATTTCAAAATTGTAATATATGTCTGAAATATTCTGTGATAAAAAAAATAGTAACTATTAGGCTACTAATTTTTTTTATTTCAATTTAACGAGTATTCTCCGTGTTATGCTACTCAGTTAAATTGAAATAGGCAATTTACCGCTCAATATCCATGACACGATATCAACAGATAAGCAGTCTATAATCTGTCGTGTAGCGCTCACAAAACGCTCGTTGTTAGCCGCTGATTTTGCTCGTAGATATTTCAGGTAATCTGGCGTGCTATAATGTCTGGTATGTGTTACTTGTTTACCACGATGTATTAACTCTATTAAAGATAATACATTAACTATCCCGTTAATAGTACGCGATATACAAAACCCCGTCGTAATACTACCTGGATCTATTTTTACTTCTATTTCTTGTAATTGACAATCCTTTTGATCTAGATCAATTAATTGGATTACAAAAGGTTTTACCTTTATCACACGTGCTCTACCTCTTTCGAGTAATAAACGTGCTCTTTTACCAGTACACGGCATGAGTGGTAGTTTATTCTTATCGATTACAAATACAAATGGTTTACCTGACATAATAATCTTTCTGTGATTTACATCACTGGTTACATTCCCCTCGACAATGTTAAAATAGCTTTTTACGTTATACACATTATCCCTTACTCTTAGGATTGTTTAATGTATAACGACAGAGCTACAGACTGAGGAAGCATCTGTAGGTATCATGACTAAAATAACGTAGTACAATTAAGTACTGAGTCTGGTCAACTTAATACCTTACGGTATCATCCTTTTAGGGATGGAGTAATTGACAGTTCTTGAGAATCTTCAGGTGCGTATGAAAATGCGCGTTTTTCAATAACGACTAATTTATAAATAAAATTTGTTACGTCGTCTTTATGTTTAAGTAAAAGTGCTTTTTCTTTTATTTGTTTAATAACATCTAGTATATTGCGCCCTATTATTTTTTCATCGCTCACAATTTTCTCCTTTATTTTAAGTCAAGTGGCACGCCTATTATTGGATCTTCTCCATGAAATATTACACCTACTCGGTTTACTACTTTATCGAAAATAGGCATCTCTAGTTCCAATATTCTTGATCTAGCCACTTGTAAATTTGAGTCTGTTCTTGCTTTATGTTTCTGTGGAAGTGAATCTAATTCTTCAGTAGAAAATAAACCAGCTATAACACGGCGCTGAATAAACGTGCCGCGTTTGAATGAAGATGGAAAATCATTCCAATTGACACCTTTTGCCATCAGCATATCTTGCATCTCTGCACCTGATTTTTTGTGCAATTGAGCTTGACTATAAAAAGCACTAGCTGCCATGCTAATACTATTTTTAGAAGCATCGCGTTCACGCCATAGGAAGTTATTTGTTGCTTCTTCTAACGTAGGGAAGTTACATGCTCTGGCGTCAAATGTAGGTAAGCGATCAGCAAAACCTGGCATTTGTTTTAACACTTCTCTGTAAAAGAAAAGTGTGGCTTGCGCAGCAAGATGAGAAGTCATTTTAGCTACTCTTCTATCAAACCAAATTTGATTCTTTAAACTATCAGAATACCACGTCAGAGTAATTTCATCACTCTGCGTATACCCCATGATAGCATTGGTGTGGTCTACTAAATATTTAGTAGTATTAACCATAGCTCTAGTCATCCGTAAATCAAATGGGCGATCCATTCCTTTTGTAAAACGACTGAAACCACGACCATCTAATCTTGCTACGATTGGTAGTAACGGGAAGAACCTACGATCAGATTCGTAGTCTTCATACATTTTCATACGATCGCCAAGTGCGTCTAAAGACATTATTATTCTCCTTTTTTTACATTATAGCTAATTATACATCGAAATCGTTGCTGGTTTAGCTAAACAGATATCGATGTTTTTTTTCATTACGCACAGGTAAACAATATCGAATACCTTCTGTGTTATTTTTATTAAAGAAATGCAACGTATAACATGGCAGAACTTCGTCGCCCTGATATTTAGTTTCTGCTGTACCTGTTTGCATATCAAATTCATTTAGTTCTGTTACAACTGTATGTATAAAGCTATGAAATTTATTTTGAAGCTCTTTATTAATACAGCGTGTCGTAATGAATTCAAATACAGGAACTGGGTCACTTCCTAATGATGGTAAATGTTCTAACATGTTACTCTCCTTTATTAATGAAGCACAAGTCCTTTATTAACTTTACCATTTACTTCTGTATACATTAGTCCCACATCAGTGATTTTTTCATTTTCTACTAGAAGACAATAACGAATACCATTTTTATTAAATTCATTATAAAAACGCACCGTATAACACGATACTTTTACACCTGATGTATCAGTGCTTCGTGATATTCCCGTAACAATAATAGGTGCGTCTATTTTTACTAATGCGTCTTTTAAAAAATCATAAAACTTTTTTTCAACTTCTTGACTAGCATAACGCTCTTTGAAAAAACGTAGTACCTGTGTAAAATCATGCGTTATAGGTAGCGGTTCTATTTCTTCACTCATTATACATCCTCCTCTGTTTCTACTGAGAACGGCGCAAGTTCTGGTATAAATGGTAAGTCTACATCAGTATCTTCCAGTGTATCGCGCCAGTAGCCGATAACCTTTTTATCTTTAATCACAATACTCTCCTTTATTTCACCATACTGGTGAACTATCTTTCCATGTTCTTATTGTATCAAAGACCTTTTTATTATTTTCTATTTCAAAGATAGTCTGATGTAGATATGGTCTGCGTGTAGACTTAATTATAGACATGAAAATAACAATAGCAACATCAGCTCTCCATACGACTTTAACAAAAGCGTCTTTAGCAAACGCGCTAATTGGCGCCTTATCTTTATCGTAGATAATCACTGACTCGTTCTCTACATGAAGATCTTTTATCTTTAGTATAAATAACTCTAGCTTCGATTTAGGAATACCGACATGACAAGATTCCCAATTATCAAAATGCCTTGTAGTGATATATACTAACGCAGCAGCGTTTTTAACTGTAAGACCAGGAACACTAAGACGAAGAAGTCTCACTATATTGCTATCATTCATGTTCTCGTTCCTCAAATTCAGTAAATTTAAACGTATAGTTAACGTCTAATGTTACTGTATTCATTGCAGTAGCCGTTTCCTCAGAACTGATTGGACAGCAACCTGTAAATACTGTTCTAGGTCGTTTCTTCATTGCGATCTTTGCACGACGTTTAGACATCTGATTGATCTTAGAGTTACTTTTGACAACGACTATTGTGCTTTTATGTAAATCTTGTTCTTTATGTTCATAGCTTTTTATCCAATTTTTAAAGAATGAAAATACATCTTGGTCTTTAGAAAGTGGAGTTTCGCTTTTATCGACGCTTAATTCTTCTTTCCAGAAAAAATCTATCAATGGATCAATAACTTTCAATTTGCATGTTGTTAGCGGGATACCGCTAACAATAGATAGCCAAGCTGCTCGTTCAATGCCAATTTTTTCTGAATCAACACCATAAAGAAAGTAGTATCCATTATGCTCGGTAATAAGATAAATAGCCCAACGATATGTATCTTTATCTGGGCCATCGCATTGCGCTTCTATAAGCCCAGTGCGATCATCATGTTTTATAGGGAAGACAGCTATATGTGTTATTGGATGTTTGAAATTTTTAATACGTTCTAATAACTGTTCGTTACTTTGCATGTGTTTCGATGATAAAATAGCTGATGAAGATTTTACTGGTAAGTCCATTTAGTAACTCCTTATTAAACAATAGCAGTCAGTCCATGTTATATTACATGCTTCTTTATCTCTAAAGTTCAAATGGAGATATCATCTCTTGAACGTCTACAAATATATCGCGCAAATCGTGGAGCGTCTTTTAACCCTGTGTCAACACTACGATATTTAATAGGTTCATTAATTAATTCTGTCGGATTATCAAAATAATAGAGACGTTCAGCATGGGACATTTTACCTGGTCCAACGTTAATAATTTGTCCAGATAAAATATCACGACAAATTAATAAACCTACCATGCCTTTTCCAATTTTATTTTCTCTATGGCTACTGCGTTCTGTATAACCGAGCATATTTTTCTTAGCTATATTCAAATTCTTTTGGGCTTCTATTATTTTTAATACAATTGCATCTTTGTCCGAGGATGGTTTTAAACGTAAAAACCATCCTTCATTCACAGTACATCTGCCGTTTTTATGATGTCCTAATGGATCGCGTAATATAATTCCTTCATATCCTTTTTTGAGACATTCGTTATAGAACGATAATACTTCTATTTCATTCTTTAATAAAACATGAGGGATAATTCTAACATCATTTGGTTTATATTTTCTAATATAACTCTCTAATGCTTTTATTCGATTAGCATAAATAAGACTAATTGTATCTTCTCTTAAGAAATCAAATGCATTCCAAATAACATGTGGCTCGCCTTCTATTGTTGTTAAAACTGAATTTGTGTCTCTGCAAAGTGATTTTGATGTAATGTCTCCATAAGTTGCTTCGCCATCAATGCCTGTATAAATAGAATGGGAGAAACGAGTAGTGGTATATAAATTTGCATGGGGATTTAAACTACGACCAGTGGCAGTCCCAATAAGGTGCATTAAACGCACACCGTCTATTTTTGGGAACCCCATCACCGGATAATTTATATTGTCTAAAACCGCATCGCAAGCTAAAGACGGTTTATGCTTATACATAATTTTATTTATATTTTTGGTTTATTATCACACCGCTATTTAAAGCCATTTTAAAATACGATAAGATGCAAATTATACAACCGATGGTTTTAATTCGGTGCTATTAGGCTCTGCTTTAACACCATCGACGAAATCAATGAGTTCCCGCTCAATAGAAGAACAGTCGTCATGTCCGCGACTAATACTATTTCTGTCAATAAAGCCTTCATATTCAGAACGACTAACAAACTTAATAGTAAGTAATTTATCCTTATAAGTCGTTTGCAATGTGTGTCTATCTTTAACTACCCATGTTAAAGATAGACGTGGTAATGTTATTTTTAAAAAACCACTTCAATCGACACTAGTTTCACTATCGTCAAAGTTACTCATGATTATTCCTTTATTAAATTAATGCTGTTTGAATACCATTGCGATCACTGTACTATAGTCCATGCATTTTTTATACCCTTGGAGTAACCGGTTCGGCGATTTGAGATTGATATTTGCCGCCGCGATCTTTATACGAAACTTCGCACGGTCTTGTGCCACGAAAAAACTGAATTTGTGCACAACCTTCGTTAGCGTAAAGCATTGCTGGTAATGGCGTTGCATTAGCAAATTCTAACGTCAGATAACCTTCCCATTCAGGTTCCAACGGTGTTACCATCACTGAAATACCGCATCTGGCATAGGTCGATTTACCTACACAGTTAGACACTATATCGCGAGGTATGATAAAACGCTCCAGGGTATGGGTAAGTACGAAGGAATTAGGAGGAATGATGCAAATAGGTCCTTTGAAATTAACGAAATTCTTATCGTCGAAGTTCTTTGGATCTACGACCGTTGAATTTATATTGGTAAATATTTTAAATTCATCAGAACAACGAATATCGTAACCAAAGCTTGATAAACCATAACTTACGATTTTCTCAGCAATTTCTAGACCCAAACTGAGATCTGTACTACGCCATTTTTCTTTGATATCAAAATCAACACTACCGTCGAATGATGCTTGCCATTTACGTCGTTGTTCTTCATTTGGACGTATCCATCGCTCACGTACTTGTCCATCCACAAATGGACTGATCATCGGATTGAAATTAGCTTTTTCTCTAACAGTCAATTCACGATAAGCCATCGTACCTAAGGCATGCGTGTTTCTTAATTTATTGAATTCGTAGAAACCTATTTCTTTAAGCAGATCTTCTTCCGACTGATACGTAAAAGAATCTATTGGTTGAGGTACAAGAAAAACATCAAACTGTACTCCGCTATCATCAGGCGGCGGCGTCACTGATGTCATCCTTGTTACTACGTATTTTGGTGGACTGCACAACTCACGTATCTGGCGATCACAAAGTATGCTCATTGTTTAATTTCCTTTCGTATTTAAGTCTTGTGTTATTCTCAGAACATCGCTTTCACTATCTATCAAAGCTACCATATCAGTCACCTTTATTGAAAAACGTATCTACACCAACAGTTATTGACGTAGCACCTGCTGCTAAGAGTTCGTCATGTTGTTCAATGGTTATTTTGCAGTTAGTTAATATCACGTAATACTCGGGACTCACTACGATATCCCAATCGTATTCAGTTTTTAGTAAAACGGATATGAATTTTTCAATAGCTTTCTTTAGTGACAGATTGTCAGATAAAAGACTACTTGAATATTCTTTATCGTCGTTACGCTGAGATACGTTTGCTTCTTTTCTATACGCGTAAGTTACCCAGCCGCTCATAGTGTTTTCCTTTACGAATTATTAAATGTTATTGTTCGCAATGATGGTATTTGTATACCCTTTCATCTCTTCTAAAATAAGATATTCTTTAATACACATACATAACGTAGTATCTTTCGATACTGAGTCTGGTCAACTTAATACCTTACGGTATCATCCTTTTAGGGATGGAGTAGTTGATTAAATAAATAAGTTTGAAGACTATCCAATTCTTCGAGCATAATGTCTTCATCAAAACAAATGGATGACAGGCTTGTAATGATGTCACCACGGCGTTTGTTTTCAGTCACCCATTCACTACCTACCTTAGCTTTGTACCATCCTTTAAACAAAGCTAAAAGAGTCGTGATGTCGCGTTGTTCGTGACTGACATATGGAGTTATAAACGGTACGCTCATTTTATTTCCTTTATTTAGACTGCTGTTTAATAAGCTTATCTACTTTGATATAAACTTGCATTTGTTCTTTTCTTGTTGTTAGATCTTGCATTCCATCTGTTACTTCTAAACCTTGTCTGATGTACTGAATCTCCTCATCAGATATTCCCCACTTATTATCCGTTCGAGACCATCTATCTTTTACGTCACAGATAGCATTAACGGCTAACATCAATACTTCTTTTTCTTCTTCTTTAAAGAATATATCAGCAAACTCTAAACCTACACTTAATCTAAAGCTAATATCTCTCCATCCTTGCAATGATCCATTTCTTTCAATAAATTCTTCTAATCGTAAATATGGTTTTATGTTAAGAAGACCAGCTTCGCTTTCTGTGGTTAGAGGCGTGCTCAATAATAATGTACGACGAACATTAGCTGATTTTCTAGAAGATTTTTTATTACCTGCCATTTGTTCTCCGTTTTATTACGCGACATTCACAGCTTTTACAATACGTCTATTATGTTCTGCTTCTTCAACAAACGGTAATCCTATTTGTTCAGCAGCTTCTATTCGTCCAAATCCCTGATCACGTAAATCTTTATACATCGCGTAATCAGAAATAATACTAGGATACCAGCAATCAGGGCAATAATCATTTTTGTTACTTTTATTTAATATGTTCCCGCATGTTTTTCTTAAATGTGTTTTAGAAATAGCCTGGCAGCGTTTCTTAGGGGAGATTATTTGATCGATAATTTCTTTTTCTTGTTCTGGCGAGATCGCAATACGTTTAACGTATTTTCTAACTATGCGGTCATTATCAGTATCGTCAGGCACGATGAAACTAGACGGATCTTTATTTCTGTCCGCATTTATTTCATTGATAATATTTCCTGCTTCTTCTTTTCGAAATAGACGTTTTTTTCCAACATGTTTTTGAATCTCAGCAAACGTTAAAGTAAATGTAAAATTACGAAGAAGTTGATCAAGTGTTACTCTGCGTTCAAAAGTCATTTACACACCCCTATGCGAATAGAAAATAGCAGGAGAGCTATATAGCTCTCCTGCTAAAGTAAGTTACTTCATAATGCCAAATGCTGTAATGTGATTATAAGAAACTAAATCGACTCCATGTGTTCTAGGTGTTTCTATTGGTTTAGCAGATTTTATTTTATCAGACAAACCAGTTAGAGCTTTTAATTTATTGTCTTTAGGTTTCCCATAAAAGGCAATATCACATAGTTCGAATGCTGGTTGAAGTGATTCTTTATGCATCTTACGCTGACGTTCTAAGAACACTGTTGCTTCCTCACCAGGCAGACGAATACCTCGCACATCTGTTAGTTTACGTTTAGTTCCATACTGACCATCGTGCCTTAACGTCGAACTAAAACTACTGCTTCGGCAATAGTAATTATCGTCCTTTTCGCCTGGTAACTTAGGAAATTCGATGGAATCTACTCCATAAACACTGAACACATAAGGACCACAGAAAATTCCTTTATCTATGTCAAAGCGATAACAATATGGAAATTTATTAGCACTTTCATTTATAGATTGTGTTTCAGCATCGACCGAAATCACAGCTTCGTCAGCTGTTAAATTACCGAACATGCTGTCAGTGGGGAAAGAATGCAACTCTATCATAGAACGCAAGGCGACGAGCATGTGATTTTGATTAGACACGTCTTTAACCCCAACTGCAGCTTCTTTACCACTAGCTACCAGGGCAAATGGATTAAGATCCGACGCATTACCATTAACTGCCAAGCTGTTAACATTGTAAGCTTCGGCTTTACCACGAAAATAATCGCCAATAGCTTTTGTATCGTCAGTAGTAAAAGTAGCAAAGAAACTGACCTTTGCAACTTCGTTTTCAAGAATGCTATAAAAAGCTTTTAACTTATAGTTAGGCGATACGCCAGATTCGAAGAAATAAGTTTTAAAGTTTTCTTTATACCAGATGTTAAATTCATTTATAATTTCAGGATACATAATTTTATATTCTTTCAATGTTATATATTTTAGTTTCTAAAATATGTTATTGGGAAAGTTTCTATTTTAAGCCCTTTCACTAACAGCATCAATCGAAATTATTTGGCATTGATCTACGATCTTTGTTCCAGATTTGAATTTAACAAAACCTCGCATTGCAAACTGAACTTTATTTTCAGTTATTAACCTATCCAAAATTACCCCTTTTTCATTAGCGAGGGTCTCAATGTCTCCTGTTAACACATTGTCTTCGAATTTGAAATTAGAAACCTTATGAGATACATTATCTGCACTAACGATTAAACATCTCATTTGCCTTTCTGCGTCACTGAGACTCTTATCTTCTAATGCAGCTGGTCCACCTAGTTCTCCGAACAACGCCTGTTCTTTAGGTATGTGTTCAAAAGTTAATCTTAATACTTCAGCTGGGTATATACGGCCTTTCTTATTTTCTTTATCAGCTTCTTGAATAATCTGGTTTACAAGTAACATTGTTACACCTCTGTTGTTTTAAATAAACCATCAGCATATCCTAGCTGATAACCTTCCCACAAGAAATGTGTTCCAACGTTTTTATACTTACCGATTTTATCTCCGTTGGATTCACCAAAAGCATCTTTCTCACCATAACGCTCGATGAATCTAGTAATGAATAAAATATTAGAATCTTTCTTATAAACAATCTTTTGAATATGCTCTTCAAACTTCAGACGTAGTGGATCATCTTTTGGCAATTCTTGATTTGGCATTTCGATTCCTTTATTACAACTGTTACGATTATTAAAATGTTCACCGATGTTAATAGATTCTAAACCAAGAAATGACAAAGCAAATGCAATGAATGGCGCGTATATTAATAATTTTTTAAATCTAGGATTTTCAGAAGTAAATACTCCAAATGAAATAAGTATAAGAATCACCACTAACGTCAGTAAAGCAATTCCTACCCAGCGGTATACATCTCCTAACATAGTTCTCTCCTATTAAAATACCTTGTTCAAACTAGTGATATATTGTTTAAATTATCTAGAATGCACGCGTCATAATGTTTACCATTTGTGTTAAAATAAACAAAAAAATAAGGAAGAATCCCCCCCCCCCCTTATTTTTTACTTTAACATTACGGCACAAGCGGCCAGTTGTTTTCCATCGGGGTAGTAGTTAAAACACGCGCTGCGATAATCACCCGGAACCAGAAGCCGGGATACCCACCACATGCATCCTTTACTTTGTCGCAGTTTTCATCCCATTCTTTACTGCTTTTTGATGACTTCATCAGTATTACAACTTCTTCTTCGTTCATGATATTTTTCCTTTTATATTAAGACGGCATAGTAAGGAGAAGTTTTACCTCCTCCCTAGTTATTACTCGGTAGTGCCTCAAACATGTCGCTGCCCGAAAGCTTGCGGCACGTCAACTAGTCCAAAACCAGACAAAGCACTGGCTGTATTTTTATCAACTACATGAACTGTTTCCGGCTTAGCGTTTATGCGATCACGGCGATAGACATACTTTTCTGGTTTAGTTTGTTTTTCGGAATAAGCAGATGTGTCGAACGAGCCTGAGTATTCAGTATCAAAAACAACTTTTAGATTATTCGTACCTAAAAGTGAAAATACTGAAAGGTTATCGAAATCGTTGCTGACAGGCTTACGTGTTTTGATTGTCCGAACTTCTGTTAAAGCTTCGCCGGTGCTGTGTTTTCCAAATATGAAATTTGGATTTGTAGGGAACGTCTTATTAAATAATAGTGAGTGGTGCTCATGTCTTATATCGTTGCATGAAGAACAACACGATTGACAAAATACGCCGAAATTAAAAGCACCTTTAACACTACCGCATTTGCATTGATACAACGTTTCATCTCCGACTAAATTTCGTATGGACTGCCATGTCTCGTTTAAGAGATTGCGACGGCGCGCAACTGCTTTTTCTAAGTAAGCTGCACGCGTCTCAATATTATCATTCATTTTTATTCCTTTAAAGAATTATAATCTTACGCATTTGTTGGTTTAAAGGCACATGTCCTTGCCAACACATTAACCAGTAACTTTCAGTTTGCGTATCAACTTGCGTTCTCCATACTTTTCCAACAGAGAGATCTTCTGGCACTGACTGACTATGTTCCAATAAAAGAAATGTTTCTCTATCCATAACAACATCAATGCCGTCCATTGCTACTTTATCTTTCAGTGGGTGGTGATGAAATACTCCACTATTATCTACAGTGTCCGGCAACGTATTAGTTTCATCTAGTAAGTGACTGACGATTAAATTATTGATACGCGAAGTCGTTTTTGAAATGGTTTCTTGTAGAGCTTTTTTACCTTCTACGCTAGAAAAATAGTCTTCATTCATACTACTCTCCTTTATTTATTTGTTTATTCTCCACCGCAGGCTTACAAACAAACTTCTTTCCGAACTGTTTAGATTCTGAAGAAATATTACTCTCACAACGCATGAGAGTAATATGTTTGTTTAGTTCGTAACCGGTGTAGATACCAAGGACGATCAAAATCACTACGCGCCACATACTCGTTCCTTATAACGGATTGCCGTGACGATCAACGTGTGCTTCAGCTGCGGCTCTTACGAGTCGTTTCTCTGCATTAGCAAAATGTTTATCGCAATGTTCTTTTCCGAAGTAATGAATGTTTGATGGTGTATTTGAATACGCTTGAGCATTGCACCACATCTTTATTTCACCAGGAAAAGCAGCACGATTACGATCGATTGCTTCTTGCTGCTTTTGTTGTTTTGACTTTGGCATAAATTACTCCAGTTGGTGAATTTCCTTAAACCATTCTGCTGAGTTGAACTCAACAAACTTCTTCTTGAAGTCACGGATATGGTCATCTGCTCTGCTTTCCAGATAACCTTCCATGTGGTCAATATTACTCTTATCTTCAGGCTCAGCAATGACTGCTGATACTACTTTTTGGTTACCTGGAAGATGACGTAGTACAACGATGCATTGTTTCATGATAAACTCCTTTTCCTTTATGCGTAATACATACTGTCATCAACGATCTGTTGTTGCAATTCACTCAGTTCAACGAGTGTGATTTTTGTATCGAGCGGGCGTTGTTTAACCGCGTCCATGCATAGACTTTTGATGTGCTTCTCTCTTAGCACGTTTTCAGCTTGTTTCACAGCTTGACCGACTGTGTACTTCTTCTCGGTCTTTTTCAGAATGTGTATAACGCATGATGCTTCCTTTCCTTAATTAAAAGCGATAGCGATATCGAAGTATCCTTTCGATTTAAGCCGTGTATTTGGTGTACATGTCACAACGCAGTTGAGTTCCTTTTGAATTTTCTTCACAAGGTATTCATAGTGTTGCTGTAACATGCTGGCGCGTTCCTTGTCTTCTTTCATTACTTCGTGAACACCTTTCAGTAATTCTTGCAGATAGCGTCTTGCCCCAAAATAGGTATAGATCACTTTACTGCTGAACTGGTATTCACTATCCAACAACTGCCTGTTAATAATGTTGTCAGAAGCGTCACTCAGTTGGCCATAAGAGGCCCGTGGAATTTGATTGGTGTAGATCTTACCGTCATCTGTTGTGAAGATAAAACCGTCGTATTGAATCACGTCGTCATAGTCACCGGGGACTTTGTGATGCCCTGTACACGTCAGCTTAATAACGTCGAGCATCAGCAGCTTATCCGACCACGGGATAAACTTCGAATAAGCGCCGCCTTCGGATTTATTGCCGTTAGGGTACTGTATACTGTACCCAATTGCTGCGACTACATCGCCGACGTTGAAACGCATTCTTGCTGGTGCTGGTGTGCTGTTCAGCCCGACTGGACCTGGATCTTTACTAATTTCTTTTTCCAAATCAGCTACTTGTTGTTGTGCGTTCATGATTTTTCCTTTGTGTTTGATGTGTTGTTATTACAAATACGACAGTGAAAATTCTTTTATTTTGTACTTCAACTTCGATAATTCTCCTATTTAATCTATATTAACTATAGAAATAAAATACATTCCATAACTAACTACTCTGTGAATTTGAGTAATTAGTTACAGGATATAAATTACTCAGCAGATTTTTCAGTTGGTCAGTTCACCAAACTCGGTCTATTAAGAAGCGAAATGATCGCCGCCGTATACTTTACGTACATAGTTACCGTCGCGCGGATCGTCCTGTCCTTCTGGTACGATAAGTGCGTTTGATGCCGATTGTGGAAGTCCCCGACGAATTTTTTCGCCTAGGACGTAAGCATCTTTATCAACAAAACCATTATCCTTCAGCCAGTTTGCACAGTCGGGATAGTTAGAAATCTTATCCCAGTCATTACTGCAAATGGCTTTAGCGCCCTCGACATTATTGCGCTCAAGTTCACTGCATACTTGGCGAAGACAAGGTACGCCGCGATCATCGTTGTGCTTTGCTTGCATCATAAACAGATCACGCAAGTCGCCTTTGTAGTTATAACTGACCGGTTTAAAGATCTCAGCCGTATAGGACCGAGACGCAATACATTCACCAAGAGATACTTTCTTGACAAAGAACATCGCTGATCCCTTAGGTTTACTACGATTAAGCGCTAAGGCACTTTGTAGTAACGGTTGCGGGTAAACGGTGCCGTCGCTAAGCTTTGATGGTTCTTCAGCTAACTCTTTATTCATCGTAGCAATGGCTTCTTCTTGCGTAGAAAAATGTTTCGCTGAAATCCATCGTTTGCCCCAGTACGGATAGCCTGACGCACTATCGATGTCATAGAACTTCTCAACGGTTTCACCGTCGTTCAAAACACTGATGACATAAAAGTCTTTGTTAGTTCTAGTGTTCATTTCTTGCTCCTTTGTTTATTTAACTACTCTTTTACCAATCCGAACCATATCTGAGAACAGGTTACCCATTTCGTTTACTACTTCACCAGCATGAGTAACTTGTTCTGTCTTATTCGGACCCTCAATTTGTTTCTTTAGTTCCATTAGCTTCCGTTTCGATTTGACTACTACATAAATCAAACCAATAACCAATAAAAACTCAGGAGCTACAATGGCAATAAATACCAACATCAGAATCTTTGCCATTCCAAAGAAGCTCGTAAGTTTACAACTGTGAATAAGATCAATAAAGAATCCTACACAGCAGAAAAACACAATTACTTGTAGCATGATATTTCTCCTTTTTATTTCTGGGACTGAAAAGTAGCGATAGCTGTTTCCATATCCTCAGGCGAAAACTGTTTATGACTCTTAAGTCTTTCTTCAGTTCTTTTGTAGAAAGACTCAACTTTAGGTTGATTATCTTCGATACGTATTTTAGTCCTAGAATTAAATGTTAACCCATGTTTACGAGGCAGTGCTATTAGTGCCATTTTATTATACCCTGATAAAGAATTGGTTAAATGTTTTTGCATTACCCATATCGTAGACATCATATATGTCTGAAATATTCTGGAATAAGTAATAAATACCCGCTCATATTACCTCGTGTTTTCGACGGTAATATGAGCGGGTATTTATTATGTTTATTTAGCATGTTCTGTTATCTTAAAATTAAACATGTTGTACAGATAGAATAGCACTACTGCAATAGTAGCAAGAAATACAGCTACAAACAATAGTATATAAATTATAGCCATGAAAAAAAATATTACAATAGCAGCTATTAAGTCAAATAGTTTCATTATTGTCCCCCAATGTCTTCGGATCTTACTAAATACGGACTGTTACTATCTAACCAGCCTTTAAGCTCATACGGCAACAGTCCTTCTGGCGTGTATGCCCTTATTGTTTTGAATTTGTCATATAACGCAATACCAAGTTGCATAGTGTGTTTTGCGAGTATATCCCCATCATTAGAATTACCTTCTCTAGTGTGAATTCTTTTTATATCACCGCACAACGCCGGTATACCATACGGAACAGCATCGTTAATATCTGCAATATATAATAGTATTTCGTTTATAGTCTCGGTTGCATCTAATTCAAAATCTTTTGCTTGCTCTACACCATCCCAAAATTGTTTTAATTCTTTCTTTAAGTCCAAGACAACTACATCTGGGTATTTATCTAGATTAGCTATTCCTGCTGCCCTGTGACGATTAATAATTGTTGAAACATGATGATTTACCGGAAGATAGTAATCATCAATATTAGTCTCGCAAAACGCATTTGGATCGTTCTCCATCATTGCTAATGTTTGTTCTAAGCTCATTTTTCATTCCTCTTCAGAACATTACCCTACTCAATATTTTATTAAACTATTCTTATTGTGATATTAAGAAATAAATTAGAAAAGGTATAGTCGTGAAGAAAATGAATATTGCGATTAAAGTTATAAAAATAATTTTTCTCATTATATTTTCATTTAACGTGGTTCACTAACCTGATGGATAATATCTAAACTTTTGCGCCCATATAAATCTAAAGATACGATCTTTTTTGTTGATTGTATACTTTCTAATGCTCGTTGATCTTCTGATCTAAGCTTAGTTTTAGATTGTTTTAAAATAGCTTTACGTTTAGCAATAAATGCTGGTTGTAAGTGAGACATCTTTATTCTCCTACAAGCTCACCAGTGTTCGCATTTACCTGCACAGCCTTATCGTCATATAACTTGATCATGCCTTGGTCTTTTATATTGGTTATTTCGAACAATTGCCCGAAATGTTTACCACACCAATCTTGAATGAACTCTTCAGTTAATTCTTTTTCATCGACATCATCAATTGCTACACGAGCAGTGAAGATCTTACAAATATCTCCTTTTGCTAAATGCTCTTTTAAAATCTTTACCATTTTTGGAATAGGTTCGCCAATATGTTCGATACCTTTCCACACATCGTAGAAAGCTAGCGTTCCATCAAGGTCGAATCCTACCCATTGTTCTGGTATCTTTTTGTTATCCTCTAATGCCCAACTCACATATGCTGGTTTCATATTGTTTCCCTAGTTTGTTATTTGCCCATTTCTGATAAACTGATGCCACATACATCCAGCTGTCAATGCGATAGAATCCGACCCACCATCGCCAGTTAGCGTCAGGTCGTGATAACCAGTGCCGTGTAGTAGCCACCTACCAGGTCCTGGTTTAGCGTGGTCTGGGACGCCTCTAGTCTTACTCCAACAAACAATCAGATGAGTTCCTACTTTACCTTTGTTTGCTTCAAAACACTTAGGGCAAAGAAATCGTATTCCATTGGCTTGTTCAATCGTATCTACACGGACACTATAAACACCATCTGGTCGTTCTTCGTATCGTAAAAACTGTGGTTCTAATTCTAGTAATAGCATGGGTTACTCTTTCGTTGGTTCACACATACTATTTTTAATATCTAGAATAAGTAATCAGATTTTTTAGTTAATTTATAACGTAAAGCTAAAGCATCCCAGAAAGCAACATGTTGTATAGCATCTTTTAAATCATTTGGATAACTATCTACCCGTCTTACTTCAAACGTCATGCGTGGTATATTTATCATAGTGCCAGGACCTGTGATGAAGAACTCGCATAGATATTTAATGTCATCAGGCCAGTCAGCAATGAAGTTTGGAAGTAGGTCTCCTGATAGAAACTCTTCTACTAATTTTTGTGCATGTTCTAGTATTGATATATGGTACGTTGGGGCTTCTTTAATAAACGGAATAACATTTTTCTCTACCCAAGGGTCTAGATTTAAATCTCGGTATTTGCCTCTAATAATAATGTAAATAGATTTTCCATCCTCACGTACTAAAGCTAAACTAATCAATTCTCCACCAAGACCGTTAAACTCGGTGTCAATATAATACGAACTCATGCTATTTCCTTTAAAGTGTCAATTTTTAAATAAGTATCTAAAACGGGTTTTCCATCATCGTAGTGTTCTTCATATACTGAATAATTCAAACATCCATCTCCGTCATAGATTTTTAATTCATCTATTTTTTTCTTAATCCTCATTCCTAATTCTAAAACACATTCTGCTTCTTTTAAACATTTATCCATGTATTGTTCAACATCAGCGTCCGTCGTAAAAACATCATCAGAACCATCAACATCGAATTCAAGTTGAGCAGCGTATTCACGTAATTCATAATCAGCCATATGTTTATACTGAATACAATTTACAATAGCGTGCAATGTCTCTAATGTTAGGACGTCAATAGCACAATCAGCTGGCATTTGTCTTTTGAATTCTTTTACTATTTCTCGTGTATCCAGTACAATTATATCTGGCAACATGATCGTCCTTTAGTTGTAACGTACGTTCTAAAATATAGAGCGAATTGGTATTTTTTGTAGCTACGCGGCATAGAGTCATTGCTCTTTACTGAGCAATGACCCATTGTTTAAAGTGATGTTATTAAAGATAAAGATTTCTCAACAAACTCTATATCTTCCAATTGTTTCTGTTTATCTGTAAGTGTGCAACCAGTTGTATCTATTTCTTTCAAACGAACCATGTCTTTCGATAACTCTTGAAACTCACTCTTTGTGATATCGTTATCTCCATAGCTCTTTAAAAACATATCGTATCGAGTTTTAATCGAAGCGCTACACATGCTGTGCTGATCTGTTTCGCCTAATGTTCGTTCTATAATTCTTGCACTAGCCTGTATATTGCTGAGTTTATGAATACAGTAAATGGGAGTATACTTTCCTCTAATTAAAACATCATTAACCATTGCTTGCAAATTAAACGCCATTTGCTTTAACGCTAATGAATCACTCCTATTGCTTTCGTATTCTACAAACAACATCGTATCTAAATTAGCTTGTTGTACATAAGTACTGTAATTTATTTGTTTATCTACATCATTGCATAAATGAATAGCACGAGTAGTAGAAACTGTTACTTTGTTAATAAGTTCGTATTCGACATTATCAAACTGCTTAGGACCGTTTAGATACGAACATCCACAGATAAGAATACAAAATAAAAAACTTGTAAATATTCGCATTGTTTTATTCCCTTATGATAATTCAACTTCATCGGTCATTATCAATTGATCGATGCCTTTAATGAAGTTATCAGCAGTTAATGAATTGTAGACGCATTCCATTGTAGTCTTATGACATTCATTGAAATTTATATCGTAACGATGCCAGTCGGATGCGCAGAAACGACAGTTATTTCTTGGCGGTGCAAATGCTTTGAAATTCCAACCTGTTCTATTGTGACGAACGGGGATACGTAGTTCCGGTGCAACAGTGGTGTACCCACAAACTATCTTAACATCAGTACATGCTGCTAGATGAATGAGTCCTGTGTCAGCACCTACCACGACCTCTGCGCCAGCCATAATACAAGCGGCTTCCATCAGTGAAGTTTTCCCTACTAAATCAATAGTTCCACTACGTCCTTCTGGCGACACACCTTTACGATTCATGTTATTGTAAGTGTCGTGAATCTCCGTATTCTTACCCAAGAACACTGGGTTAATCCCGCGACGCAATAGCATGTCTGCTATCTTATACGATTCATCAAATGGAATACTTCTATTTGGATTTAGATTAGTTACTAAAATACAAGCATAAGGTTCTGGTAATTCAAATTTATCAATGTTAATGTGATTCAAAACTGGAGTTGGATAATTCTTATCTTTCTCTTGTAATACCATCCCAAGGAACTTAATAGAATTATAATCTACTAACGACATTCTCATTGGAGAAATAATTGCAGATGGATGTAATGTGTTGGGTATCTTATCATACTGACGAATGATAACTGTATCTGGTGTCACTATTTGATTTTCTACACCTATGTAGAAAAAACAATCTTCGGGAAGAAAATAAAAAAGATCTCGCAATTCTCGCGGTATCATAACTTTCATCATATTACCAAAAATGTTTTCATACGCGTACTTCATTGCAGGGATAGCACTAATCGTATCACCTATTGCGCCTGCTCCAAGGACAAAAAGGTGTGGAGCATGCATTTTAGTATTATCGTTCATTATAAAAACCTTTGTTATTTGATTAGTTTAGACACCATCTATTCACTTAGCTTTTGGGTGGCTGTGCTCTATACCTATAGAGTGAATATGTGCCCAACACATGTTAAAATATTCTGCATGGTACAATATAGTAACAAGGCTAAGGTAATGATGTCTAAACTAATCTTTAATTAAAATATTTCAGTTATCTTTTTCCTAGTTCAGCTAATTCTTCAGGAGTAAGTGGTGACTGAGGAACGTCAGCACAGATTTTACAAACTACACGACGTTTATGCCCAATAAACAAACTCATGCAACGACAACAACGATTTTCGTAGTTACCATTTTCATAGCTAAAATCTTCTACCCAGTCTCGTTCAGAGCATTCAGAGGAATACACGCTCATAATCACTCCTTTATTGTGTTTGCGCTGTAATATCGTAATGTGAGATTAATAATTCAACATTACCCGAACCGTATATCTCAGAGCCGACATACACACCAATAATCTGTAATGAGTCTGCAAGGGCAGGTGTCATGCCGGGAGATTCCAATAATCTTGCGCGTACATCAAACACTAACGGCGAGCTAATGCCAGTCGGTTTGAAATAAACGATATTGACTAAGCCATCCGATCGATCACTATAACAGCGATCAAAGATCGAACTGGCACATAAATTAAACCCGCCTTGTAATTCTTGTTCAACGAAAAACGGACTACCAGTAACTGATTGCATACTAACACCTGTTACTACGCGAGCGCGTGCTCCAGCGAAAGTCAGGATTGTGTAAGACAAATTAACAACTGGATGTTGACGTATAAATACTTGTCCAACCACACCACCATTAAGGAATGAACCGTTATATAGATTGTTAGCGGGCGGTGTAGTGATAATTAATAAACCATTTTGTGTATTGCTATCTGTCCACCATGGAACAGTATTCTGTAAACCATTCGCATCCTGATCCCATGAGTACGGGCCAAATTGTGGCGTTTCTATTGTCCCGTGAACAACCCATTTTCCTACATTAGTCTGCCCTGTAGGAAGTAACCAATTTGCATCTGCATATACAAATTGATCGCCAATATGCACAAGCGATACATCCGTAGTTGACGTGGTTGTGTTTATAGTCGTTGTTGTTATAGGGGCTATAGTTTGTGAGGTATTACCGCTACCGCATCCATAAAGAATAAAGCCTAAAAAAATAACTCTAATGCATCGTAAAATAAGCATGGTGCTTTTCCTTTAAACTACGCGGCTACTTTCCCCGCCGTTCTAGAATGTATTAGTCATTCTCCCACTGCACGCTTGCCAATTGATAACACAGCCGCTTGTGGTCCATCGTGTGCTCATCTACGCTATAAACTTTCTTCTTGTTTACGCTCGGTGTGGCTACCGTTTGCAGGCTATACTTGCTGCAACTCAAGTTAAAACTTACGTCCAATACAACAATGGCATTTTAGCTTCAAGAATGACGACAAAATTCTCATCACGCATGAAACAATGCAATTTCTTCAGGAGTTGGTGGTATCCCAAGGATATTATTATTGATTGTATATGTTGGTGCGCTCTTAACATTATTAGGAAGTAATGGATTTGTTTCTTCTTCAAGCAATGCAACGTTAGCTTTGATTATTTCTACAGAAGCGTTTTCCATTATCTTCCTAATTTTCTGTGCTTCACTGTTATCCACACTCACAACAATCGAAGTGCCGCCTATGGGGTGTGTTGTGCACTGTTCTTGAAAAGTATGTTCTTTCAGAGCTGATGTATAAAACTCTAACCGACGTTTCTTTTCGGCAAGTATATCTTCTTCTTTTGAATTTCGTTCTTTAGCGAAGGCAACACGTTCTTCAAATGTCTTGCCTTTTTGTTTAGCTGCACCCATTTTTATTTCTCCTTTTAATGAACAGAAGAAGAAGAAGACATTCCAAATTGTTCTTGACATTGAATATCTTGAGCGCACGCCCCAATATAATTATGGAGTTGTAATTCGGTTTCACCTGTAACTGCGCTAATTGCTTTATAGAGTTCTTCACGCTCTTGTGCTGTATCTGCGGTCCTAGTAACACGACCAACACAATTTTGATATACCAATCTAACTAAAACAGTCTTCGATGTTTTGATTAACTTTTCCACTAAAACTTCATTCATATTTAGCATTGGTGCTACTTTATTTGTCCCCCATGTTGTTTCTCCTTAGATTGGTTGTTATGCAGTTGCATCCACTCATTAACGTAATAGACACGTAAAGGTTCAATTAACTTTTCAAAATCAGCGCCTTGAGTTGTGTTCTTAGCTGTTGCCGATTTATGATGTTTCATAATTGGAGCTAAGGCTTCTTTTACGTAGTTTGATAGTTTCAGAACGTCACTAGCGGTTAGTGGTTTCGGTTTATGTGTTACGTTAGAATATGTTGGCAACATCATGACTCCATTTATTACTATAATCAGTAAACAAGTTATTTTCGACTGGGACATTAATTACATCCCAGTCCTTTAAGAAATGTTCTTCTATGCGTGATTAATCCCCACGCGACGTATTGTCGGGAGTATTAGCTTACGCCCAGATGTTTCAATGGAAATAGTTTTCGATTTATTACGTATTGTAATAAGTCTGTGGTCATGATGTTCTGATGAACCAGCGTATGGGTAACCGATGGATGATGGATTTTGCTGTATGTAATAACGACCAATGTCGTTTGTTTCAAGATCATAGACAGTGACTACATCGCCATCATAATCTCCGCCTAGATTACGAAAAGCGTTTCTAGCACTAGTGGCGTGCGTACCATCATTGCTAACAGCAAGGACTAAACCTTGTTTCGGTACAAACAACGGCATCAATGAGGATGCTCTAACGATAGCTGGCGCAGCCACAACCAACCCCGCGCCAAACATACCTTTAAGAAATGAACGACGTTCCATTATGTTTCCTTTTTAATCACGCGATATATACGATTAGCATATTTGCCTGCAAACGCCACGAACATGTCTGTTGATTCAATGTGATCAGTAGGTAGCACTGGTTCGAAAAGAGTATCTCCAGTTATTCCTTCTGGTAACCCTTCGGGCAATGAAGTATTGTGCGCCAATAGCAGTTCATGATAGGTAATTACTTCGGTTGTCATTTTATCTCCACATTATTCTTTAACAAGAAATTTAGCTATTCCTAGTCCATCGGGAAGATTATCTCCTGTATCACTCATTAAAAAATCTACATAGAGTTCTACAGTGCGAACATTAACAACTAGATCTCTGTAATTCATTTTACTTCTGCTACTAAAGTATGCACGATCGGATTCGCTGTGCATAGCTTCATATCGCTTTGTGGTCTCTTTATAGATCTTCTCAGCTTCGCTATTAGACTTTGCTAGCGCACTCTCTAAGGCAGATCCATGACCCACTAGCGTGTCTTTAAATCGGCGCATGAGTTACTCCTGTTTGTTATTTTTTCTGAAAGAAAACTAAAAATAAATTTCAGTTCCATCTTTCACTGATTGTGGCCAAGTTTTCACTTCTTGTTGCGCAGCTTTTACTTGATCGTACAAAGTTAAAGATTGTTTTGGTTTTTTATTTTCATCACGTAGTCTTATTAATGTAGCGATATCATTTATACAACTACAAGTTTCAATATAAGTTTTATTCTCTACTTTAGCAATTAACTTAATTAGATTGTTTCGTTCTTCTTGCGCGTTATCTGAACTAATTACTTTTTGCGAAAGATCTTGTACGAATAGTCGCGCTACTGCTATTTTAGCAGCTTGTACTAAATCATTCACTTTCTGTGTTTCTTCAACAGAAATCAAATTAGGTGCCATGTACAAATGCATTAATATATTCATAGCGTTTGATGTACTTGGACTAACACTCTCTCTATCGTGAAGCATGCGAGATGCTCCTAGTATTTCTTGTTTTTCTTCTTCTGTATCTACTAGTATTTTAATCATGATGTTATTTTCCTTCATTGTTCTCTAACCATTTTTTAATATAATTATTTTTTATTTCAATTTTTTTCGATTCAGGTAATTCAGCACTACTAGAAAATAAAATAAATAATGAATCAAGCGTAGAGACATAATGATCAAATGCTTTCATTTTGGCTATAAAACTTATTTCAGCTGATATCATGCCCCCCCCCTATTATTTTTAATTTACGGACATAAAAGACCATGATGATATACTCCTTTAGCATCAGGTCTGTCGCCAGGTTGCGTAGAAGATTTTCCAATATTACGCTTAATGATTAGACCAGTTATCTCGTTCATAGCTGCTACTATTTCCAAACAATTCATAGTAGCAGCTAACTGATTACATAGATCGTAAATTCCATTCTTTAGTTGTGCTTCTGGGCTATCTCCAAATACACTCATTTATTTTCCTTCGTTATTTCAAAGCTGCGAAATTCATAGAACAAATATAAGAAATATGCGCGCACGCTGCTTTAGTACCTGGCGTAATGAATTTATTATGGCGAGGTGTTAAACCTTCTAATCCTTTTACTGCCATGTTACTCTCCTTTATTTTTTATGACTTCAACAGAACAATTTTTTAAAGAAAAGCTTAATATCTCTATATCACTCATGATCTATCCTTTAAGCTGTATGAAAAATGACGCAAACACCGATAATGATAGTAATAGTTGTTACTACCATCATCATCCAAAATGCAAAGAACTCTGGTTCAGAATTATTTTTCTGTTTACAAATTAAACCAAAATGTTCCACTACAACTCTAGCTGGAGGCGCCTCTGGAGGTGGAGTATGATAATGTAATTCTTTTTTAAATTGTTTCTTCATTACTATCTCCTGATGTAGGCTTATGTAACATACCGTTATAAGTAAGTTATTCTGCCAATAGTCTCAAAATTTTTTAATCTTTAATCAATTGGATGTCTTGATATATTGTACTTCCGTCCATAATCTCGTTCTCTATCCACACATTTTTCGCATTTGTGACAAGTGAAATATAAAATACGTGGACATGCGCTATTATCACCTTTGAAAGAAACTCCTTCATCCCAATAGTGAAAACAAAATAGTTGCTTAAAGAATTTTCTTATTGATCGACGATAGTCAGATACAAGTATAATTACAAAGCAAAATACACAAAACGTAACCGACTCCACAATGCAGAAAGTGCTTGGCGTGATTATCCTATTTTAGAATTACTTCCAGATTTATATTTAATCGTTATTGCGAAGTTACCAGTATCATTCAATCTTACACCCCAATTACTGTACATGTGCGGGCAGTAGACATTACGCTTGTTAATAATTGTTTCAAAACCTCGTACGCCACGTATTTCCACTCTAGTAGTTACTGGATCATATTCAATTGTTCTATACAGCGTTGTTGGTGAAGTTCCTTCTGGACACGCATGACCGTGAGGTAAAATATGCTTTAACAAAAACATACCTGACGGTAGCGTAATTTTACTAGTAGCTAATGCAAGTTCAGAAATATCTAGTTTTGTTATATCTTCTTTAGATGGCTGTTTATGCATAGCCCAGGCCACTCCATCAAAATCGAAATCATTACTTTCTTTATTATCTTTACTGACACAAAGTGCAGATTTCTTAAGAAGTTCCAGTGTCATCTCTGGATTTTCATTAGCAGTCATTGGATCGATGGCGTGTGCTACCTTACAACGAGGCTTGAAGTTTCCATCCCCATCTGCGTAAAACCCAACCATCCTACTAGATCCCCAACTAGCCAATTTATTCCAATGATCAAACATGGCTTCTAATGCGATTCCTTGCGCTGGGGTTACGTCAAAGTACGCAGTCATTTGGTAACGTTCTTTACTCTTTCTGATCGGAGTATGTGTTTCACTCAGCGATATTTGCGTAGTAAAGAATTTACTATCAAATGTCTTTACAATCTCAGCATAATTAGCAATCGTTTCTGGACGTTCTTCTGGATCGACTAATCGAATATCGTGAAAACCAGCTTCTTTCAGAGCTTTTTGAATAACTGCTAAAATAACAGTTTTACCAGTGTTAGCTTTACCCGATATGTTAATCGAGATTTGATCTTTTTCAGTGTTCATTATAATTTCCTTTGTTCTAAGAATTTATTATGCTAAGCCGTGTTTAGTAACCCACTCTGCTACAAGTGGGATGTTCGTAAAGCTTATTTCTTTGGCTAATACTTTCGCTTCTTCAATCTTGTTATTTTGCAAAAGTATACCAAGGTCACGTACTTCTGAAACACCTTGTCCATTATTATAGGACGCTTGTAACAAATACAATTCTTGCCACAGTGTTGAGAAATTATAAGTACCGGTGTGTTTAATTGAAAACCTAATAGGATACGCTCGCATAGCAGCCGATCCAATTGAGAGAGGCAGTATGTCGATATTCAAATCGAAATCTTCTCGCATCTTTTCAAAACTACCAAAAACAAAAAATTCTAACGACGCCATCAATGATGACAATACGAATCCATTACTTGGACGATAGCCGCGCGTTGTTAACTCCTGAATAACACGCCCAGCCGATGCGTATGAATAAAATTTCTCAGCCATACTAGCATTCTCTGTCCAACATCCATTTGGTTCATCTGGGTTTTGGCGAATATGTATATCTCGATAAAAATAACTCGGAACACGTAAATGTTTCGAATTAACTCGAATAATAACACCAGCAAAGTCAGATGTAATTTGTTGATCTGGAATTATGTCAAGACGATCTCTTGATTTTGTTATGACTTCCCAACCTGATATTTCTTTACCTCTATAATAGTACATTTCTTATCCTTTATCTACACAAACAATTAACGTGTTCTATATTTTTTTATTATTCTGGCATAGTGTCTATTTTATACCCCATGAATTCTGCGTATTCACGTATCGTTGATACAAATAACTTAATGTCGATTTTATCTCCATTTATTGGCCATCTAGTGGCAGCGAAGAAGTTAGCCACGATAAAACTTACAGCTTCATCACTCCCCGTGTCATTTGCCCCCCCCCCCACATTCCTATCCAAAGATAGTCTTGTGGGTAGAGCTGAAGTATCTTAGAAAGCTGTTGTTCGGTAAGAATGATACCACTAATCTCTTTGATCTTATCTTTGACCCAGTTGAACGTATCGTACGTTTGATGCATACCAACAATTTATAGTAATTTCATCATACGTTCTTTATGCATCTTCATGACCGTATTACAGTTGTCACTTGCAAAACGCTTCGGATCACTTACAAGATATTTAGGTTCTATGATCAACATGCTATTTTCCTTTATTTTATTTAATCACAATGAAACGAAAATTATTGGAACACTTCTTAGGATCTTCGGTTTCACCAAACCAACGTAGTACCCAATAATTGTTACTTGAGTCTTCAAACGTTATTTCAGCTTTCCACATCTTGCCAGGATAAACACCACTTGGTAATGAAGTGGAATATGTTTTTAGTTGACGAAATGTTTCTTGATTCATGATAGCGTTCTTATCATCTATCACAATGTCTTTCGAATCAGGCTGTTCCCAATATTGCCCCATTGGATCTGTGACTGGCGGAATAATATTTGGATCTTTCTTACCAAATATCTTATCCCAGCCATCTCGATATTTATTCGATGGTTCTCTTGAAACAATCGTATCACCTGTGATATCATTTTTACTTGCCATTATTACTCCTTAGGAAATAAACTGGAACTTACGAACAACCCTGATAGATTTAAAGCGTTGATATTAATTCATGCCTCGTATATAAAAATACAAATTTGTAGTTTTACGTGAAAAATACACTGCCATAAATCACCGTCACTATTGCCGCTGTCAATAATGATTAAGTTATTGAAATTTTCTTTAATCTCTTTATAAGAAATTAAACTAGGATCATTACCGTTTTCTATTTTTTCAATTCTTTGCTGATTAATTGGAATTCTTTGGTAAGCGTAAACTCCACCAAGTGCATCTTCATCAAACGCTCTAGTAAGGTAATTATAAAACATTGATATTGCTGCGTCGCCGTATTCAATTGTTGTTGCCATTTCTATTTTCCTTTTTTCTCTTTGTAAATACCAAATGTTCGTAGATCTTGTTTAGCAATTTTTCGATCTTCTAGTATTACGTGTGTTGATGTAGTTTCAATAAATTTACTGATAATAATTTCATCACTACTATAAAGCGTAACGCGTACGCGTTTTCCACGTTTACAACTAGTGTGGGAAGTTTTATGTTTTAACATTATTCTCCTTTATGATTATTAGTAAATTTATGGATGAGGAATGCTCTACCCTCACTCCTCTCCAATTGATACACTATGTTAAACTGTTGAGAGTCCGGTATCCTTAGGTCTCAACTTTTACTACTTGTCACTTCATATCGTTGGTTTACTATCTTTAACTGATTCACTTTTAACTCATGGTTTACTTTACCAGATTGATTCACTTCACTCCCTTGGTTTACTAAGACGAATTGATTCACTTATTGCTATTGGTTTTATTCGTGGTTCTGATACACTTAAACACATTGGTTTACTAAACCTATTTGATTCACTACCCCGCTACGATACACTTGTTGGGTTTGGTTTACTATCTTGATTTGATGCACTAATTGGATCTGGTTTGCTTACGTTCATTGACACGCTAATTAATTCTGGTTTACTAGTTCGTAATGACACACTTCGCCAGCTTGGTTTACTACACGTTAATGATACACTACGATGGCTTGGGTTTATTTGCATTTCTGATACACTAGAGCACAACGGATTACTTTTATTGATTGATTCACTAACAACCATTGGTTTACTGTTAAGCTTTGATTCACTAATTAATATTGGTTTACTGCCTTTCATTGATTCACTGCGGTGGGTTGGTTTACTGTCGAACGTTGATACACTATGCTTCCATGGTTTACTATACATTACTGATAAACTTACAGGAGATGGTTTACTTATTTAGTTCGATACACTGGATACCAATGGTTTACTGTTGATTGGCGATACACTAATACCTGTTGGTTTACTTCTGTTTTATGATTCAATCGTCGGGCTTGGTTTACTATCGTGTAATGATACACTTTTGACTAATGGTTTGCTAAATCAACTTGATACACTAACCCGCTATGGTTTACTGTTGATTGGTGACGCACTTCAGTATGTTGGTTTACTAACGGTCATTGATTCACTTTTAACTCATGGACTACTTGCGCATGCCGATACACTTCGTTACATTGAGTTACTAAAAATATGTGATACAATAAACTCCAATGGATTACTTCCCCATTTTGATACACTTTGCTGACTTGGTTTACTATGTTTCAACGATTAACTAGGTCTATCTGGTTTACTGTTTTTCACTGATGCGTTACGTAGCTTGGTTTACTTTCCTATTCTGACTCACTGTGCTCCTATGGATTACTTACACATGCTGATTCACTACAGGTTAGTGGTTTACTTTGGCTGATTGATACACTAACGTATTATGGTTTACTTAACACCGCTGATACACTTAAACAGATTGGTTTACTTTGCCTTCTTGATTCAGTTGTTGAGTTTGGTTTACTAACGAATTTTGATTCACTTCAGTCGCATGGTTTACTGCCAGGCTTTGATACACTACGCTGCAATGGTTTACTTATGTCCCTTGACACACTGTTGCTTCTTGGATTACTTTATACCCGTTGATACACTGGTCTTAACTGGTTTACTCTGGTTCATTGATACACTTACTGTCTTCGGTTTACTATAACCTTCTGATACACTGTTATAAAACGAGTTAATTATCATCATTGATACTTTAGGTCATTTTGGTTTACTTTTGTTGTTTGATTCGCTACTGTCTTCTGGTTTACTTTCTAGTTATGGCACACTAACTACCCATGAGTTACTGAAATTAATTGATACACTATTTCTTCTTGGTTTACTTCTTCGTTGTGATACATTGACTTCCCGTGAGTTACTGACCGGAATTGATACACTAGTTCGACTTGGTTTACTGGATAACATTGATACACTTAAGAAGATTGGATTACTATTGGAATATGATTCACTAGAACTTTATGGTTTACTTGAACGCATTGATACACTACGATGCAGCGGTTTACATGTTTTTGTTGATACACTAATACCTGTTGGTTTACTACTTAATGTTGACACACTAACATCCCTTGAGTTACTCGTGCACGATGATACACTTAATATTCGTGGTTTACTGATTCATTCCGATTCACTATACAACACTGGTTTACTTGTGCACCTTGATACACTACGCTCCTATGGTTTACTATCAAGTATTGATACACTAGTATCTTTTGGTTTACTAAGACACTACGACGTAAAAAGGAGCATAACTCCTAAGTAGTATTTAAATTCATTAGCTACTCACTTAAGTGATATATGACTATATTTGTTTTGAATATAAAAAAAAAATAGGGCATAAATAGATGGATTATTTCTAATCCATCTATTCAATATTTCGATGAAACGAATGTTATTAAACTAGTGTATTAGTCACCAGCCGGAGATTCCAACATCCAACAAACCTCCTCTTTTACTGCTTCGTTTTTAATGTATTCAATTCCGGCATTCTAATTGGAAACCAATCAGACAAAAGTGGAGTTGAAATTTCAGTAAACTAATGTCTACCTAGATTTTATTTAATCTCATCCCATGTAGCAGGAGTCTTGATCACAGTTAAAATCAGACTGTTTAAAACATAGTTGGGTCATGGAGACTGACCAACATCACGCGTAATCCCCTGAGGCTTATTCCCCTCACAAGTAATCTCCCAGCCTATTTCTAAGCTTAGCGTCATCATTGGCTGACACAATTATCTACTACCAATTAATGGTGCTCACTGTCTGACTCGAACAGACGACCTCCGCATTACAAGTGCGGCGCTACTAGCCAACTGAGCTAAGCGAGCAATACAACGAATACAATTTGAACACAATACGACAAGATTGACAAGATAGCGAGATTGCTCCCAGCGCTCTATCCAGCTGAGCTACCTAAATCTCATTTCTGAAATATAGAGTAGGAATCGAACCTACGACCTCTTCATTAACAGTGTATGTAATCTTTATCTGCATTCGTAAAGCATTCAAAACTCTGACCTGACAAAATTAATAAGATATTTTATAAACTCTTTCGAGTCTATTCCTTGGATTTGAACCAAGTAACTACAGGATTATTCATCCCTCGTATTTGCCCATGTAATATTATTGGCATTCAGGTGTAAACTTTAAAAACTATTGGTGACAAGTGTTGTTAAGAAACGGTACTGCTGGGCGAAGAAAGGGAGTCGAAACTCCCGCATCTCTGCGATGTAATCTTAACTGCATTCACCGTAAACTCGATTGATCACTTCATGACAATTGTTGATGAAATTTCAGCAGTTTCCTGCTCCGCTGGTCATTGCTAGGAACTCTAACCTAACTACCTCTCACGGCTTTTCAATGTAATTCCATCTGCATTCATGTTGTAATCAAAACCTTTGGCAGACCGTATGGGTTTCGATCCCATCTAACCACCTTGAAAGGGTGATGACCTCACCAGAAGTCGAACGGTCCATAAAACACTTTCCGACAAGTTAAGTAAAGATAGCCTTTCGGCATGGCGAAATATCAGATGTTTCCATCCAATAGCTTGGCTCGCAATGTAATCCTTACAGCATTCGGAATAAAACTTTAGAGTACTGAATGACAAAATCAATATTGACGTAAATATTCGTAATATGTAATCAATACAGCATTCAGTCAGCACTCGTAACTTGATTGAGTCGTAACGACAAGAATTAATAAATCAAGGGTTTCCCCTAGCTAGCGTTCTAACCAACTGAACTACAACTCTTTTCAGAATTGACTGGAATCGAACCAGCGACCTCTTGCCTGACTGTAGATTTATCAGCATTCATTACAACTCAAAACCGGTATCCGCACATTAGTGATATGTACAATTGAAACTTTAATTAAATCAGATGTTTCGTAACAAGTAATAAGTAAAACATGATTGTAGACCTGAGGGAGTGAGCCTCAGTGCGTTGCCGTCACGCTGTCCCTCACTTACGAGAGGTATGGGGTCGAACCATATCACTTATGTAGTTTTACTCGCATTTACAAACCATCCAAATCTTTGCATGAAACAATTACCAAGCAGACTATGACAAGGGATAGCTAAGAAGTGTCCTTTCGAACTTTTCCCCCATAAGGTATCTATAAGTAACAGAAATAACTTATGGGGGAAAATGTAATCCTAACTGCATTCGCAGAAAGCTTGGTAATTGTTTCAAACTATTTTTGAGTTATTCGACAAGTGGGAATGAATTAACGCGGTTACCCGCCAGCTGTCCTATAATTAGACGAGATCCTCATGGGATTACAAGATTAGCCGAAGCACGCTTGTATTCGCTGATTGAAAGTGTAAATTCATCTGCATTCGAAATACTCAAAACTTTTACTACTACATAGGTTGATCACAACCGACTTTACGGATATTACTTCTACACCAACAAGCACCGCTTTTAAACGGGATGTAATTGAGGTTAGGTACAGGTATTAACTGCAAACCCTTCCTACGAATTTTACGTGACCACAACTCTTTACTACTACAATTTAAATAAGTGCGTATAACAAGTGTATTAACAAAACATAACAAGACTGAAGTTTCCTCCAGCGCGTCTACCAGTTTCGCCACATCCCTGTAAACAGGAACGATAGGATTCGAACCTATACCCTAAATGTAGTTTTGTCTGCATTTACACAACACTTAAACTTGATTGAAAGCGTTATAACAAGTATCAACAAAAAACAATACTAATGCTTTATCAGAGGGATTTGAACCCCATCTTTTTACCTTATGGCAAAACGCTTTTACCGGACATAAGCTATGAACCACAAAAGAACTAATCTTCATTTGCATTTATAACGCTTTCAAAAACATTATATTTAAACACATTATGACAAGTGTATCGCTGATATCCAGTTAGTGTATGTAATCAGTGAAGCATTCGTAACATGTTTAAATATATTGTCTCAAATGATAGGTTAACACGGTAAATTTTCACTCCTAGTGTTAGTAGGAGTGAATTTCTACTTAAATCTCAATTGCTTCGATTTCACCAACCCAATGTTCTGATGTCAGCTTATCAGCTGCAAACGCTGCGATAATCTTAAAAACATCATCACTGAAACCACCGATGTTCAGAATATCATTACGTTCTGATGCCTGAGTTGTTCCGTTTGGTGTAATGTCAATGCATACTAATTTCGCTTTTGGATTGTTAACTTTGAATTTATTCCAAAGCTGCATCACGCCAGTACCTCGACGGCTATTGATCGAATTAAACCATGATTCATTATCCGACACATAGATAACGAGATCAGTCGTAAAGTTATTAGCAATCATGAAAGCCAAAGGAGCCGCGCAGTTCGTGCTACCGCCGCGAATACTAGCCAGCTTACTAGCATTTGTCATCACAGTGTCACGAGGATTCAATTTAACACTTGTATTGATATCCCCTTCGAACGGAACAACTCCTACACGTCCTGGATTCTTACGCATGAACGCAGCAGCTACCAAGCCAGCAACATCAATACAACGCGCAGCGGTAGTAGCTGTGCCACGATTACCAGTAACAGCATTGGACATTGAACCAGAAACGTCAGGAAATACGGCAATGCTCCCAGGTACTTCAGGAACGTTCACCAATGACAACTCCAAAGCATCCTGAAGCGCTTCTTTGATCTTGTATGGAATATCAGTAGACTGACTAGTGGCAAGATACGCCATCAATAGCTGATATGGAAATACACGTGCCTTTGCAATCGCTTCTGGATCTACCAATCGAGCAGCAATCACATCAGTCATACCTTCCAGTTTAAATACCCCGTGACGCGCAAAGGTATTCAAATTCATACGGATCATGTGCCAGCCAGCATTGTGAGCAATAGCAGCCCAATCTGTGTCCGATAGTTCCAACGCAGTCAGCATCTGAAACGGTACTTCTGGGATCGGATTCTTTCGATCTTTCTTGTACGCTTCGAATGCAGCTGTGATCGGAGGCAGATTAGCACTCTCGTATGGTTTGCCAATTACCCATGCAAAGAATGCTTCACGTTGAACACCAGTAATGCTGGAATATTTTGCTTTAAATTCCGCCTCACTAACTTCGATGTGAAGACTACCATTTACTACCGATACAGTCTCTGGCGGATACTCTACAGGCTTAAGAATAGGCTTCGGGTGAACCATCTTAATCACATCTGCCAGCGATGGATTAGTCCCAACGTACGCCGACAACAATTCCTTTTCTGATGCCGAAGTCAACCAGTTCTGGACTAGACGCTTAGTACGAGTACCAAGAGATTTACGACCAGTAGCACCAGACCGCATAATTTGCACGAAGTTACGCAACATCTTACCGTTGTTAATAACACGCTTAAAGACTGGTGTGACTTCGTCAGCACCACGACTTGCGAGTGTGGCCGCGAGTAATGCGGGCATATCTTTCATGAATCCGCGTTCACGGCAATAGACCGCTACCTTGGCGACGAACGATGGATCATTCTTGGCGCATAGCTCCAAGACTTTTTCGAGTTGTGTATCTGCCGATGCGTAGAATGTCGCATTTAAGCAGCCTGTCGCAGCATATTGTGCCAAAGCATGTTTATCACTGAACGCATATGCCGGAGCACCTGCATCATTCAGGACATTAGTATTAGGGATCATCTGACCCCGAGTAGTTTGGAACAATTGGGTATTAACCATTTTGCATTTCCTTTTATTTTGTATTTGTTATTAGAAAAAAAATTATTATATAAAACATCCTGGGGAAAATTACACTTCCCCCAGGACTTCCTGCTGTATGACATTACCTAACACCGTTACGAGCGGTGGGGTTATCTATGTCCAAGTTCACCCATCTAGTCAAGGCGCTATTATTCATAGCGACAGGTAACATTCTAGTCATGACTGGCCAGTCATGGACTTACGAATGCTCAAGCTAAGTCTATGTGTACTACAATGGTTCCGTAAACAACGCGCTATTCATGCTACGGGTTAACTACCAAGCGCTATCATTTACCACTAGATCTATTCCCGAAGCATCCCTATAATCCACCAAAAGTTTGTAGGGTATAAATTGTTACTTCCATTTCGTCTTTAGTCCTCAAACCACCACGTACTGACTATACAGGTAGTAAGAGGAAACTTCTATTTTAGTTTCAATGAGTTGCCAATTCTCATCTATCTGATTCAGATTTCCCTTTCAGGATTATCATAGTTCAGCGCACTATTAATCGAACTACCAAGACCAAGTGCACCTAGGATTGATCTGGATGGTAATTCTAAGACATCCGGGAACCTAGTAATTGAATGTCCTACGCAGAGTCACGGAGACAGTTCTGCACCTCGATTTTTGAGTCTTTCAAGTAATAATAGTAAGATAGTATTCACTGTGCTTCCAGAATACCAAGTTAATGATCTTACGTTGCTCCTTCTTTAAGCGACTCGTTCCCCACTCTTAAGATAAATAGACAGGCGTCGAACCTGTGACCCCTTTTTCGTACTCTCACAACCCCATGTAGCTTTCGGCAGTTCTTGCATTTCAGCAAGCTGTACGGCTACTTCGCATCCGTCATGATTTCCTACTTCAGCGCTCTACCAACCTGAGCTACTATTTATCAAACAAGTATCGACATAACCAAATCTAGAATTAATAACGGCTCGTTCCCTTAACCTTCCGAATTAAAAGTCCCCACCTCTATCTTTCCTAAATTAAGCTTATACACTTTCCCAAGTGTTTTGCAAGTTACCCGAATCTACTTGCTATTTTCACACTAATGAAGAAGGACGCTATTTCAAGGTTGACTGTTTTATGACTTCTTCAATATTCATATTACATCCAACCTTTCTACACATCCGCAACAGTGTGTTCGGTCATACATCAATCAGTCCAAGGAGGCGGTTTTACTCAACGGCACGGATGGCGCGTGTTCTGTATCCATGACAGTAGAAACCTTTTTCATGATTGACATATCAAATTTGTAATTCAATTTAAATCTGTTCGTGCTCTGAACATACGCCCAGTTAGTTTGTTATTAAGCACCTCACGTTTCCAATCAAACGTTACTGGCGGGTCCATGTGTATACGAGACATATCTGATATATCCATATTGCGATACTCATTTACACTATCGTACGATGTTGCTGGAATATCTCGTTCAGTGCTCATCAACATTCCTTAGTTATTCCCGCAACGCTTTCCAAACTTCGCGTTTATTGGTACGGTTAGTGGCACACCCGATTAATAAAAGGGTTGTAAGCTTTTACTAATCACTGCTCGCATTGCCAGGCAGTTCTATTCTTCATTATGAAGTTTGGTCATTGTTTACTGAAGTAGGAATCGAACCTACAATTGATCAATCTCGACCACACCCAATGACAGGCAGCCAATGTTAATTCACTGACAACGATCTGCGTAACCTTTCGGTTTTTCTTATCAGCTTTCACTGACGCGTCGTAGGGTATACCTTATTCCCCCATTCATCTTCATAACTGTTGCTCTTTACTACTACAATTCTGTAAAAAGAAATACAGGGAAAGTATTGCTACCTTCCCTGTACCCTGTCAACTCTTCTGGTAACAAAGACTAACTTACGTTAGTGAGTTGACGACTTCGGACTAAGCCGCGAGGCGTTGGTCGTAAGTGCTATCGTTAGATGCATTTATTGATTACCGACTTTTATTAACGACAATAATCGATTTTGTCGTGAGGTTGACATTCACTTATTTACCCAATCGAAACCAGGTCTGGCCCATCACATATAAACTATTTAAAATATACATGTGGTGGACCAGGGCAGACACTTCGCTGTGGACTATTCCTTCATCTCAAAAATGAGAGGGTGGCATTTATAGATAAACAACTATCTATCCTAGTTACTCCGTGGTAATAACTACTTTAGGAGTCCTATGAGTCTCTAGACCGTCGCAGACCTTTCGAATCTGTTTTGGTACGGTGTTATACATTACTGTACTTTCGCCGTTTGAGCCACCTTTAGCACTAGGAGTCACCTCCTAGGTCGACTATACTTTCGTTGATCGAACTGCCGTCTTGAGTACATCTGCTTCAGCCTTCAAAATGTTCAAAATATTCTGGGTTACGCAGGTATCCCTCTAGGACTTACTAGAGATCGGCCTACAATAATCAGTTTCCTAAAAACATTCATACCTACAATTCTTTAATACTTTAAAAATATGTGGCGGAAACGGTGGGATTCGAACCCACGGAACCTTTCGATTCGCTGGTTTTCAAGACCAGAGCCATAGACCACTCGACCACATTTCCTTGTTATGCTGGTTTCCGTTCCAGCTTATAGAGCCTTCCCTATTCGGTAACTGCAAAAATTATGGTAGGTCTATCTGGGAACTATCCAGATTCTATCGATTATGAGTCGATTGCTTCAGCCTTAAAGCTTTAGACCCAAAAAACTATTAATTTCAAATATTATCCATTAGATTCAAGTGTGCAAAACCTAAACCCAACAGGCAATATTCGAATATCACTTCTCTTAGATAGTTCGTCTCGAGCAGAGACACTTACGTTTCTAATTTTTTTATCAGCATTATCCCAAGCTATCATGAAACTTTGCCTATAGCACTATTCACTTGGAGTCTACGGGAGATATTCTTCCCTTATCCTATTCGACGTAGAACATACGTTTCACGCAAACGATCAACAGCAATAAAGACTTCAGGGCTATACAGGTTGATTCCGTTAAGTCCTATAACTAAGCAGTTACTTCACTCCCCGCAGATATAGTCTGTGGAAAGAATTAGTCGTCTACAACGTCACTGCTCCAACATGCAAGATTTTCCAATCACAGAGGCTACTCGATGATTTAGCGTGTGCTGCTGTTATCTTGCTACGAAGTGTTTTGCTCCGTGCATTCTTTAAATAGTAACTATCGTTATAGCTAATAGTGATAAAAAGTAATATGAAGTTTACCCATGTCACTACCCCGCAAGTCCCAAGAATAATCGTCAGTTATGTATTCCCAACGCATTATCATGAGCCAGATCCCTTGCAGTAGGACCATGTTCTTACAACTTTAATAATGGTACGAGAAGCCGGACTTGAACCGGCACGCCATCTTCCGATTAAGCGGCGGATTTTACCTACTACCACGATTTTCATCGCCAGTTAGAAGCAGAATGACACTCTTCTATTTATGTACCCAAATTTATATTTTCCCTGGATATACTGTTCGTAGTCTGGAACATGCTATCGCCATAATGCGCAGATTCGAACTGCAATGGTTCTTAAGGTCCCATTCCGTCATCTTAGGCATTCCGTCTCTGTTCTCTACACCTTCAAAATGCGCGGATTTGACCGCTAAAACACAACCCTTAGAGGAATCATCAATAGTACCTCTGATTTTTATCAAACGGACTTGACCGTGACTGGGAGTGATACATTAAGCTTGGCTCGGCGTTGGCAAACAGGTTAATAAAGCTTATAGAAAGTGGAATGGATGGATGGGGTTGCTTACCCACACCACTGCCGGCCACCTTCGTCCTTATTATTACATACTTAGGCTTTCTGATCCTGTTAAAGCGTTCGCCGAATTTACGGAAATACTATCTACGTCTTTCGATTGAGATGTTACGCCAAATACGTTTTTCTCTGGCAAATCCTATATTTCAAGGAAGTGTTCGATTACCCGCTAATTCCATAAGATGACTACCAACTCATTTTTCGTAGATGACCCATTAAAGAGTCCGCTGTGTCTACCAATTTCACCATTCTCGCATTTAAACTTTTACAACAAACTCATTGATTGCCGAACTTGTTTCCACCAATCGTTAGATCCTGGCGTATAACCCATGCTAGTTGCAATACTAGCGCAGTGATCCCAAACATGCTGTGTAATCTTTGCTTTCACGACTACTCCTTTGTTCAGAAGATGAATGCAGTCAGTATATTTCTACCGACCACTCTTTAATCTGATTATCCGATCCAATTCATCGGTAAACGCTATTCGTCCTGATCGATCTGTAATTAAATACATAGAACGAGACTTACTCTCACTCTAGTTATATATGGCTGAAATATTCTAGAATCGAATATTTTTAAATACTTATTAAAATAGGAACATCCTCACTATAAGGATATATGTCTAAAATTTTTTGGAATACAGTTAACTATGCTTTTTATGGCATTTGTTGTGCAAGAGACACGATTGATTTATCTTCTGCTTCTATTGAAATTTTAATAGTAGCAGTTATACCCTTGATTACGGTATAATCTTCAATATCGAACCGATTACCCATTACCATACAACGATTTGCTAACCATGCTTTACCGTGTTCTTCAGCGGTTCCATTTTCATCATCATAGAAACTCTTAAGACCAACTGGATCGAATTGATCAAAATGATCTTCAAAATAAATAAAGGAAGTACATTTGTTTAGATGTGCCAAATGTTCTTCATCGCTTATAACTTGAACAACATTTGGCATGATAATCCTTTTAGTTATTGAATATATATTGGTGCAAAATATATACCTAACCCGATAAGTTTTTACAAATTAAGTAGTTTGTTGCATGAACTGTATTTATGCGACTCTAGCTTCGTATTTATCGACAACTGCTTTAATTGTATCGGCTAGTGCTTTCAGGCCTTCTGGTGAATGCACATGGTAACAGTCACATGCTAGCCCTTTACAGACGTCTCCAGGACTAGGACAACTATCGCGCCCGTATACATGTACATCTTTACCATGCGTGGTGTGTAGAGCTTCTGCTACCCAGTATTCCCTATTTCTTTCAAAATTCCAACCATGTAAATGACCACGTACTGGAGTTTTTACTTCGCTCGATACCTTTTGAGCACTCCCAACAGGAGAACTTATTAAGTTATCTATATACGCACTTATCATTGGAATACCAGCATCACGTAGTTCTTCTTTGAACATGTCGTCAGTGTCAGCATGATCTCTTGCTCTAATTGGAAAGTTCATTTTAATACTCCATAGTAATTACAATAGTAAAAAAATACTGTAATGGGTTTATATTTTGCTAGTTAGGAGACGTCTTAATTAGCAGAGACGTCCAACAATGGGGTCTTTGCTGTATTAATATATATTACAGTACTTTAAAGTACTGTAATATCACTTCTTCTTTTGACCTTGTTCTTTACAAGGTGTTCTCTCTAACATGTCTTTAAACTGCTGTTAAGATGTGTTCAGCCTTTACTAGGTCGAATTCGTTATCGGTACGAATACCTGACTCCATATCAATCCACCAACGAAAATCAATATCGTCATCTTTATCGCCAATCATTGTTTCTATATTCTGCATAACAGTAACGATATTGTCTGGATTTATTCCGCCAGCAAAACCACATGAAACATCTTTATACTCAGATAATAAACTTTTAACTTTCTCTGGGATACTCCATATTTCTGGTACAGTGCCACGACCTCTTGATTCATCTAACAGAATACCGACTCTCATCATGTCGTATTTATCTAAACAACTAATGAAGTGTAGTATATTCTCTGCTGTATTTTCATTATATTGCAAGATAATATCTGGACCTAAATCTAGTGATCTTTCATATACTTCTAATACTTCTTTATCTGTAAATTCAATCTTACGGGCATTGATATTTAATTGAATTCTATCAGCCAAACTAATAAATTTAGGTAGCGTATTGTCTAACAATTCATTAAATGCTAAACTACCACAAAGATGTATTGCTGAAAATTTCCATTTAATACGATTTGATTCAAAGAAAGAACTATACCACGCTTTCGATGGATTACGTGGTGACCCTAATTTATGTGGAACATAGAGAATTCCCCATTCTACAAATAGGAATTCTCTAGAAAGTTCTGATAATACAGAAACATCTATCCTATCGTCTACACCAGTTAATGAAACACGATTAATAATGCTCATGATATTTCTCCATTGATTAACTAAATGTTTGCAGGTGGAATTACGTATTGATTTTGTTTTAATGAGCCATTTGCTATTTCAGAGAATTTCATAATAACAAACATACGACATTCTTCTTGTGTTTCTATAACAAGGTCTATTATTTGATCATCAAATTTCATTATTTCGTCGTTACTTAAACATAATGATCGTTGTAGTGCATTTAATTGTCTATTAAAAACTGTGTTAGCTTTCTCCCATTCTTCAGATTGCTGGGCATCTTCATCGTCTTTTTGTAAACGAAGCATTGAGAGCGCTTGTGCGGCAATATTTCTTACTTCTATTTCATTTGGTTTTTTATCAGAGCCTAATAAAATAGCTATTAGTCCTTTTGTTAAAAAATCAATAAAGTGTTTAAATACTTCTTCTTGATCTTGTTTATATATAGCATCTTCATTGCTCATGATACTCTCCTTTATAAATTAATTAGAAACTCATCTGCTTTCTCAATAGCGTTCCATGCGACTATCTAATCCGAATATTTTAATATTGTACGTGTGTCGTTCGTGGTTAAAGATACGATGGACATGAATCATGAAGTATCCGATGGTGGGGTGTAGGTCTATAGATAGCCCAGATAGCTCGCTAGGCTCGATATGTTGTATATGGAGTAGACGTGCTAGGTCTGGTGCTAAGGCGGCATAGGCAGGCTCTAATACCGCTCTTAAGTCAGATGGTGTAGGTGGTGTTGAAGAAGAACTTGTATAAATTAACAATAATGTCAAATCAGATATATATTTTAAAATGATTTTACAAAGTTCTGGTGCAACTGTGACCCTAAATGACTTAGCTCGATGAATTTTTAGTTTAGTGTATTCCATCATTTTTCCTATATTAATCAAAAAAGTTTGTTTCACCTGAGAAGGCAATCATTTCATCTTTAGTAATTTTGAATTCATCAAAGTCATAGATAGTAGCAGGGTTACATAAGTCAGGATGTTTAGCGTTGATTAAGGCAGCAGCTTCTTCTAGTGAGTTGGCAAATAATAGAACGCCTCCTTCAAAGCCAGCATCGTACCTGTATGCTTTTAATTCAGCCGCTTCTAATTCAGATCTTAAGATTGCGTCTGTGTCTGGATGGTCACCTGCTTTATTTGGAAACGTCATTTTACTTCTCCTTTTTCATTTTATCGCAAACAAATAATGTTCACTTACCTTTATTATTTTAACCAAGTTAAATTCATTGGAAGACAGGATATGTTCTCTCGACTTGTAATATAGCATACGACTCCAGCCTGATGATCTATGAGCCGTACTATTTCACCATTTGCTTGTCTTACCGTAATAATAAGACGTGCGCTATCAGTGGCTTCAGCACGTTCAGTATCAGGAGATGGAGATTTATTTGTATCTTGACTATTAGATGATTGAGTACATCCTAGTAAAAATACACAGATAATTATTAGTTTTATAAATTTCATTTTACTTTTCCTTTATATTGCGATTTGCACATTACTAGGCACAGTAACCAACCCGTTACATGGGACATAGATATTATTGCGGTTAGCTTCCCATTCATCTGGTGTGCATTGTCGTGGGTTATATTCGTGCGACGGTGCCTGTATTTCATTTACTCGTAACTTCTTTTCCAAATACGGATTAGCTAATGCAAGATTCTTCCTTAATTCAATATCGCTCGTAAGTAAATTGAAATTAGCTTTACTCAGTATCATTTCTTCGTCACCTGTTTTAACGAATAACGCTAACGCAAAGACTTGGTCCAAAAGTGGGGTATCCTCTAGATAAACACAAAGATTAGCCACATGTATATCTGTCTTTGTATACAGTTCCAGTTTATAAGGTGTGCTAAAACCAGTACTTTCTGTAGCTCGTAAAAGATTACCGTTATATTTAGTTAAGACGAACTTAAACAATGAATCTGGATGACTCACTTCAATCTCATTGCCACCTAGGAATATTTTAATATCGTCTTCCATTCCAAAGTTAGAAATCAACTTCATCGCTCTCTTTATGGAGCTTCGTATAGATTTCTTAATGAGAGGGCCTCGTTTTACTTTAGGAGGAACCCACTCAGGTGTGACAATATAACACGATACATTTGTATTTATTACAGTTTGACGCAAACCATTTGTGTTAAATATTAAACCGTATCGTTCAGAACCAGGGCAATTTATATAAAGCGTAGGCATAGAACCAGTAAGATTTAAACTAGTTCCGCTATACAACATTCCAGTTGATGCAATAGCGGTAGATGTAAACGCAACCACATTACTCTGAGTTTGCAAATTGGTATTCGCAAAAGTACTATAGTCAGAATACTGAATCACCTGAATGTTTTGGTCATTCGATAACACGGTGATCCAGCCTGTATCAGCAGGAAGAATATTTTCACCTGGTACAGAAACATCAACGTTATTGTTGTGTAAAACTAAACCAGTAGTCATATCGCTCTCCTTTTATTAACCACCGTGTATGCGACGAACACCTAATGAGTGGTTATCGACTACTTCTTCGGCGGTCTTTGCTGTTCTGCTAGATTCGAAACTTCGTTTCTCTTTATGCTTTCTTACGTCGACAACTTTATCACGCGCAAGAGTAGCAATGTCAATATCGTCCATGTCTGTACATATTTTCTCGAACTGCTCGTCTTTGATGATAATCTCTTTAGCAGATTCAATATTCTTTTCAGTTAACTTTACTCTACGAGAAAAACTAGCTGAACCTAATGACATTTTCTTCATAATAAAGAAAGTATAACCATCTGCCATCTTCTTACGAATAAGAGCAAGAACTTTTTCACGATTGCGTTCATGCCATGCAATTGTGATATCCCCCAGTTTACAGAGCATTGTGAGTGATCCTAGATATTCTTCTTCCTCTCCTTCTAATTTAGTCATTGGATATAGTGCAGTTGTAACCGCGCACCATTCTTCACCTGTCTTTTCTAGTATGTCGGTATATACAGGACTAATTGTGTTTTTCATAATGTTTTCCTTTTTGTTCAGTAAAACCAAAACGAGACATTTCAGCTTTTGTTACTGTGGCAGTCTCAATACTCACTACGTTGTTCGTGCCAACATTACCTTTAAAGAACCCGCGACAACGAACACATTGTAGTGAGCCGAATTCTCTATAGCCAATATTAAATAATTGACTGACAGTATGTCCAGATTCACCTGAGCAATCTGGACATTTTACATAGGTTTTTGTATAGAGTTCAGCAAGCATTTCATTTCCTTTATTACAACCAACGAATAGCTGAATAGTTGATGATTAAGTGAATGATATTGTCGCAGATAATTAACAACCATACAGCTAACCAATCAGGGGTACAGTTCGGATATCCTGTCTTAGAACAATCTTTCCATTTAAGTGTTGGCTCGTTAATCCAGTTCTTTGCAAATACAAGATATTTAGCTAAACTATAATGGTCAATAATTGCGTGTGAAATACAAATGACAATAATTGCATTGCGTGATATACCAAGAAACATAAAAGGGATTGCGTAAACAATAGCGTGAAAATAAGCAGCAAACACGCCTCTAATAGAGCCTTCTACTTTCTTATTTGCCATCCAACTGGTTTGTGTTATGTAATCGCCAATCAGATGCAATAATAGTTGTTCATACATTATGTTTCCTTTACTTAATACGTGTAACGAGTTCAGCATCGAATAAATAAGCTAGCCATGTAGTCAACGCTGTAACGTAATCGTGTTGGTTACTACCGTTATGGCTAATATGAAATACTAGAGGGCTACATTCATCAAATGTTAACCACCAGCTACTATCTCTGGTAAGTATATAAGTGTTACCGTCGCCTACATCAAGTTCGAGTTTAGGTAAACCCTCAATAACGCCAACATTGATAGTGCGCGAAACAGTCTGTGCGATTATCAGTCTATCTATAGCACCAATAGCATCTGTTATTCTAATGCAAACTAAAGATGACATTTTTATTCTCCTGAGTTAACTGCATGTAGTTTCTTTATCTTCTACAAGAAGTAATTGTTTCAAATTTTTCAGTGGTCGTTTTATCTGAGCTTTAGCGTTATAGAGAATAAGACATGCCGGACACGCACCACACGGTTTAGTAATGTTGTTATCTTTCACTGGTAATTCACACACCCATGTTTTCAAAAGAAGATTTTTCGGTAAAGCTCTTAGAACATCAGTTTTCCTAAAACCCTTTTCAATTAATGGGAAACGTAAAGGAATTACAGGTTTATTACCATTAACCAATTTCCATATTTGTTTCCAAAGCTTTTTAATTGTATCGAGTTTTATCGTAATGTCATCTCCAAGAATATACCCAATCTGCACTTCTGATACACGGTATGGATCAGCTATGTATACCGCTCCGATGATCCACGGTAAAGTTTGTCTGAACTCCATGAAACTACCATAAGTTCCATTGAGTTCACGTAACTCTTTTATACCGTGATCGGTTAGTACTAAATGTTCCCCTTGTTTTAACAATATCTTAAATATCTCAGAACGTGCTTTTAATTCCATCTGAACTTTTTCTTCATGCTGACAACAATCTACATAGAGCGTATATACATCTGACTTTTGTAAAGCATTCATCAACATAAGAGTGGAATCATTTCCGCCAGAGAATAACAATAGCGGTAGTTTTCCATCAGAGGATATTTTATTCTTTTTCACTGAAACTCCTTATTTTCAATTGGTATTTTATACCATGATTTTCAATTTTGCGGCATAAGCGCCACGTTAAATTAAGATCTATTACGTTTCTTAGAACGTCTAGCAATCTTTGCTAAACTCTTACGAGTTTCTTGCGAACGATGTGTTTTGTTATTGCCGTAGCGAATACGTCTATCACTATCGCTTTAACAACCTGTATCTTGACACGGTTCTGCCTCGCGACGCGTGTCTTCATCAACCATTTCTTGAGTCATGACAGGCACCTCTCGTATTAAAGGAATCGTAGTTTGGTTTTCCATTATACATTATCCGTATTCTTTACTTCGCGAACAATACGATCTTCTGTACGTTGTTTAAGCCAACTTAAAGCATCTTCTATACACGACATTGCTTTCATGTTTTCCGTACAATTAAATGGACCAGTTTGAAAACCATATAGACGATAGTAAACAACAGCTAATAGACTTTCTAACGTTACGCCGGTATACCCACAATCTAATGGGTTACCATTTTGAAACGAAATGCTTAATAGCTGTTCCGTTGCGTTTATGCCGTTGACACAATTATCTAGTACTATGCTATAAACATTATTTGCATTTGTTTTACTTTTTCGTCACAAGCATAAACTCTTAAGTTTGTGGTTTCGCCTTCTGCTATATGAATATCAATTTCTCGTAACGGCATGATTTTATCCTTAGTAAATTAAAATGAGATGGCCTGTCAGGAGGGACTCGAACCCCCATTGATCCGCTTACTCGGCTGCAGTTTAGAAGACTGTTGAGATACTGACAGGTTGAAACTTAAACTTGTGCTTCTAACAATTGGCTAGATGCCGCGTCAATTGTGGACTGAGTTGTATCAGCTAGAACAACATATGGGACTACGCCATTAATACGCGCAATGGCTATGTTTGCATCAGCTTGGGTTGCGTAATTAATAACAAATACATCTGAACTAACCCCAATCTCGTACAGTGTCATATTTTCTTTTGAATTGAGATAAACCATATTCCAATTCAACGAATTCATCAAAAACAGTAAATAGACATTCATGGCAAAGCCCTTCTCGTAACAGTGATATATTAGTGAAAAATTTTAAGATAGACAATATGTCTCTGTACTATAGAGCCGTCTTGTTTATTTTAACTGAGCAAATAAAAAAAAATTAGATTTCTTTATCTATAAAATTAAAGCATACAGTACTGCGTGATTTATCACGCAGTACTGAGTTATATTTAACTATTATTACGTAACTCGTATTCCAAATAGAAACGCGACCAGTCTTCTAATTTACCAACATCACTAGAAATTTCATGCAGTATATCATCTGCGGTCATGAATCCTAACAACAGTAATTCATCTTCGTTACTTAAAACTTCAAGATCTTCAGGGACAGTGACTGACATTACTACACCAACATGAACAGCATGAACTTCGTGATTAAGAAGAATAATTAAGTCTTCTGATTGGATTGGAATTTGTCCCAGTGCAAAAGATGCCGTGGCTGTATCACTTCTTAATTCTTCATCACGTTCACGGAAAGCAGCGTCATGAATAGTTTGAGCCAAATTAATTACAGAATCGCTATTATGAACGATATCCATTAAGTCGATATGTCCGCCAAATCCAATACTTATCTTTTCAGCTAATTTCTTTTCACCTACCCCTTTACCACGTTTATATGCAAGATATCGAACAACACCATCTTTACCTAATTGTTTAATAATTAGATACGGAATAATTTGCCGATATGATTTATCTTCTTCTAACACAGAACGCTGCTTAATTGCAAGATGGCTGATTACTTCTTCGATGAATTTACTTAGTGAAAACTTTGTAACACCCACACGAAAATCTGTTGCGAAGTGTCTTACGCCCTGATCGTTATGATTTTCGAAATACTTAGTCTCGGCAGCGAGTATAAACTGAGAGTGTTTCTTTGGAGCTAATGCGCTCATTTTCTGTTCCTATATTTAAAAATGTAAATCTAAGCTTTGTTTGCTTTTCTATGAGCATATCACTTTTTCATACTGACGCCATTTCGATGTGCATATTCGTATAGAAATAGATCAGTGCGAAGTTCATCAATAGTAAGTGGAACGTAATGCGACGTATCAGTTTCATCTCTACGACCTACTAGTTTATTTGGGTCAGATGATTTGTAGAAGTATGATGCTAGTTTTTCTTTATGATCAGGAAGAACATTTACAGCCAGTTCATCTCTTTTAGCTGATAGAAATGTACGAACGTCGTCTTGTGATCCAAATAGGTCTTCTAAGAATGCTAAAACAATTTCAGTCGGGACATTGATCTTAGCCATTTCTTCGTGAAGAAGTTGTTTGCCTTTTTGAACTGCTGCTGGAATACTTTCTTTCCAACTAACAGTAGTTGTAAGATAATGCAATCCTCTTGCGTATTCTATTGTTATGGCATATACGTCATCTGCGAATTGTGAAAACGTAGCATTTGTTTCTACATGATAAGTTTGTTCGTGTAATCTCTGAGATAGTTTGCATAATTGAGAAAAGTCGTTATGTTCTTCTGTTTTTAAGAAATGTTCAAGTAAACAAACAGTGCTCAGTACATCAGGGATAAAGTTAATAATCTCTTTACCTTTAATCAACTGTCCTTCGATAGTAATGAGACCATAAATAGCACCACATCCCATAATGTCAAATGCGTGCCCTGGTGTTCCGTCTACCCATTGATCGGCATCTAATGGATTCATCTTTTCCAGAGGACCACCTTGACGAAAATATCTAGTAGTAACAACAAATTCACCAGCGCGTCTATCACAAGGTACTGTATGATCCCAAGGTTCTACCTTTTCAGCATCGTAGAACGCACGTGCTTCTTCTAAAGTATAGAAAGGCCCGAACTGTTTACGGTTAACAGGTGGGAAAAAATCTTTCTGAGGTTGTAGAAAAATTAAGGCGCCATAGATAGCAGTGCCTGAGATTTGGTAGCGAGTCATTATTTATCCTTTGTTTGGCTGTTAATAAAATATTCGTTCATCTTACGTAAGTTTTCAAAATACTGAAAATAAGCACTTGTCCATACGTTCATGATTTCGCGGGCAAGAATATAAGTTGGAAATGATATAAACATTTTTATTCCTTTATTTGAAACTGGTTATTTCGGTATCTCTCCATTCGGAATTACCGGCTGCATCCTCAAACTTCTGTTGCATACGCTTACGTTTAACACCAGATATCAACGCTTTAATGAAACCAATTTTTAGTATCCTGAATTCTAAAGTAGGCTTCATTAAACGTTTATTTTCTTTTTCTTTTACGTTTTGCATAATTGTATCAAAACGAGCGCGGTCAAAGCGTTTACCAAGTTCGTATGTAATTTGTCCAGCAATCTCTGGTGTGACATACTCTTCGAAATACTGCCGCGTGTTACATACTTTAGCATTATCCATTTATATCACCTTCATTAAAAGTATTTCTATTAGTACAAGTATATTTAGAAGTTATTCGTGGTATTTCAGTTAATACAAACAGCTTCTTTTTCTGTTTTTATTTCATTCCACAGTGCAGAAAGTGCTTGACTTGTTGTTTGAATAACGAAAATCTGAGATTCTCGTCTTACAGCAGAAGGTTCTACGCGTGTCATTAAGTTATTAATTTTAGTAACAAACGTTGTCTCACGAGAAGGATAACTACCTTTTGTATTAGTGAACGTTAACTCGTACATTGTGCCGAACCGTAATTGAATAAAAGAACAATCTCCTTGGTTAGCATATCTTGCAACAGCATGCACGGAATCATCCTTTATTACTTTACCCGCTACTACAGAACATGACTTCGGCAACACTGCTTCGTTATTGAAAATTTCAAAACTTAGTTCTGTTAATTTATTTAGTTCTTTTTCAAAAACAAATTCATCATTTACGGGTTCTGCTTCGTCATACGCTATTTTAAATTCTTTTTCAAATTCCTCTTTTAACCCCACAAACGTATAAGTTCCATCTGATTGTACCCATGATTTTTCTAATGGATGGTAGTACCATAAATTAGGATTAGCGTTAGGAACTACAATAAAAATCGCTTCTAGCGTAATTAAAGCAGACAGTGGTAGCTTAGCTCTTAGAACAATAGTAACGTCTTCCGTACTACCACTATCACCATATAAGCCTGTTGCGATTTCTCCAATTACATTGTGCGAAGCAGGAACACCGTTAACTACTAACGGAGGTTTGACGTTTTTAAACACACTGCGTTTAACAGAGGCCATTATGCTGCCTAAAAGTAAACTTAACTCATTATTAAGCACTACGTCGTTAGTTGGATGAAAATTAAATAATTCAATTGCTTCCTTTAATCGCGGGGATGGTTCTGGTCCGAATACTTCAGAATAGTTTAAATATTCTTTAAGTTTAGAAGCGAACGAACCATCCCCTTCAAATACGCATTTTACATTAGCTTTATCTGATCGAAACTCATTAATGGCACTTTCAAATCGTGTATTTGTTTCAATGAACATCTGCTTGTCATTAGGAAACAGTAAACCAAGATTTTGCATTAATTGACCAAAGATAGTTACAACGATATTGATTTCTTTCTCTGGCCGTGAGTCTACACGCAACTTATCAAGTAGTTCTAATAATTCCATTTCGCATTCTTTCATCTTTACATTTCCAAGGAATCATCTTTTAACAAAAACTTAGGAATGCCAGTTAGTACAAAATCACTAGTAGCTTGGGTTCCTTCTGGCAATATTGATTCTACCCATACATCTTCAGAATATAATTCTGGTATACTGGTATTGCCTGTCTTTTTAATAATTTGATTTGCGTATGCTGCAATTTCGAATGCTTCGACCCGGTCAACATAACGAAACTTACTAGTTAAGAAACCTTGATCATCTGTATACTTACAAGATTTTCCATTTACTCCAAGTTCACCCATTCCCCAAATAACATGATGATGTCTTCCTGGTCTAGGTACTTGAAATATAAGGCCAGACGGATGTCGAATAGCAGAAGCTAAAATTGTTTCAAAACTATTAGAATCCTCACAAACGGATTTGTGATATAACGTAGACCACGCGCGCTGTGTACCATACAGCAACATGTATTTTACAGATTGTACATTAATTGGTTTACTTTCTATTTTTCTGTAAAATACTTCTACCAGTAATTTATTTACGTTAACCCTTAAAAATAATTTAATATATATTAACACTGGTAATATAGCAAAACATCCTATAACAGGATGACTTGTATGAAGTGTATAATTGACGATTAAAAATAAACTAATCAAATAAAACACATACAAGACGAAATTCGTTTTTCCAATAAACCACAATGTCCATTTCATTTTATTCTCCTAATATCTTTTAAAACCGTTATCAAGTAAATTCGAAAGAAGAAGCACTTTACGTTTACACAATAATCCGTAAGTCTTTCTTGATTCTTGTTCTGATTTTTGGATTAAGTTATAAACTTCATTACGATTGGGGCAAATGAAAACGCCCCATTCATTAAAGATAAAACCATATGACAATCTGATTATACGAGTGTCTATTTTTCTTCATCGAATAAATGGAAAGCGTTGCTCCATTCACGACCATCAACTTCTCGATAGATACTTGCTATTTCATTATTGTTTTTATGTATTCGATTTGAAAATAAATCAAGAACACTTTGTGACATTTTATTCTCCATTTTAATTTGGATTGAGTAGATATTCTCTTATTTTTTTCTTTGCTATTTCAACATCAGCTTTATATCCAATGCCTTGACAATGTGAAGATATTTCATTATGTAATTCTTCTATTAAAGCCATTGTCTTATCAGCTTGTTCAATAGTCAAACCTTTAGCTGGATATTTTGGATCAACTACCTTCACTGGTAAAATATCATACTTAAAACCATTCCAATGATACTCGAGTTTAGTATGACTGGAATAATACGTTACTCCAGCAGTACCTATTTTTGGAAAATGTGATTCATTTTCATATTCTCGTTTAAGAGGTAAAGACAGATATACTTCTTTTTTATTATAAGCAGGATAAGTAACAGTCATTATGTCAATATTCATTAACGTTCCTTTATTTCTTTTAAGGTATTCGTTGTCGAGTCAAATTTAAATAGAGATATTTTAGATGTCTCATTGTCAACAATCGATAACGTAATATCATCCGATAGTGGGATTGGTTGATTTATGCACTTTTCTCTCTCTTGTTTACCTTTTGTTATTTTAGCATTAAGATTAACCAAAGCATAAAACAAAACAGCAATAAACGCACCGCCAATAGCGTATCCAATTAATAGAAAAGTAATTAACCACTCAGAAACTGTTAAGGGAATGTTCATTTGGTTTTATGCGAGATACCTCGCTATTTATTGCGAGGAGGGATAGCATATAGGGTAATGTAGTCACATTACCCTACCCTCACGCATTCCTTTCTATAGTAGCTATCATGATTATATTGGTACAGCTATGTTTTTACCACCAGACATAGATAGATAGTGATATAGTTGTAAACAGTAAGAATAACCATCATTCTTTTGAATGAGTGCACACTGGTTCCATTTAATAGATATTGGTTTATCATTAAATATTACTGAAAAATACCCACTAGCTCTAATCACTACTCTACTAAAAATAGCTTTATTAACATAGCCTAATGTCGTTTTAATTTCTCTAGTAAACTTTACTAAATCACCAGTAGCAAATCAAAAGACACGTTTAGACATTTTACTAATAGTACGAGGGAATCCGTATTGATCTGGTTTAGTACGCTGGTATTGTCCTCGTCCTGTACATTTAATTTCTAGATGTGGTCTACGCCAGTTATTTACTACTAAAACATTACCGACACAAGCAGCATCTAAGGCATGGGTCTTAGGTATATTAAAATTATGTCGATTATATTTAGTTTGACTACCAGATCCTGTATTCACTGGTAATCCAGTATTTATACATTCTAAATATAATTGATTACGCGTAGCATTGACAGCAGCAGCATCGCGTAGTGGTTTTTGAGCAGTAGATAATATCTTTTTCAGTAATTCAGGCTTATCTTTTAAAAACACTTCTATCAGTATATTACTTTTCTTTTGATTACAATCATGACAGGCTATGCCTAAATTGGATACACGATTAGATCCACCTCGACTACGCGCTACTATATGCTCAATTTCTAATGGTCGATCATTTTCTGTCTTACAATACATACATTGATGATCGTATTTCTCTAGTAGATATTCTTTTACGTCGTAATTAAACAATGTACCCTGTTGATATTCAATACCTGTAATCTCTGGTTTTACTAACTTTTGCATATCAAATTTGACTCTCTCGATAGCTAACCATGATAATTGGAGGGTATTCAAATGGTGAGTTATAAATAGCCATTTACTCTTCCTTTATTTTAATATATTTTTATTATTACGTTTGGACAGACACGTTCTCAAATGGGAATGTATCTTTCGTTGGATTTTTAATATAATCAAGTAAGTTTGCGCGCGCAATATTTCGCAATACTTTTAAGCTAGCTGAATCTCTGCTTAAATAATATTCCAAGTATGCTTTAATGGTTTCATCTAACAAATGCTCAACTTTTGGCATTTGTTCTTTACTTAAACCTTCACGTTGTTCTTCGTCCATCCATTCAGCAAATGTTTTATCAACAAGGTTATGCAACACGCTATCATCGATGCTCGTTTATTTTCCTTTGTCCGCTTCCCATAAATACTTGCAGTCAGTAATAAACTTCTCAATATGTTCTTGAGTTGTTTGTTCTTGAATAATCCAGTCTGTAAAACTAAATCCTACAGGGGATCGAGATTTGCAAAACTCCATGAACTGTCCTAGTTCTTTTCCAACAAAACCAGAAATAGAACCAATAATAAATCCATTCCATTTTGTTTTAATTACTTTTTGTTGTTTGTGTTTAGCATACTCTAAAGTAAGCTGTTCAGCAAAACCAGGAAATATAGCTGGATTAGTAGCGCATAATAACCAGTAGTTTTTCTCTTCTTCTCGTTTAACAGATACCTTATCTTGGACATACGCAGACCACTTGTACTTGTCAAGTTCTGGTTTATCTTCTATCCATTTCAGAAACGCTGTATAAGTAGGACGTTTAATATCACGAATACGACTAATGTGATTTCTATTATCAAGTTTAAATATCTGACGATGGAAATATGGACTAGAAGCAGCATACTCAAAGACATCTTCTAACGTTTCGAAACCCTTGATATGCCGCGAGAAATCATAACCAAGGAATTTAAATACAGCACTTACGTCCCTACTTACTAAAACTTCAGCATAAGCATGCGTTCCGTCTCTCAGTATTTTCCACAGTCCGTTATGCCCGTACTTAAACCCCATTTTGTGCGCTATGCGACCCATTAAATTACCCAGATCATTAAATGCAAAATATACTTGGGCAAAGAAGAAATCTATCCTGGGCGCTTTGATTAAATCAATTTGCATTCCACGATAGTCAAATGACACTACATCATTATTTAATAAGTCTTGTGGTTTAAATACAGCACGAATTATGTCTATCCAATTAGGTGGAAGATTATCTGATTCAATAAGAATGTCAGCATCCCCAAATGATTCTTTTGATGAGTATGCTTCAATTGGATTAGCTAGGCATGTTGGAAAAGCATCGTGCAACTTACTTAAAACGTCACCGACAATCGCAAAATATTCTGTAGTTGTCTTCCTTGTCACACCTACATGTTTCATCGCGTTACCGCCCATGTTATTTCTCCTTTTATTTTTAACGGAATAAAATGGAAGAACTTTCGTTCTTCCATTTTATAATTACTTTTCTGAATCGCCAAACAATAATTTCTGAGGAATGCTTTTCGTTACGACAGTAAAGTTTTCTTCATCATCAGATGTATAAGCAAGATGAATAATACGATCGAAAACATCTGCGTCCCATATACAGTTCTTCATTGGAGCTACACACGGATTACCACCCAAAACATCAATCAATTCTGGGATCTTGCCGTGGTGCCAACAAATCGCCACTACTTTTCCTTTATACTTCTTTTTACTAAGTAGACGTTTAGCTAATACACTAAAATCTTCATCAGACCATTTAGTTTCTACTTTAATCTTAACAGCATCAGCAAATGGCGTAATTGTTTCGATAGGGCGCACACTACCTTTTGATTTTTTAGTGGCTATAACGTGATGCACTTTATGAGAGAATGGTTTATATAGCCCTAAGCCTACTGCACGAGTATGCCCGCGTACAGAAAGATTAGGACCGTCGTTAGGTCCATCAACATGCGATTCGCCTGGTTTCTCAGCATGTCGCACAATAAATATATGCGCTGGGTAAGTCATGTTTAAATTCCTCGTTCAGTGAACACATAGCATTACTGTTGTGTATTTTAAAACTATGTTAATAATCGTTCTCGGTAGTTTTGGATAGGTGATTCCGCGTCATCGACGCTGCTCCATGTAACCCCTCGTAGCGCCCTAGAGATGTTTGCCTGAGAAGTGTTGTATTTAGTTTCTAATTCAGCTAATGTCATCTCCATATCCATTTTCTTAATCCGACGCATTTCAATTACTGTCTCAGCATTTAAAACTGTCGTACTACGATTTTTACAAGACGATTTTATTGTAGACAAACAACAGTTATTAGGACTGAAATTCTTTGTTACATCTAAACGTATAACTTTAAAAGGAACATTAATTAATTCTGGTTGGTAAGATAACTCCCTATCTACCCATTTAATGAAATTACATATTCCTTCAGGATTTGTATCTATCCAAACTTTTGCTACTGTAATCCCTTTACCACCGTAACTAGGATAATTTTTATTCGAACTATCGTAACAACGCTGGATAAAACTAAGCCATCTAGCGTAATACTTATGTTTTTTCATACCGTGCTTAACTGCGCCGAGATGATTCATTTTGTGCACTTTTTAAGAGTGAAAAAATAAAAAAATGTTAAACGGTGGTAGTTTAACATTTTTTCTAGTTATTCTTCGCTATCGGAAAACGACTGTATAATAATCTCAACTTGTTCAGACAGATTTTTAACTGTCATATCGAGATTTATTTGTTCTCCATCAATTACGATACCGAACTCTTCTTCTAGTCGTTCTATAAGCGACGCTTCGTCAATATAATCCATTCCAAGGTTATCGCCCAAAACAGATTGAGAATTAACATCATCGGGCGGTGAGTTTGTTATATCGATAATAATATTTTTTATTTTATCAAGTACAGTCATTTCGATAGCGTCTTCTATTTCACTTCTGTTCTCAACTACAATATCTAACTCTTCATCAGCCATTATTACTCTCCTTTTTTTACTTTACGTGGCATCTTTATCAAGCGTAAGGTTAACTTGCATGCGTGGTTGACCTGCTGGGCGTTGTTGTTTTAAATCTTCAATGCAATACAAAGAGTCTGGGTCTAACATCCCCATTATGTTTGTCCGTTTGAAAGCAGGTACTTTAATCACATACCAACATAGTGGACACCATGCTAGATTTATACCTACTTGACTCAGACGATCTGTTACGAGTCCGTAGTATTTACGAATAACCGGTTTTTGCATTGCCTCAGTGAATTTCAGACTAATTTCTGGTCCTAAAATGTGAGCCATAGCATCACGGTCAACTGGTATAAAATATCCATACGGATTACCAGACCCTACTACTTTTGGCGTATCGTTCCGATTGCAAATAGCAACAATCATATCTGTTGCCTTAGTTACGCTATATGGGAACGAATGCTTTTCTTCATTGACAAAATTATACACAGTCATTTGTTACTCCTTACAAGTTTAATATAACATTAGCACTATGCGTAACATGCTAACTCTCCCTACATTCCCTCCCAGTATTAATGAGAGGGAATTCCTTTTAAAGAATACCGAGTTTCTTGTAGAGTGCGTATTCTTTAATTACCGGCATGAATTTCAGAATCCACTGAAAGAAAAGAAGAATTGCTAAAGAGTTTGCTCTCTTCACGCGACCTTCTTCCGTATTCGTGAAATCGAAACTACACTTACCTTTCAAATTCCCAGTGGAAATCCCTGCAATATAAAACGGAACAGGGTTAGATACGTAAGACGATTCTCCGTCTCCAGCAAAGTATAAACTATGCTCGCTAAGAATACCTGATGAGTTAGAGAAAATCTTTGGCGTAATAACACCACTTTTTATTTTTTCTTGAAGGACATAGAAAAGTTTCTGATCTTCATTGAAAGTAGAAAAGCCAACTGATTGGCTTCTAACAAAGAAATCAGCATCGATACCGTACGATTTATTGAGTGGTAACTTTGCATACGATCCTGCATATACGGGATCATCGAATACTATTCCGTTAAACAAACAAAAATCTCTAACCTGATCGATAGCTACTGTGGGAAGGTGTTTCATAATAGTCGTTCCTTTAGACTATTTTAATAAACCCGATTGCCTATGCGCTCGGATGTTAGTCGCTGAAAGCACTAACATGAATCCCTCCTCATTAGAAGAGGGCATCATCTTAATTACTTTGCGTTATTAGTGATGTAATCAATAACGTCTTGCACTGTAATGAACTTTTCTGCTGCTTCGTCAGGTATTTCTAATTCAAATTCATCTTCCAAAGCCATAACAAGTTCAACAGCATCCAGCGAGTCCATACCAAGATCATCGTCGAACTTCGTAGTTGTTGTAACGTTTTGTTCTAACGAATCAAATTGATCAGAAACAATTTTCTGAATACGACTTTCAACATTTTTCATGTAATCCTCACTGAGATTTAGTCTTTGTCATATATTGCGCGGTTTATGATTTTTCTCTCTTTGTAATTATCAACTGGCATAAAGTCACTAGTGACAACATAAATATTTACGTATATATTAAATGTGTTACGAGCAAAGTCACTGGCGATACTCCATGCTGCTTTTTCATCCGGAATAAGTTCTTCTCCAGCCCGACTATCCGGGAAATAGTCAGTTGTTGCTACCAATCCGTCTAGCTTTTCGAAATGAACCATAAAGCCAGGTTTAATTGGTTTTGCACGACCGCCGCTATTAATTATTTTTAACGCCTCTTCCATTTTCATATCGCTCTCCTTGAGTAACTCAGTAACTATCAAGTTAGTGATATATTACTGAGTTATTTTAGATTTAATTATGCTGACATTGGAGCGTCAATTCTAGCGAGATGTTGGTAATCTTGCAATACAATATCATCAGGTTTAATACGTGTGAATGCGCCTTTTATATCATCTAGATTTATAATTGGTTTGACATTATCAGACAATAATACTTTCGGCAATGAAAGATGTTCACGCTTTAGTAACTCTTCAGCTTGTTCGAAATGATCCTCGTAAAGATGACAGTTTGCAGCTTGCATTGTGATTGTGCCTGGTGCAAAGCCACTTAAACGCGCCATGATTAGTAGCTGTAGAGCGGTTGTTGCTATGTTTGTCGGCGCGCCTAAAAATCCATCCATTGAACGGATTGTCATAACAAGATGTAACACTTTTGGATTTTCTAAAGCTATATAGCGATAATCCATGTGGCACGCCGGGAGTGCTTGTAAATCAATCTCAGCAGGATTCCACGCAGTGATAATCATACGGCGATCAGATGGATTCGTTAACAATGTACGCAGTACGTTTTCAAGCTGATTAATTTCACGTTCAAATAGAAATAAACCCCTGCTGGAGTCATACATAGCGACCGAGTAACCTAATTCACTTAAACGATCAAATTCTTTTCCATCTGAACTATTAATAACACGTCGATCTTTCCACGCTGTCCATTGAACACCGTAACAACGACCGATATCATCTTCTCCCTTACGATGTGGGTTATCTAACCACGCTTTCGTTTCATTAGCGTTTTGGTTCCATAGATTACATCCCATATTACGAAAATCAACAGCATTATCGTACCCGCGAAAGAAGCTTAATAACTCTCCTTTAATGCCGTTAAAAAACAACTTACGTGTTGTTAGTAGAGGAAAGAATTCACTAACATCATATTGCAATTGATAACCGAGCAATACGCGGCATAGCTTACCAGTGCGCTCATTAAATTGTTCGATAGGACTATTTAAAGTTGCTCTAATCATATCGTGATAGTTTTGCATGTTACTCATAATGATTTCCTTTTAGTGCATGTGCGCTATGTTTGGTTTATTTAATAGGTCTACAGCGTTAGTAATTGCTTGTTTAATATCGGCTCGTTCAATATCAACATTAAACACTATTGCCCTGTCCATAATGTTTTTTTCATAATGACGATGTTGCGCTATGAGAGCTATGTATTGTTGCTCGCGTTCGCCTGTAACACCCGTGCTTTTAATAGCTTTACAGAACTCACAATCGCAATAATTTTCTGAACTATCAATATTACTAGTTGAATCAGTTTTCATATTACCTCCGTTGAGTTTTTTTCATTTCCGAAACAAGTTCCTCATAGTTTTTTCTTTGAGCTTCTCGTAACTTTGCATCTCTATTTGATTTCCATACCCTATAAAGAACAATGAAGCATGCGGATAATGATCCTAATACTAAAATCAAAATAATAATCAAAAATATACTCACGCTTTATCCTTTTCAAGTTATTTAGAAATCACTACTATTTTATTTTCTCAGACCTGATTACTTTAGCGCATTCATCTGACGTCATGTTGCCTTCAAATTCTTTACCTGTTGCATCGTATCCAGGTGGTCGAAAAACTGTATTCTCACAAAGTCGTGCAGCAAACTCTAGAGTAAGATTAACTATAGCTGCGTTGTTAATACTTAGCTCTCTTGTTTTGCTTATGTAATTACGAAGAAATGTTGCCGGTGATGTCTTATCCGGCATAAGGAATTTATTTTCTAGATTATTTAGCGCTATTCTTGCATCGTTTATTTCTTTATCAGTGAAAGATACTATTGGCAGCACATTTGCGATTGTGACAGGCTCAGGTCCGTATATCGCTTTCATTGTTTCTGGACCATATTTTTCATTCATAATTTTTCCTTAATGAACGGTTTCATCAGGTGAAACTAATCCAGCGATATGAACATTTGTGTCTTTTCCTTTTGTTGCAAGAGCAATGGCATCGAATAACGAACCAAACATTAATTCAAGACGAGCATCTTCATTAGAATCAACAAACAATTGACGTTTCTCCAGTGGCCAAAGAAGACTTGGTTCGCAACATGAGAAGTCTGGGCAACATTCATTTTTAAAATGATTATGTTTTGGTTCACCAGCTAACCACGATTCTTCCTGCGCTTTCAACGAGGCTCTGTACGGGACAGCGTACTCTTCTTTCATAATCCATTCTGACCCATCTTCAGATTGGTAATGTGTTACTTCGATAGGCAAGTCAACCATTGTAGTAATTGTCATTTTTAATTTCCTTAAGGAGTTTGAAAACCTGTGTCAACATGAACAAAGCTTGTCGGCATTCCGCGCAGAGTATGATGCTGAAGACTCGATATTGGTACTTGATGCTCGCTTACAATCTGTGTATTTATTTTCGGAGTGTTAATCTCTTTCCATCTACGTGAAAATTCTTTTTCTATTTTAGATACTTCTTCATTATACCCCGCCATCACTTTCTTACCGTCTGGTGTGCGGCGTTGTTGACGATTTAGTCGATCTATACCGAAATGATTTCGCACTGCTTCCATACTAGCATTACGCCCACATTCCAAGATTAAGTTGTTATATTCCCTATCTTTTTTATCAGATTCAGTTTCGAATACTAAGCGTTGGGATAGCGGGTTGTTTTTAATCTTGCTATTATAGTGTTGATATTCACTTTCGCCACGAGCGCCGTAGTTGTGTTTCAGATTATTTTTTGTCGCTGGTGGGAGACGCATTTGTTGTTGGTTGTTCTCGGTCATGACTAAACCCTATCGGTATACGTTGTAAAATTGGAAGAGATACTATCGGCATTAATGGTTGAACTTGTAGTTCAGATACAATAGTTTTATTACAAGATTCAATTTTCTGAAACCCTATAGATTCTAACCATTCAGAAAATCTGTTACTTCTCTGTTTTAATTCTTCTTTTTGTTCATCAGGTAAAGCAAGCCAAGCTTCGTAATCTTTACGCTCCTCTTCCGCACGTGCTTCAGCTTGTTCTGGTGTTTCCCAGTCTCTTTGATCCATTGTCATAATTATTTCCTTTTTAGAAATAGCAATCTATCGTAGTGGTAGATTGCTATTTCTAATTAAATGTTATTAATTCTTGTTTGTTCAATATCTTTATTAATACTGTCAATAAATGCTGCGCGTATACTTGGATCAGCGCTTGCTGTATTTATTTTATTGAGAACTTGTTGTGCGTCGTCATCAATGGTTTGACTTTGTAATATTTCCCCATGAAAAACAATTTCGTAATTCAACGGGCTAGTTAAATTCATACCCATATCTCTAACTGCTTCGCTGCTTGGAAAACGTTTTGGAAACACATCCTTAACTAACCATGCACTTTGAATTACAGTGTGTGTTGGGTCAGGTTCAAATAAGATAACATCGAACGTGTAATTTAACTTACGAGCTTTGTCGTAATCTATAAGTTGTGCTATAGACATTTTACAAGCCGCAATAGCCCGTTCATTGCAAATTTGCTGATAGTGTCTACCCCATACTTGGAAAAAAGCATCTACTGGTTTTCCATACTTTTCACCAATGAGAATTTTTAATTCTTTTTTATCTGGAATAAACTGATGATTTAAAGTTGTTGTGTATCCGTTATTAATACCGAATATTTTTAATGGATGAAGTTCGAATAACGCACGAGCTGTGGCATTAAAAGTTTTATCTTCTGAACGAATATCGGCAGATTCTACATATTCAGATTCGCCAAAGCGTGGTGGGTTATTTATAAACCGTGTTACAACAGCGCAAACATTACGTTTAAAATGCGCTCGGTTACTAACCCAGGTATCTAATTTATCAATGTTGTCGAAATCTTTAGGATCATTATTAATGTTCATGCTATTCTTTCGCCAATGGATTGTTGGGGACAAATACTTCATCTACCCATTTTTCAATTTGTTTCTCTACATCGCCTATAGATTGCATAGCGTCAATTTCAACCATGCGGTGCGATTTAACTCGTAAGCGCGCTAAATAACCGGCGTGTACCCGTTCTTTAAAAGCAGTTTCTTCCGTATCAAAATGATTAATGTCCGTATTACGAGCAGTTAACCGTTTAATGCTTTCTTCTAAGGTAATATTAAAAAATAGCGTATAATCTGGTTCAAAAATATCACATACTAATTTTTCCAGTGTTGACACAACATCATGTAACCCACGACCATATCCTTGATACGCGCTAGTGCTATCCGTAAAACGGTCAGAAATAACTATTTTACCATCTGCGATGGCTGGTTTTATCAACGTATCTAAATGATCAGATCTAGCCGCAGCAAAAAGTAAAGCTTCTGTTTTAGGACACATCTTTTCACTGAGAAGTAGACCTCTTATTTTTTCAGCTAACGGACTACCACCAGGTTCACGTGTCTGGATAACATCGTATCCTTTTTCTCTAAGGTAATTTACTAAGAACTTTGTCATTGTAGATTTACCAGCGCCATCAATTCCTTCCACGCTGACCATCCGACCCTTCGACATAATTTTTGATTCTTGTTTATGTGTAAAACCGAAAGCACATATACAATCTTCAGCCATTGTCATCAGCGGGAAACAACCGAAGTAAACAACATTACCATATTCAATATCGATTGAATAGAAACTCGGGTCACCATTAATTAAACCAATTGATTTAGATTTTGTATTTGGGTCCATTATCAGTGTTCTGATCCACTTAGATAATAGCGCATTAAAAACATGAAAACGTAATCCATCTACTTTTATATTAATGCGCCTGCAATCAGAAACACTTTCTTCGATACTTAAAAGATAAAATGGCATACTAATCATTTCTATTTGTACAGATAGTAATTCTTGATCTTCGTCTGATTTATCAAAAGCACTAGGGTAACGTTTAATTTTAACTACGTTCATGATTGGATCTTTCAAATTAGTTAACTGCTGCTGCGCTACAGTCTACCACACTAGTGATATATAGCTAAAATAAATTGGAATAGCAAAAAAAAACTACTCCGGGAACATCAGAGTAGTTTATAGTTTAACACACAACGCTATATGCGCTGTATCAGTACCGGTCTAATCTTCCCTGCTTTAAATACAATACGTTTACCTTCAATCACAATTTCCAAATTCTTTGGAAAGAATCCCATCCTATTAAGCTGGTTAAAAATAGAATTGATGGTAAACATATTAGCGCGTCTCAACACATCCGGTCTATCGACAATGAATGGGTATGGTACAATCCCGCCCATCGGGCATTGTACCCACGCAATTCCGTGTCGTTTGCCTTTACCGATATCTTTGCTAATTCCAATACGAACATTCAGTGTAAAGAAATCAAAGAAAATATAAAGAAGACTTTCGATAAAGTTTAATTGCATGGTGATTCTCCTGTTGACTTTAACCGACTTTCTTTATCTTTTCGTCTCGAGTCCAAACTGATGACATTGGTCCCGCTGTTGCTGGGACTTTCACGTTTGGGAGTTCATTTACTTTATCGGCATTGATGACCGGTAGTGAAGTCCTTACGCTGACCGCGTCTGTAGTAAGATCATTAATAACTGGAAGAGTATTTACAATTTCGTTATCCTTTCCATAAGTCACTAACGCGTGCGGGATATAGCCTTGCTCCTTTGCTGCTTCCCATAAAAACACGAATGTGAATAGATCGAGTTTCGGCGGTGTGGTTAAACCGACAAACACAAAACGAATGTTTGTTTCTTTTAGTTCTTGTTTATGATGACTGGCGTTGAGTGTCCCGTGTTCTCCAAAGAAGTTTGCTTCCTTGTGAAAGCGTACTTCCAATTCGTGAAACACTTGCCTACGCTGTACTTTCTTAATTAAGAAAGCCCCGATAAAAGAAGCAATTGCCAGCATGGCAAGAATGCCGTACATTATGTTTGTATTCATTTTTTATTTCTCCTAAGTTATTTTAAAATCACATGTTCAGTTTGATTACTAGATGCTTCAATAGGGGCCATAAAACCACCTATAGAAAGCAAAGCAAACAAACCAAGTAATTTCAACAAATCCAAAATCTTTGTTTTCATTATACTCTCCGTAAATGGACAAGATTGTTTTAATCTCACTTGTAGGATATATGTCTCAAATTTTCTGGGTTACTAAAACATATAGCGATTTGATATTTTTTGAACAATCGGGCATAAAACCAGAGCGATTCAGTAAGCTCTGGTTTTATATTTTTTAATCAAAAACGATACGTCGTTGCGAATACAGTTGTAGTCCATGACGCGTTATTTGCGTTATAGTTTTCCCACTGTAGCCCATGTCCGCGATGTTCCTCTAACGAAAATGTCCATCTGCTATAATCGTACGTTACGCCTAATACAGTGTCCTTTTCACTACCCGTAGTATTGCCGTTTCCAGTACTCTCTGAAATATATGTGTAAATTTCATCTGTCCAATTATAACCTGCTAAAAAATAAAAAGTATTATAACTAGATACATTTTTAAATGGTCCTGTTAAGCCAGCTTCGTAATAGCTATCGTGACGCAATTCCGTTTCAAGAGAATAACCGTTTTTACTATAAGAAATGCCAAAGCTGGTGCTTATGTATTTAACATGTGATTCGTTATCGATTATTTGAATTGCAATAGGATTTAAAACATTTGGGGGTACTGCCCCTCCAGTAAAAACATTCTGGCTATTTGGGTTTTCTAAGGTAACACCACCGCGCCATATACTACGTGCTAAAATAAAACCAAATGAATCAGTTTCATAATTCAATGAGTAATCATAGTTCCCTTTTTCTCCTACTTGTCTATAGTCGTCTGTGCATGGCGGACCATTGATCTCTAACTGTACGTGACAAGCGTCTTCTATATGTGTCAAACCATAATCAAAACGCGTAAGTAGTACACCATTACCCACTTTGCTTTTAACGACTACGTTTATACCGTTGATGGCTGTAAATGTTTCGTTATCGACCATGCGCCTATCGTATAAACCTAAAGGTAACATTGCTACTCCGGCAGTAGCAGGAGAATCAGTGACGTTATTATAAAAGGTAGTTAATCTGATAAATTTTCCTAATTGAATAGTAACATCGTTATCGGCATTCAACTCGAAAGACTTCTCTATTACAGCACGACGTACTACTTGATTATACGGGGCTGATATCTGAGCACGAAATGCATACTCGCCATAACTAACATCCGTGTTAACAGCTAACTCAGATTTATTTGGATAAAAATTTCTATTACTAAACGTCGTTCCGTCAATAAAACCTGAGAAAGTCGTGTTCAGCTCTTGTGCTGTGCATTGTGTCACAAATAATGCACTAATCAGCAATATGCAAAACTTTAACATCGTTTCCTCCAAAATTAATAATAACATTGTCGCTATCTATATACCCAATCGCACTTCTAGTAGAACTCACACGACGAAGCATTTCATCCGTCGTTTTTACATAGCGAACTTCACTTCCCAAACCAGAATTAACCATTTTATTCCATTTCTTATTGTATTCCTCCACTGACATTCCTAATATATCACGTACGAAATGGCGAAATAAATAAGTATCTTCCGTCATCTGAAAGAGAACTACTTTATCGCCATTTGGCCATCTGTTATATCGCATCAGATAAATATTTCTTATATCAGTCGTACTTAGCTTACCTGAATTAACATCCACATTAATAATAACTGATGTGTCGCCGAATGTTAATCCAGTAAAGAAATATAAAAATATCAGAATTAATTTTTTCATCGTCTTTTTGCCTGTTGCTCGCTTCTTGACTGAGTGTCATCAAGCTGTCGCTGAAGATCAATTGTGATGCGTTTCATTGCATCTACCTTATCAGACATATCTCTAATTTTATCTACATCAGGCTTCATTGCTGTGGTTGTTTTTTCAATTAAATTAACCCGATCTACGAATGCATCGAATTTTTCAATCGAATGTTCAAGATAATAACCAATACCACTGCCGACAATAGCCCATATAACGATGGCTGTTTTAATTAAAGTTTTATTACGGGTTTCGCTAGCATGTACTGTTTCATGCACACGCTCATATCGCTGTGCTAGATCATCGTACTTACCGCCAATCGTTTTAATGGCACTATTATTAGATTGACAAATTATTGCTACTGTAGCGTAGAATTGCTGTCTGTCGATCAAATCATCTGATCTTGGGGCTAACACTGGTTCATTCATACAAGCTCCTATTGCTGTACGTCATAATGTTTCCTAAAAGAAAGTTATGGAAAATATAGCGCACGATCATAGTATTTATTTTTTATTTTATTATTACAGCATAAAACCAGAGTAGAATATTCTACTCTGGTAATGGTTAAACTGATGCCTTAAGTGCTAGCAAAGGTGATTCTGTCAGATGATTCAAACTAGAAAATAAATCAAGTCCAGAAGCTTTTAGACATCCTCCAGATAGTTCGTAACAAAACCAGTTTGTATCATCGTTCCAATTACGACTGGGGTCGATAGCTAAGCCTAATACACCGATGTAGTCATACCCTTTCCCTAACTGAGCTTCTAAAAACGCCCTACCAGCTGCTTGATTAGGCACAACGAAATCAACTGTATCAACTATAGTAGAACCAGATAGCGCAACTGATCGAATTGATTTACGCACACCATAACCAGGCAATGCTTCGTATAACACATCCCCAAAATCAATCAACACATGTGACGATATCCCCATAACGAAACGAGAACGTGGTAAAGCATACCGAACAACTAATGACGGAATACTCCAATCAGTTTTAGTAAATACCAAACGGATAATGTTTGAAGGTATTTGCGAGGAATCGGTCATTATATCTCCTATTAATTTAGAACTTAATTTCAATTCCTAACGTTGGCGATACAGCTTTTGACAAACCTTTCAAACCATCAACTTCTGAAGTGTGTGATTGCTCTATCTTTAAGAATAAAGAAATTGGTTCGTTCGCTATTTTGTAAGGTAACTTGTAGCCAATTGTAGCACCTAAACCATATTGTGTTCTTGCGTCAGCGTTAAGCTGTGAAACAATGGGTCCTACCGCACTAGTGTTGCCGGGGCCGTACCAATCGTAATTAATTGATTCCAAATGATACGTTGTTGCAGTTAACTGTATTTCACCCCACCAGTTACCATAATTCTGCCGTACTGCAAGAAAGATATTCGATACAGTCGCCTGCGTTTGCATATGCGACAAAGGCCCACATGGCCCATTACAGTGCGATGCCGAATTAGGATTATAGTTGGCATCGGAGTTAAGAATCATCGCGTCGGCTGTCATTCTACCGACCCAATCAAAACCAACCCCAAACTGTGTGCCGTATGTATTTATATCTGTGTAAAGACCAAACGATACAGACGGCGAAATTAGATGTTCGTTATTAGGAAAACCATTCTGTTTCCAATTTCCATTTGCACTAGGCGTAAACTTTTCTAAACCAAAGTCCACCACTATTTCACTGGCGATAGCGACATCGCAACAACTGAGCATTAAGAAAATAATAAACAAACGTAAATACTTGGTAAATTGTTGAGAATGCATTTTGATATTTCCTTAATTTAAATTTTGCGCTTACCGCATTACTTAATACGTGGTGGCTTATTCTTTTTCATTTAACTACTTTTTTAAATAACAACAATATATTAAAAATAGGAGCACTTAGGTTAATAAGTGCTCCTATTTTCTTTACACTTACTCGTGTGTGAGATAAGTGTAATTTGCTGAGAACGCTTTTCCTTGATCAGCTACATTGAAAATGAATGTCCCCATGTATGGATCTACGCTGACCTCACCTGGCAGAGGGGCAGTTCCATCTACATGAATATTAATGGCTGACACACCATTAATATTTGCCGATACTGCACCTTGAGCATCTGTATCGATAGCCAAGAACAATGGGTTAAAATAACCAGTTGTTGTTCCATTGCCAGCAACAATTGCGTTGTCGGAACCATTAGAAACAATGGTAGCGGCAGGGCAAGTGCGATTAGCGACAGCTGCAGCAGGGTTCCAGACATTAGTTGGCGTACATATCAAATTAAAGCGAGATTGTGCTGGGTTAGGTTGAAAGAATGAATTGGTTATTGGCACACCATTAACGATAAGTTGAATAACACCGCCCACCCTTGAAATCCCAAGTGATGTAACGTTACTAGCTGGCCCTAAATCAGCGCCCCCGTTAATAGGCGGCGTTAAGCCATTGGGTGGGTATATAGCGTGAGCGTGTCCGATACCAGGACTAACCGTTGAGTCAATGGAAAACCCCCAAACAATACCACTTCGGCCATTCTGGTCTAACGAGCCAGCCACGCCAACATATCCGATACCAAATTCAATGTCCTTCATATTTACATTGGTGTTATCCCAGCCATATGTGATTACAAAATCACCAATAACTGTTTTATCTCCAACACTAAATTGCGAGCCGTTCTGATCTAGAAAAACGGTATTGTTATTCGCATCCAAAGTAGTTCTAGATGCTGCGTTTGAACGATTTAAATCAATCCCAACTAATCCCGTTTGCCCAGCTGTTGGGACGGGAATGACAGCAAGATTAACATCGTTTACATTAATGTAGGCCTTCTTGAAATAGATATTATCTTCGATAGTATTTGTCGTGGCGTTGTCTTTCAACAGACCTTCACAGACAGCAAAGTTATAGAACTCCGTCACTACAAAAGAAGTACCTGATGCACCATCGACGAAATTAATACTCAGCCCACTGTCGAGTGATTCAACTGCCGTGTGCGTTAATTTTGATGTGGTAGACCCAGCTACCCAACTACTACCGTTCCATCCATAACTCGTTTTACCCAGATAAGCTAATGATCCAGCGCCAGCAACTGAATTATCAAACGGGTATATGAATAAGGATGAATATATTCCATTTCCCCAACCGCTAACACCCAAACCGTTATAAAGTAGCATAGCAGACATGACGAATAGCACGCCATTACCAAGATTCACACAAACAGCCATGTCAGAACCACCGTATGAAGCGAATTCTACGGAATTCGCAACTTTAAAAGAAGGTGAGATATTAACTGGAATACACATTGATGCTGCGTTGGCGTTGCTTTCAGTGAGAGAAGTATCTATTCCACTCCCATCTGGCTTTACAAGATAGAGCTGCGCTCTTCCCCCAGTAGAATTAGACAAACTATTCGCGACACCAATCTGAAGAATACGGTCATCTCCGGTAGCGGCTGGTACGAAATTTACACTGTTCAATGCTGAAGTAAAGTTGTTACTGGTGCCAAAAACATCATCTCCTTGTGTA